AACTTTTCGTATTGCTGTCTGGAATTGCCAGAATCGCAAATTCGTGGCATGGTCTTCAACGAGATCCGTGTGTAGATATTAATACCGTTTTCCAGTTCATCAATGGGGCATTATTAGTGTATTGTGCCATTTACCTGTTTACCATGTAATCTGAAAGGAAAACAAATGAAACTTGAAATCACCCAAAACACAAATACGGTCGATATTTCCGAGATCAAAGTGGGCGAATGTTTTGAGTATAAGGGAAAATACTTCATGAGGACAGATGCAAAATTGAGAAAATCAGATAAAGAAGTTCACTCGGTACTATGCGATGGAACTGAAACTTTGTTTAGTTCAGTACCTACAATGGTTCGTCGTATTCCTAACGCCAAATGGGTTTGTTAGTGGCATAGATAACCATTTCTTGTTCTACAATTGTCTACCCCCGGTCTTTTTTGACACTAATATGCGTTTTTTCGCTAAAAATGAAGGTCAAAAGACCAAAAAACATCAAAAAAGTCAAACAAATAAGTGTGCCAACATCAAAAAGGAGCAAAAAATGTTCCAAAATGCAAACGATTACATAAAAGTTGGTGCAATTTTCATAAAAATTTGGATAATTTGGGTCTTTATAGCCCTTTTATCCGGTTGTTTATGAACTTTTTCAATATTTTTATATACCCCAAAAACCCTATTTATAGCCCCAAAAAGGCATATCGGGGTGATATCATAACGATATTTGGAAAATATCAGAGTCTTGGCATGTGCTTGAACCGGGTTTTATCTGAAAAGCATTGTCCACCCGGACAGTATTTTTCAGATAGAATCTTGTTTCACTGAAAGCGAGTGAATCATGGATAATGTAGAATAGTGTAGTATCTCTAATATAGATTCTCATTACCCATATCACATTTGGCAATGATCATCATAGTTTCAGAAAGGGATAATTATGAGAAAAGTAATTGAGTTCATTAAAGACGAAAATAATCCTACAGATGATGAATTGCTTTTGCAACTTGCTTTTGGGCTAGGTAGACATTTATCTAATCCGAAAGAAGAACGTCATGGATTTGTCACCCAAGAAGGAATACATAATAACAACATACGCCATCTTATGAAATTGCTAATAGAAAGATGTGGATTACCAGTACCATCTTCTAGGGTGGATGAGTGGATTCATTGGTATCAAAATCTTCCTACAAAAGAAAGATTAACTAACTTGGAAAAGTAATATGAGGAATATATATCTTCTGGTATAGAAAAACCAGAAATACGAGTTAAGTGGCTGTAAACAATGGCCTTATGGGAGAAAAGCGATGAAAAAACGATCACTCGTGTTGGGATTCTCCGAGTATGTTTGGATTGTCGAATTCCGTATTGGCAATGAAGTAGAGTATGCGCAACAGTTCCTTTGTTACGACGAAGCTATCGAGTATATGTCTACCGATACCGCAAGGGATTGGATAGCGCAATTGTCGAAAAACTCTCTTCCTATGATAGGTAACTAAATCAAGCACAGCAAAGGAGTTATAGTATTTTCTATCGTACATCCGGTAGTTACCGGGTTAGCCTGAAGGGGTCGCAACCCTACCCAGTGGAGCGGAACCACAATTGCCGGATGTGCGATTGAGAATATTATTAGGAGATGTAATTATGGCCATTTTCGTGGTTTGCGACAATCATAAGATAGCCCAATTCCCACAACATACGGTAGATCCGTCGTGGAAACATCCAATTTGCACCACATTCGAGGAAGCGCAGAAGTATTGCGATGAATGGTTGGGTTATCAATTTCGCAGGGCAACACCAAAATCTACTAATGTTTCAGTTTGTTACGATGGATTCGGAAGTTACATAGAAATCGTCAAGATTGGGGAATAAAAATGCAAAATCCGCCAATTGTCAATTCAGTTTTCTTTGATTCCAAGTCTAATCCAGCAAGTCAAACAACAAGCGCCAAATTGGCACTTTAATTGTGGAAAAGTGTGGTAAAAGTGTGGAGAAATAAAATATGTCACAGAAAATTCTTGAGGCTCAACAGGCATTTATGTATGCTGGCTACCAATGGCAAGAATCCATATTTAACGATAACTGTGAAGATAATTGCTATATTGTGTTTTCAAAGAACACAAGTCCAGTATATTTTGAACGCCATCCAGAAGGTGATTTCGCGTTTGGAAGATTTTCAAGAGAAAAGGCGTGGTCAATGGCATTGGATTGGCTTGAAACAATTAAGTCACTAAATCGTACCACATCATTGTAAGTAAGATAATTCGGAGAAAATAATGGCAATCATTTCTGCAAGGGTCGTAAAACGTGGTAGTCGGGTCGCTGATACCAATCAGTATGAAGCAGAATTCAATGGAGAAATTCCGACCTACGACGAAGTAGCAATGGCCCAGATGAATATGCTCCACTTCCACCCTGCCGGGTACGGGATGCCGTTTGATATCAATGTATCCGAAAACAAGGTCTCTTGGAAGTCTTTCGCAAATTGCGATTGATTTTGCACTGCATTTGATGGAAGGATCAGATATGAAAATCGAACTTTTAGAAGGAAATCATTTAATCGTAGATTTGGAAGTCGGCCAAGTCGTTCTGGTCAATAATGAGGTTGTTCGGGTAGATAAAATCGTAAATGACTATTCATTTGTTGGCCAATCCTTAGAAGGAAATGGCATGGGTCGGTTCATTTCCGAAACCCCGTTCGTTCGGAAAGTGATGGTACTTGAATAGAAAGGGATTATATGTGCAAGTCTTGTAACGAGCCTGTCATAGGAAAATAATATGTACAAGTGTCCATCGTGCAAAGACACAGGGTTTGTGGAATTATTCACTTCATCAAAACCCTGTCTCGATTGCAAGTTACTAAAACCCGACGAGCAAAACGATGAAAATCTGTATTGTTCCTGTTGCAATTGTGGGGTTAACTCGATTGTAAGGCGTGGAACTTGGGGTTACAGTGATCTAAAAGAAAATGGAGAGTGTTGGGGAAAATGTGAATATTGCGGAAAAGAGGGTATTAGGTTCGTGCTGTTACCGTCAATTCCGGTATGAATAAACAAAAATGCATATGTTTCCTTTGAATTATTAAATGGAGAATGAAATGATTATAGCTACAATCTGTTCATGTTTATCTTTGATTATCAATATTATTATTGGAATGGCTGTGGCATGTTCAAATATGGAAGAAGAAAACAGAGTGATGGCGTGTGGTTTCATTGTAATAAACTGCATTTTGTGCTTGATACCAGCGTTTATTTGTTGGTCAAAATATTATCTTGAAGAATAGACGTTTGATATCGTCATAAACGATTAATCAGGAGACTAATGTGCTAACACCAACTTCGGTAAAATTCAGAGATGCACAAATTCTTTCGGAAAAACACAGAGATGTGATTGTTTACGATCCGTCTTCTGGTGATGTTTGTGTGTTCGAAGATAACATTTGGCCTTTTAATGGCACATATAAAAAGAAGGTAGATGTCATTTCTGAAATTGGAACAGGTTTCATGGATGATAATTATACGTTCATATGGATAATGGCTATTTAGGAGAAACAAATGTGTTACAATCATTCTGAACATTACGAGCCATCAGAACCAACTTCTTATTGGTGCGATAAGTGTGACACCAGAATCGTCGATAGTTACGATAACACAACGGGTCTCTTTTATGTCCAGTACGGTCACTCTTACAATAAAGAAACATGTAAATTTGATGGAGAATATATTGGCGTTATGTATGCTTTGTGCCACGAGTGTATTACGGGTCTTTAGGAGAATCTATCAATGTCAGCAGAATGCACTGGAGCATTGAATCTGGACCGTATTTCTGGTTCAAATATTCCTGTGGATATTTGGTTGAAACATGATGATCAAACGGGGTTATGGGTTCTTAGTGCTGATAATTATATGCCACGTAGGGGTTGTCTTGGAGGTCCGGATAGTTACGAATTTTTCTCCGAATCAAGAGATGAATTGGTTGAAATCTTGAAAAATAAGATTTTACCAATCTATATTAATGCCCTTGCAAAAATCAACGCAATAATCAAGGATGAGGAAGAGTGCCTGTATTACTGGGACTAGGAATTGTAACTGGACCGTGCTTGACTACCAAATCTAAGATTTCTTGTCTTACTCCTAAGAACCGAAGCAAGAAGGACCGTGCATCCTTCAATAAGGCTATAGACTGTATTGATTGTAGAATTGGTCAAAGTATTGGAACGGTCTTGGGTGTGAGACAATTAACCTTTACAAAGGAGTATTGAATGTGTAAAGAGTACATTGATTTGGAAAATCGCGCGAAAGAAGAATACGCCAATGCTTGGTGGTCTATGTCGGAAAAAGATCGGATTTGTGTTGTGTTAGATGAGATTTCTAATCATACTAGTAATCCAAATGGCCCAAAACCAAGTTTGACAACACAGGAATGGTCTTTGGTACACGACCTACTTTCTTTGCGTCTTGCTGAAATATAAGGAGTTACAAGTATGTGTCAATGTAATTGTGGGGTTAAATGGGTCTATCATGTAGATCCTGTTTTTACAACTTTGGGTAGCAAAATCCCACATTTGTGGCAAGTCCATAAACAAGATCTAAAAGATACAAAATGGACATTCGTAGCTGTACTTCTTATAGTTGGGCCAAAATCGTGTCCAATTCATGTTCTTACCGGAAGTCTTACTCCAGAAGAACTTACTATTGTCGAAGATAGGCTAACTTGAAAGGAAAATATTGTGATAGAGACGCTTTACGAACTAAACGTTGGAAATTCTACTCTTTTTGAGACTGACTACATTTCACCATTCACATGCAAGAAGTACGAAGATTCATGGAAAAATGTGTTTGTGCAAATGGTAAAGACACCATTTTGGTTTAATTTTGCGATTGACTGGTTCCGTACAGAAATTTATGTAGGCGCATTTCTTTTCGGAGTCAGGTTTGAGGTATATCCCGGAAATATTTTTAATTGGTTGAAATCAAAAGTTTTGAGAAAGGTATGAAATGACTTACAAAGAACTTATCTATTTTTTGCTAAATAGAACAACCGAGGACCAGATTGGCCAAGATGTAACTGTCAGAACAAATGACGGAGAATGTTACCCCGTCACAAATCTTGTTCTTGCAGACGAATCCCAAGATCAATTGGATATTGGTCATATAGTTTTGGAAATTCCTATTGATCTATCATAATAGGTTTTGCGGAGTGGTGGAGTAATTGGATAACTCAGCGGCCTTTCAAGCCGCAGATTGCGGGTTCGAGTCCCGTCCACTCTATTATTTATGAAAGGAATGAAATGAAGAGATTTATTCTTGAAATACGGGATGAATTGCGCGAACCATTAGTAGATTATTTCAATGGTTCATCTATGGTCAAGATGGAACAAAAGTGGGGAAGGGATTTGGCCATTGAAGCAACTGCAATGGGTAGAAAATTCGTCAGAGAAATAGAGAGCGGTACACAAAATTGTTGCATTCAACAATGTACCTGTATGTCGTAACGCAGATTGATTGGTCCATTTTGAAAGGAGAACGAAGTCGTGATCATGAATACAAGCGCTGGAACGTCGGTTTTGTCGCAGATTGAGACTTCTTCATTCAAGTTTTTCCTAACTGGTAGTCAGTTTTTCGGAAATACAACAAAAGAATCAGACTATGATTTCTTTGTTCGAGAAGATGACTCACTCTATGATTGGTTAGAGGGTCTTGGTTTCGAGATGCAAGGTAATGATTACGGCCCAGATTGGCGTGAGATGGGTTTTGCAAAACGATGTTCATTGTTGCCGCCAGATCATGCTTGTGATCCTACAATCAAGGAAGTTTGGCTTCACGGAGGCAATCCGAACATCCATATTCAAGTAATTCACAGAGATATGCTTGAGGTTAAGAAGATTGCGCAAGATATTATCAATAGTTGCAATCTGCTTTCTAGGCTCGCGCCACGCGAGACTCTTGAATGGAAAGGTATTAAAGACGGATTCGCACAAAACCCCAATTACAAAGCTTTGTCTAAAGCAGTTTGGGTTTCAGTAATTCAGTCCATCATATGGATGAAGAGGAACCACGTCGGAGTTCGAATCTAAGGAGATAAAATATGGAATTTCAGGTAAAACACTTGGATACCGGAGATAAATTCGATATTCTTGGAACAACAGGTTTTTGGTGGATAAAAGGTGAAAAAACAGTCGTGTGCATGACTAAATCAGAAGTTGAAGTGTGTCATGAATGCGTAAACGGTAATGGTGGGGTGGTCTACATTTGTGAGGATCAAATAATAGATTCTTTCCAACGTAAACCAGAGTCTGACATTACCCGGCCCAAATTTTGTGAATGCGGTTGTAGCAAGTGCTATTGATAGGATAATTTCTAAATGGCAACTATTTGCGACCGATGTTTAAGATCGGGGATGCTTGACGTTGTATTGAAGGATTTGGCTGGCAAACAACCAGACGGATGCGGAGTTAACCATATCGTCGGTTGCCCTAATTGTTACGATGGTGTAAGGAGTAACAAATTTGGGAGAGTCTATGGTGGAGTAGTGTTTTGAAAGAGCGTCCGTTCGGATCGTTGACTCCACAAGCCAGGAAGTTAAGGGGATTAATTCATGCTAAGATGTAAATATTGTAAAGATACAGGTATGGTGGATTTATTGACAGGATCTAGGCCGTGTTTAGATTGTCCACCGCCAGAACCTATTATGGAAATCAATCCAATGGCTTTTAAATATGGATGGTTTTCGCATGAAGCCAAAGAAAGATTCGGGAGCATCCGTTATATATCTTTTGATAATCCGGCAGAATCCATAGAAGTTACAGCCGTAATTGATGCAAGATTCGGAAATGATAAAGAATATCCTACATACGGTTGGAGGGATAAAATCTTTGTCGGTAGGGTGACAAATTATATCTATGGAACAAGGACCGAACCAAACATTCTACATAAAGAAAGGAAATGTTGAAGTATGATGAACATTAAATCAAAACCAGGAACAGAAGTAAAGTTCGTGGGTGTAGGCGGTTATGATTCCGACGTACCCAATGCTCTGAAAGCCGGTTTGATTGTGGGACGCACCTATTCGGTCAAGTACGTAGAAATTAATGACTGGTCTAGTTATGTAGAACTTGAAGGAATTGAAGGCAAATTCAACACTGTTATGTTCGCTTAAAGCGAACTGTTCTATCAAAAGGTGTGGTTACGCCTATCAAGCGTAACCGGGTGTGCATAGCATGGTATAGCCACGCTTCCGATAAATCCCATGAAGGGTCACGTTCGAATCGTGATATAGAACATCGGAGAATAAAATGTTACAAGAAAGAGGGATTTACTACTCAAGATCGGAAGATGAACGTCTATATTTTTGCAAGTTCGCTTATAGATCATTTTATAATGGCAAAGAGGTCAAAGGGAGAACGGAAATTTGGTGCAAAAACTTAGGCGAATTTCTTTCGCTATTGTTTTATTGGTCTGGAGAAAAATGGATTTATAAGCCCTGTGTAGACAAATACGGATACATAGAGGGTTCTTTCTAGACTTTTTAGGCGCAGTGGCGGAATTGGCAGACGCGCCAGATTCAAGATCTGGTTTCAGAAATGAAGTGTGGGTTCAAATCCCTCCTGCGCTATTAATTTACATAAGGAGTTGATATGCTAAAAACAACATTGATTTTCTATCGTGGAAAATTTCAAAATTTAAACTTCGCTCAGTGTTCCGTATGTTTAAATACAATTGTTGAAAGATCTGATAAATTAAATGATCCAGAAAAAGATCTACCGAGTCAATGCCCAGATTGTTACGGAGATATAGCTTGGTGGTTGTGTAAGGTAGCAAAAAATGCAACGGTAATACCGAGAATTGTATAATTGACATTTACATAAATGTTTGGGAAATTCAAATGAATAACAATACGAAAATTTGTAAACTATACAAAGTTTTCAGATCAATCTCGCCGTATGAACTTACTCCAGATCAAATGGAAAGGTATATACGAAACAATTGGTCCGATGTGCAAAAGGCTTTATTCAAACGTGGTAAAATTTTTAATAGTCCAGACGATCTGTTCTCTTGGGTCGAAGAAATATGAAATTAAAGACCAATCTAGTTTGGTATTAAATATTTGCCAGACACAATAGATTAGGAGAAAAATAATGTCTTATTACGAATGCGATAGTGGTTGCGGGAGATATAAACCTCACCCAATGCTCAAATCTTGTCCGTCATGCACGGCTTTTAATGAATTGCCTGCACAATTAAAAAGAAAAAGGATTACTGACAAGATTAAAAAATGGATAAAATACGGATATTGGGGTGGAAGCGAACCCAAATTGACTCAATGCGAATACGAGTGGATTATTAAAGAATTGGAATAGTTATGTCTAACAATATAACTTTAATAGGAGATGTTCACGGTAAAACCAAAGAATATCTTGATATAGTTAGTAAACACGAGTATTCCGTCCAAGTTGGTGATATGGGATTTGATTATGAACACTGCAAAGGTTTAAATCCTAATAATCATGTTTTCATTGGCGGAAATCATGATAACTTCGATGTAATTGATTCTTGCCCAAATTATTTGGGTAGATTCGGTAATACTTCATTGAACAGTATTCCCTTCTTCTTTGTTAGTGGTGCTTTTAGTATTGATAAAATCTATAGAGTAGAAGGTAAAAGTTGGTGGCGCAAAGAAGAACTAACAAATGAAGAATGCAGCGAATGCATGGAATTATATTATCAAACAATGCCGAGAGTTGTTGTGTCACACGATTGTCCATCAGTAGCATCACAAAAACTTTTTAACATATCGGATAGAACAATGACTCGCCAACTAATGGGCCAGATGTGGGCAAGATGGCGTCCGGAGGTTTGGATTTTTGGACATTGGCACCAATCTAAAAATACGTACATAGGAAGTACACTTTTTGTTTGTTTATCAGAATTGGAAACGTTTGTACTAGAGTAAAATTTAAGGAGAATAAGATGGAATTGAATATTACTAGAGAAAATAAAAACACAACTCGACCATTATCACAAGTAACTTTTGGTTCGTGCGTTTTTATTGACAATGAATATTACATCTTATCAAATCATGATCATATCGCTTTGTTGGTAAACTTACGAAATGGTTTTGAGAAAACTCTTCCTTTTAATACAAAGGTTCATGTCGTGGAAGATGCGAGAATTGGTGGTGTTCTGAAAATTTAAAGTAACGGGCGTGTAATTCAATGGTAGAAGAGCAGCCTTTTAAGCTGAAAGTTGGGGGTTCGAGTCCCTCCACGCCCATTTGTAATTTGAAAAGGAGTGTCAGAATGTCTTCTTATTTTGATAATGCTTTTCGTAAAACTGACGAAACAATTGATTTTTTATGTAAAAAACTTACCGATGGAAGTTTTGGTAAGATAGATTTTATTACTGGAATAGGAATGTCGGGTACTTTACTTCTTCTCTCAGTAAGTAGACAAATTAAAATTCCATTCGTAGCATTAAGAAAAGAAGGCGAGTCATCCCATTCCAAATCAGATGTCTTTTCTTTTGATCCTCTTGTGAGAAATAAATATGTAATAATTGACGACTTCATTGAAACGGGTAATACCATTAATGGAATTTTAGAAAAAATGAGGTATATGCAATGTATGGGAATTTTGCTTTATCAATCGTCAGAAAGTCTCCATCAAAAAGCGGTTGAATTATTTCCTGAGTTGAGAATATGCAGTTCGTATGATTTCAAAAAAACATTTTTTGCAGAAGGAGTAAAAAATGAAGATAACTCGCGGTAAAGAAAAAAGAAAAAGTATTCCATTCAAAGACCTTGAGAATGGAAGATTTTATGTATTATCAGAAGATAATAAAGAAAACAATATTTATCTTAAAGTCAACCAAGATAGTTATGTTTGGATAGGTAACAATACGTTTGATGGTAATGGACGTGTTGAATCAGCTTGTATATTTTCTCATGACAACGTATTTGAGGTAGAATTGTCAATTTCTTTTACGATAAAGGAGGGAGTATGAAACTCGTCAGCGCAATTTTGGCAAGTGGGTTTGTTCTATGCATTATTTTTGGTGTGTGTGCTTTAATCGGTGCCTTGCTTTGGCCATATACTATCAATAGTTGGTTGGTATTTGCTCATCGTGAGCCAGTTGTTGTGTGGTGGCAAGGTGCTCTTTTAGGATTCTGTCCAGTTATTGGTCAATTAACAATTCCAGCAGCAATTGCTACTTGGATTCTTATGTTGATTCTTGGAGGTTGAAAGGAATATTATGAGGATTTGTAGAAAAACTACCAAAAAAGTAGAAGTTCGGATGCTTCAAGTTGGTGACTGTTTTTTGTATGATGATGAGCTATACATTAAAATAGATGGAAGGTTTAGTGATAATTATGCTGTGTGCGCGATTTATCTAAAAAACGGCCATAAGAATGGCTTTTCTAATGCTATTGAAGTAGAACCTGTTACAGTAGTTGCAACAATTGAAAATTAGGTAGCATCGACAAGGCTACTAACCCAAGCCCTCTTGGGTGATAGAGGGCGCGGTGGGCCGGTAGCTCAGCCCGGCAGAGCGGCATCCTTATAAGTTGCGTCAGTCGCGGGTTCAAATCCCGCCCGGCCCATTGAAAGGAGAATAAAATGTTTAATTATGGGATAGCTTTTGTTATTGGCTTTTTGTTTTTTGCATTAGCTGGCATTTTTATAGAAAAAAAATTATTCTTACCAGTACCAGTTTCTGAATCATGCCTTAAAGAAGCTAAGTGGTTTGGCTATATTTATTGGGGATGTATTTTTATGTTGTTGAATTGGATTTCATCACTATGAATCCATACACAGATAAATGTGAAAAACACTGGCGACGTAGGCTTGAATTTGTGGGTATGATTTGGGAATCCAAAAAAGAAGAAGAGGGATTAGTTAGTGGATACATTCGTATTCCGGGCTGCTCATGTAGCGCCGGATATGGGGAATCTGTTGGTGATGCAATAAGGAATGCGTCAGTTGGAATGAATACCGATTGGTTTTCTGTAGATAAGAAGATAACGGACAAGGAATGGGGGTATATAGCACATGAATAAGATTGTAATTATCACAAACGACAATGAAGCTAGAATCATTGCAAACGATGATGTTCAAGTTCTTTTAGTATGTTCTGACGATGATGATTTTAGATCAAAACCCCTTGTGAAAGTTTCACCAACAGAAGTCAATGAATATTTTGGAGACTAAAATGGAACTTACACTTTGTAATGACGGTTTTATTCGAGATAGAGATGGCGGTTTAAAAGTAGGGCAACTTTGTAAAACTAAGGATGGTTTTTATTTCAAAGCAATAGATGATGGATTTCCTTTTTTTGATCATGAGATTGATTATTTTTGGAGTCAATTCGACAATAATCGTGAAGCTTTTGAAGAAAAAGAAAAACCAAGAATAGATCGTGACCCATTACAAATTATAGAGGATATAGAAATGGGTTATGAAATATCCTATGAGGATAGGAGAACGATGGAACAAGAATACGGCCCAGATTGGACTAAAATGTTTTAGGAACACCGAAATGAAAAAGGGTACTAAAATAATTATATTTGCAATTTTGATAACGATTGCGATGTGGTAGGAAATTATATGAAACTACTTGTGTCTTCAAGGGTTGAGGTATCTGATTTAGTTAATTTACTTTCTAATTCTAATCCATTAGTTATTTCAATAACTGATCCTAAGTCAGATATTGTAAAATTTAATTTACGGGAATCAAATATTTTAAGACTTCAATTTCATGATCTTGAAAAGGATTATCCGGGAAATGAACCGGCAATAATCCTCTTTAAAAAAGAAACAGCAAAACAAATTAAGGATTTTCTATTTGATTCTTTATGTTTGGGAGGATCATCTATTGCAGCGATAAGACAAACCGTTAGACAAACTATACTGGTAGTTCATTGTGAAGCCGGTATTTCTAGAAGTGCAGGAGTAGCAGCAGCGATTTCTATGCATTTCAATAAGGATTGTTCTGAATTTTTTGAAAACGGCAAATATATACCGAATCGTTTAGTCTACAAAACTTTACTAGACGAATTAAATGGCCAAGACAATAATGTTCCAGTTGTTAAACTGCGTATTTGTGACGATTACTTTGGTAAGTTTCCGGAGGATTAATAAATGATCCCAAGTAAAGAAACTAAACTATGGCATATTGACGCTGCAATAGAAGTCAAAAAATTATATGCACAATACTGGATGGCACAGGCAACAACTGGTGTTTGTAAGAATCGTATTGTTTGTAGAACACGACCAAATGGTGAATCTTATAGAGTATCCGATGATGAGTTGGTTAAAGATACGCTAGATATAGCACTTAATCAGATTCAAGGAATAAATGAACTTATTGATGAACGTTTAAATTTAATGAATGGAGAATGAATATGTTAGGAAGATCCGTATTTTCGATGGTATTTGGTCTTGTTTGTGGTATTGCAAATTTTTTTATTAATGGCTTTGTGTCACAAAATTGTATAATTGGTTTATCCCGGATATAACCGGGTTAAATGATATTTCATTTTGGTATTCGTGTGGCATATGTCAAATTATAGCTCTATGTGTCGGACAATATAGGAATACAGATAATAGTCATACTAAAAAAATAATGGATGCAATAGAAAACGGTGGTAAAGAATTTATTGAACAAATTTTGATGGTTTTTTCAAGATCTTTATTGGGTCCATTGGTTGTATTATTTTTCGGATGGTGGATTCATTGTTATTGTAATTGATGAATTAATTGGAGATAAAAAGGATTCTGAAATGCAAAAAATTGATAAGATGGAAGCGCTCAGGATAATGTGCAGAACCACTAATAAGTGGGGTATGTATATTGGGATTGGTGACTGGTTGGATACTCCGAATTTTCTTGATGAGTTAGTTAAGGCAGCACCATATCTTGACAATATTGAGGATTATCAAATCATTTCTGATGAAATGTGTTATCTCCTCTTTGATACAGAAGAAGAAATGGATAGAATATTCGAGATGACAGTTGGTGATGATGGACCAACTAGATTAAATAAGTATAATGGTCAAGTTCGCGTGTATGCTATCACCTGTGATAATAATGGTGAATTAATGAACACAAATACATAAGGAAATTATATGACAATACAGCAATTTTTTGTATTGGGTTTTTTGATTGGTGCCGCCTTTGTTTTATTTAGGGATTTTTGTTGTTGTATATTCTGTATAAAAACACAAGTTTTTGTAATAAAAAATTATCTATGCTGTGGCGTTCTATTTGGAGGCATAGGTGTAATTCTTGGATTTTTATGGAGATTGCAAATATAATGAAAATACGAATCAGTTTTAAAACACCCGATGCTGTTGATTATGCCATAGAACATCTCGATGAAAATGTACGTAATGAAATCAAAGAAGATTTAGCTACTTGGATTAAATATGGCGAATCTATTAAAATAGAATTCGATACAGACGAAAAAACAGCCACGGTTTTACCAGCGAGTTAAATATGAACGATATAATTAAAATTCATAATATAGTAGATGAATGCGAAGTTTCTTATCCTTATAAATCGCTCATCTTTCCGGGCGGTGAACCCCACGTTCAGGTAGATCCACAATATATAGAAGGAAAGAATATATGGGTAGACGCAAGAATCTGTAGCGCCGATGGATTTATGACACTTTTATGTCTGCTTGACGCCATAAGTGAGTGTGGGCCGGAGAGGTTGGGATTATTTCTTCCTTACTTTCCTGGCGCTCGTCAAGATAGATACGAAAATGGAAGTGCGTTCTCCCTACAAATTTACGGTCGAGCATTAAGGCGTTATAGTCTGCATTCTATTTTGGTTCTTGATCCTCATTCAGAAATGTTAAAGGCCATTGTAGATGTTGATGCCTTAGAATCGCATACAGTAGCTTTACCACTAGATTCAAAATATAGGGGAATTATAGCTCCGGATAATGGCGCTTTGAGTAGATGTGCAAAATTTGCCACAGCAGCAAAAATAGATTTGATATTTACGGCTAGAAAGGTAAGAAATCCAGAAACAGGAAAATTAAGTAACTTCTACATAAATATGGAAAATCGTAATGGCCGATATCTTATTGTGGATGATATCTGTGACGGCGGTGGAACCTTCATTGGTCTAGCCGATGAAATTAAACGCCAAAGTCCAAATTGTATTCTAGACTTATGGGTTTCTCATGGAATATTTTCTAAAGGGTTTTATGAATTAGATAAAAGATTCGGAAAGATAATTACAACAGATTCTTTTCCAAGAGAACAACAACCGGGAGAATGGGTATACCATTCTTACACAGACAGAAAATATTCTGGTTATGGTCCTATCCAAGATATACTAATAGAATATAGAACGCTTTGGTATCATGCGGCTCACTTTATGAAGGAAAGGCTTTCTTATGCACAAATCTGATTTTAATAAATGGTTTGAATTGTTTAAAAAACTAAGTGATGAAAGAGAAAGAGATAAGAAAGAAAACATTAGAATTATGTCAGAGTTTGAACCAGATAATATTCTGGAAATTCCGGAACATTCATTAAATAATGTAAAGCTTGGATTTTGGAGTTCACCCAACGGTGTTATAATGATAGAAGCAAATGCCAAAGGCGAATTTGATCCAAGAAAAGCCAAATTCTTTTCAAAAGAAATTATAAACTCTCTAGTAGCAGCAAGTGAAAAACAACCTAACGCAATACTTCTTCCATTGGAGATAGAATAATGAATATGAATCCAATGCTAATGATTGACGGCTATAAATTGGATCATCGTCGTCAATATCCAGTAGGAACACAAAGGGTCTATTCTAATTGGACTCCACGTTCATGCAGGATAGAAGGAGAAACACATTCAACAATGTTCGGTCTTCAATATTTTCTTAAGAGATTCATGGGCGATTTAATGCAAGAATATTTCTTTTGCGTTAATCGCGCCAAAATTGAGAAACAATATCAATCAAGAATTGATGGTTATCTTGGACACAATGCAATTGGCGTTAAGCATATTGCAGCGCTTCATGAACTTGGGTATGTTCCTCTTAAATTCTGTGCAATTCCAGAAGGTACTAGGACTCCACTGCGTGTACCCCAAATCGTGGTCGAGAATACAATAGATGACTTTTTTTGGTTGCCAAATTATTTTGAAACTCTCATGTCTTCAACGATTTGGAAACCAACAACTTCTGCTAATCTTGCTTTCCGATTCCGTAAAATGCTCAACAAATGGGCAGAAATAACTGGTGGAAATAAAGACTTTGTGCAATGGCAAGGTCATGACTTCTCTTTCCGTGGAATGAGTGGTGTTGAAGATGCAATGGTATCTGGGGCGGGTCACTTGCTTTCATTTACAGGAACAGATACAATTCCTGCTATTGAATTCATTGAAGAATATTATAGCGGAAATAACGGACTTATCGGTGGGTCAGTAGCAGCTACAGAACATTCAGTTATGTGCGCCAACGGTGAAGATGGCGAAATGCAAACATTTGACCATTTGCTAGATTTGTATCCAAATGGTATCGTTTCTATAGTTTCGGATACATGGAATCTATGGCGTGTGATTACACATATCTTGCCAGCGCGTAAAGAACGAATTATGGCGAGACAAGGAAAGTTGGTTGTGCGGCCCGATTCTGGTGATCCAGTGCTTATCCTTTGCGGTGATAATAATGCTTCTGAAGAGATTGTAAAGAGGGGTGTTATTAGGGGTTTGCACGATGTATTTGGTGGCGAGAAAAATGCTAATGGGTTTATTGAACTCGATCCACACATTGGAGCCATCTATGGGGATGCAATTAATATCGAAAGAGGAGAACAAATTTCACGAAAACTTCATAGTTTCGGATTTGCATCAACAAATTGTGTGTATGGCATTGGAAGTTATAGTTACCAGCTAACAACAAGAGATGTTTACGGTCTAGCAATGAAAGCAACTTGGGCGCAAGTTAATGGTGTCGGTAGAGATCTATTCAAAAAGCCTATTACAGATAGTGGCATGAAGATTTCTGCCAAAGGTAGACTTTCTGTAGTGAAAGAGAATGGTAGGTATTTCTGCATAAACCAAGCAACTCCAGAAATAGAGGCTCAATCGGTACTTACTCCGGTTTGGGTTGATGGTAAATTTATTAGGACACAATCGTTCAAGAATGTAAGAGAAACTTTATGGAATCCGGAGAATCTATAATGTCAATAACTTGGATGGATGTCTACAGAAAAGGTTACACGTCGAATATGTCGTGTCCAAACTGCGGAGCAATGTGGAATCAAAATGCAACACATTGCCTAGACGAATTGTGTTTATCATATTATGATCTTTGTATGTTACGTGCAACGTGTAATAATTGTAATACAAAGTCAGACTGTTATCTCTGGATAGGTTCAGATGAAACAGAAGCTAAAATAATGGCTATGTTTCATGAAAAATCTGTAAAGAAAACTGATTCGGTTTCTGTAGATCAAAAATTGAAAGAGCAACTTAATGAAAATTTACGAAAGGTCTTTGGATAATGGTATATTGTTATGTGACGGATTTTATCCGTATAAAAGACGTTAAAGATTACATAGATAGAGATTTATTGGAATTTATATTTGGTAAAAAAATAGAAGTATCTATGCTAGAATATACCAAAAAAATAATTGAATTCTACAAAAATTCTTACTAAGAAGTAGGCTAAAGCCACACGAAGTGCTGTGTAAGTTTCCTTGTGCGGAATTCGAATGGGAGTATATTTAAATGATAAGAAATTCATGGTTAAAGAGTTTATGGTCAACTGTAGATGATCAATGCGAATCTATTCAGCACAATTTACTGTGTCTATTTGACGGTATGGATCAAGAAGTTTCAGACAAAATGTGTCAAATAATAGTTGATGGATTCAAAGCTATTAAAGATCATAAAGAAACAATTTAATAGTTGGCGAAAACCACGCGAAGCGCCCGTAGTCTAATTGGATAAGGCATCAGATTTCTAATCTGACGGGAAACCATTGGGGGTTCGAGTCCCTCCGGGCGTATTGAAAGGAAATATATGAAATTATGGACTGTGTATGGTGATGAGTGGTCATCTCCTTCTGCTCCGAGTTATGAAGAATTGATAGGAATCTTCTTTACAGAAGAAGAAGCAATAAAGTTTTCTGAAGAAAAAGAAAATAAATTCAAAGAAACTCATATTGAGTCATATAACCATTATGATTGTCGTATTGATCCTTGGGAGGTGGATATTCCAAAGTCAATCGAAATCGCTATCCAAGCGATGGAATCTGCTTGGTTTGAATTAAAACCAGGAAAATCCAAAATTGGTGATCAATTTATTAGGCAAGATGATATGCGTGAGGTAATTGATAATTTGAAGAAGCTGTGTGAAATATGAAACACATGTACGATGGAAAAGAAATTTTAGAAATAACTCAATTTGATTCTAAAGACGAATACCAACCATACCAATTTATGTTGGAGGGTGGGGAATTAGTTTGGATTCCAGTAGACAGTAAAGATTATCCTATTGAACTTATTGAGAGAAAAATACAATGATTTCGAATAATGCGTTTAAGACTATGCAAGAAGTAGAAAAATGGTTGTGGGATCATGTCGATGGAACTAGTATGTCTGGTCATTTTGATATAGTACCGCAAAAACTTGCAAAAGATTTTTCAGAAGCAGTAAAAGAAGCTGGGGTGGTTCCAGATGAACCAAGGGAGACTCCGTGGAGAGAGTGGAGTGATCGTGAAGAAGAAAAAGCGTAATCGCAATTTGTTGGGTCGTGACCCCGCTATGGGTCGTGTAACATTTAAGTCCGGTGTGATCCTTACCCCCAAGGATAAAAACAAAAATAGAAAGTCCAAGATTCATAAAAAGAATCTTAGACTGGAGAAAGAGAATGAATAATAAAATGCAAACGATAAAACCTAAATACAAAATTGGACAAGAAGTTTATAAGATAAATTGGTGTAATCCTACAACTTGGAAAACTTGCGAAGCATGTAATGGCGCTACGTTTGTTCATATAAAGGAAAATGGTAAGCAAATTTCTTGTCCAGATTGTCGTGGGGTCGGTAAACATTCAATATATCTAGGTACTCGATGGGCGATCGGCAGTAAACTTACCATAGGAAAAATCCAAATAGAACAATTTGATACAGAATATAACGATCATGAAGATAGAATAACATATATGTGTCGTGAAACGGGTGTAGGAACAGGATCTGTTTATGAGGAAAAAGATCTTTTTACTTCGTTAAAAGCAGCAGAATCAGAAGTAAATAAACGTAATAAAAATCTTAAAAATGAGAAATAAATATGGAACAATTATTTTGTTGTATGTGCAATAAACAAGTAGATAAAAATTGTTTGCAAGAATTTGTACCATCAATAATCAAAGAAATAACAGACGAATTAAATATTGAGATACAAGAAGTATATTTGATGGATTATTATAAAAGATGTCTGTGTAATGAATGTTTAAAAATTCTTGGGATAACTAAGAATGAAGGAAAACCATGTTTAATGTGTAGATTCCCAAGACTTTCAGATTCTTATGTGTGTAAATTCTGTGAAGAATTTATAGCAAAAAATGGAAGAATCAATGTCGGCTAAATTATTAATGGCATTAATTGTATTTATGATATTTTTAGCATCCATACTTAGTTATATTTCTGGTTGTTTTGCAATTTCTTGGTTTTTAAAATTATTGGTGCTAAATGACAGTATTTGAATGTGAAAAATGTAATAGTAAAATAAAAGTTGATACTCCATGTTTGGGATATCTTGTTGTAAATATTTGTAAAAACTGTAATATAAGTATGCCAATTGTATATGGTCAAAAGGCAATAAAAATAACTATAGATGGAATAGTTTCCGATCCTAGTAAACCAACATGGGAATATTTTTTAAGATATTGGAATTATTCAAATTTAAATGATTGTCTAGTTGAACTAACTGAATTCGAATCAATTGAAGATAAAGATAATTATATAAATTATCTTAGGGAAATAGGATTGAAACTATGAATGGTCATATTAAAGCGAGTAATATAGAATGAAAATTCTTATTGTCGAAGATGACAAACAAAGGATAAGATGGTTTAGAGAGAATCTAATAGAACATAGTGTAGACATAGTTGAAACAGCAGCATCTGGTATTTTTTTATGCCAGACCAAGAAGTATGATTTCATTTGCTTGGATCATGATCTTGGCGGTGAAATTTACGTTCCATCTGAAAATGAAAATACTGGTTATCAAGTGAGTAAAGCAATAGTTAATTCTTTAAATTCCGAGACGCCCGTTATAGTCCATAGCCATAATCCGTCTGGCGCAAAAAATATTCAAAGTATATTGAAACATGCCGAGTTAATTCCATTTTGTCAGTTAATAAAAATGAATCTAAAGGAAATATTAAATGATAATTGAATCAGAAATTAGAAGTAGAGTAGAATTTTCGGCATTAGATAAGGGTGAAGCATTTATTCATCTAGGATATTTATGTATGAAAATAATGGACTGTAGTTGTATAAATCTATCAACTGGCGATATATTCACAATATCAGAAGATTTTCTCGTTGTTCCTGTTGGGAACATAACTAAAGTTTCAACTCTTTAAGAAAGGAAAAATTATGAATTTTCAGATCAAGAATGTAAATGATGTTAAGGTTGTTTCTCGTAAGAATCGTTCGTCTAAGTATGAACCTCTTATTAAAGCTTTGACTTCCCTAGAAGGGGACAATGTTGTTGTTGTTAATTGCGAAGAAAACCAAACGGCAGAACAACTTCGTCAAAATATCTATCAGGGATTACGAAATCAAAAGTTTAATATTGATACAATTAAAATTTCCCTTACCGAAGATCATAATGGTATCGTTTTTTCTAAAAAGGATTAGTAATGAAAGTTAAAGTTAGCGTTAGAGAAGTCTGGGAGCATTTAATAGAAATAGAAGTTGAAGATAATGCTTCTGATGAAAAAATTTTAGAAGCAGCAAATGATTTTATAGAAACTTCTGACGAGGGCGAAGATTCATATGTCTATTGTCTTGAACCAGAAGAATGGGTTATTTACAGGTGACAAATATGTTAGTAAAAGAACTTTTAGAACAATTAAAATACTCGGAAAGGAATTTAGAAGTCTTGATAAGACCGGATAGAGGAAATTTTTTATTGAGTCCAATAAGAGTAAATGAGGATTTTGCAGAAATAAATAAAATTGGATATGAAGAATTGTCTGAAAAGGGCGAAGATAATTCGAGAAAAGTCATTGTAATCGAAACTTTATAGGATATTATTTGAACAGAATATTATAATAATCCATTTAGGGGTTAAAAATGGTTTCTGAATCTCATATACAATTGGCAACTAAAGTTGCTAATTATTCTGATATAATCAAAGCACGAATGAGTGCAATAGCTATTTCCAAAAGGGGAAAGGTTATTTGTACTGCAAATAATCGCCGTCTCCAAGGCAATTTTGTTGACTGGAGTATTCATGCTGAAGCCTCTCTCATAAAAAAACTTCACAAGCTTAAAGCCTTTGATAGATACAAGGATATTTCAATATTCGTTTTTAGAATATCCTCAAAGGGAATTTCTATGGCACGTCCATGTATAAGATGCCAACAACTTCTTTCTAGGTATAATGTTAAAGTTCTCTATACAACAGACGCCGGAAGGATAGAGTGTTTATGATTGATATTAAAATAAAAGAAAAAATTGTTCCAAATCAAAAATTATGTTTTAAAGATAATAACCATATTTGTACAGTATGTGGATGTTCTTGGTCTGTATTTAGTGAATTATGTACTAAATGTGGAGAACATTGGAACGCCGACAGCAATGGATGTATGAAAGAAGATAATAATTGTAATTGCGAGGATTGTAAATGAGTAAATGGGAAGCTATTGGACTAACTATAGTTGTTAGCCTTATTTTTATTGGTGTAACATCTTGTAATATTGTTTTGGTAATTTGTGGTAAATAAAATGTCTAAAAATTATAGCATAGAAGATGGCGATAGTGACGACTTTACTAATTTTGAAAAGTTTTCTGCTAAAGGTAAAGATAAAAAAGAAAAGAAAAAGTCTTTACGAGACTACAGAGGAAAAGATGATAAAAGAAAGTTCCAAAATGGGGAACGTAACGAGAAAAAAAATGATAACAGAAAAATCCATTAAAGAAATACTAAGAAGCGCCAAGGTCTGTATACCAGATAAAGAAGGAAATCTTCATTGTTGGTTCGGCGAAGGAACTGTGACAGTAATAGATCCAGAATCTTGTACAGGCATTGATTTTTTTAGTATTAGTCCGTCGTTCACCGCAAAACCATCATTAAATAAAGTAATTACATATATAAAAAGAAAAATAGAAATGGAGAATCCTAATGAGAAATTTGAGTAATTATGTTGCATATTTGGTAATAGGATATATAATTGGATTGTTTGTTGGGGTAGGTGTTATGAAGATACAAAAAAATATCGAAATTCATTATGGTTCAGAATGTGTTTGTCATAATGGAGAAAAAAAATGATGGACAAAAGACAATTTTCATCACTAGCGTTAGGAGATAAGTGTTATCTTGTTCATAACAATGAAGTTTGTTTGGCAATAAAATGTAAACAAAAAAATGGAGATGTAGTAGCCGTTGTTATGGAAGGCAAAGATAAAGGAATATGCTTCTATTTTTATCCAGAATCACTAGTTCTAATAGAGTGTTCAACATGATCAGAATAATAATTGGTTGGATAACAATGTTTTCTTGGTTTGATACAATAAGGCATTACAGATGAAATTATTTGAATTTAAATACATTAAATTATATTCTAGAATTTTGAGGAATGTAAAAACCAAAAAATTTATATGTACTAGAACAACATTGTTTATTGGACAGTTTTTGTTTAACATCTGCCTATTTCCGTACTGTATCGAATACGGAATAGTTTTAAATATCAAATTTAGAATTTTGAATATAATGTTTTATCCAATTGCTATTGATATCGGTTTTCGTGGGAAAACGCTTGTGTAGGCGTTTCATATCTTTAATCATTTTAAAGGAGTGAGTATGAAGTTTAAGTTCATGTCTTCAATTGTTTTATTCTGCGCATTTGCTGGTAATGTATTTGCTACATGCGTAGAAGGTGTTCAGATGAGATTTAATTCGGTACAAGTATCTGTACCGCCATCTGCAATTCAAACACTAGTTGTGCCAAACAGTACAACTATTTATGTGGACGTTGATGGTGGAATCAAATCTGGTGGTGATTGGGATTCGACAAGTATTCAGATCGACGGTTTTCCTGTTCAATGCTTCAATAATTCTGGAAATAACGATTCTGCAAACGGGAATACATGGATAAATAGAGTAAAAACATTTACGATTACATCACCATCTGTAACTGGTATTTATGAAGTTACGGTTACAATGTATAGTAATGATAATTGTGACGGATGCGATATTGACAGGGAGCTAACACTGGGTGTTGGTCTGCTTGGTCAACAAGGTCCAACTGGCCCACAAGGCGAACCGGGGGAAAATGGGCAAGACGGTGAAGATGGTGAACAGGGTGAACCTGGCGAAGATGGAGCCGACGGCGTTGGATGTACAGTATTAGATAATAGCGATGGAACGTATACGCTTACTTGTGGATCTGATTCGCAAACAGTTACAATTAATAATGGCGAGGATGGTATTAATTGTTATGATCTTAATGAAAACGGTCAAGAAGATCTTTGTGATCCAAATGCCCTAGAAGAATTTGAATCATGCGAATCATTCTTTGCATTTTGTAATGAAACTGAAGATCTCGATGAAGTTACAGCTTCAAAATCGGGTAGAGAAATGAAGGTGTTTAGCGCAATTAAATATCGTAATGAGAGTTATTATGACTGTTCATTTACGGAAGATGTAAACGGAGACGAGACGATAGATGTTATAGATTGTCATGGTTCAAATGGAAGTAATGGATCTGATGGTGGACAAGGACTTCCAGGAAGAGACGGGTCTTCATGTTCTGTAGTCGATAATCTGGATGGCTCATACACTATGTCATGCGAAGATGGAACTAACGTAACTTGGCATGACGGAACTGATGGACTGGACGGAGTGGATGGAGTAGATGGTGTTGATGGAACTGACGGGCAACCCGGAGCGCCAGGAACTAACAATCCCCCGTGTTCATTAGTAGAAAATCCTGATGGTACATCCACAATTACTTGTGGTGATTTAGAATTTGTAATAGGCGAAACAAACACTGGTGAATTTACGGTTTCAAATAGTGGTAGAATGTGCGGCTCCGCAGATGCACTTTCGCTTCTAGTCGGTGCTGGACTTGCTGCCGCCGCTGGATTTATGCCACGAGGTTCGCGTCGCAAGTCGTAATAATTATATTAGTTTTAAAATGTGGGGGCGCAGAAATGCGCCCCCATTTTGGAGTAATTAGGAGATTATTAATGATTCAAGTAGGTTCACGAGTAGAGTTAAGATGTGTAACTAACGATAACCACGAAGCGATATATTCAACTTGTGAAATTGTAGCAATGTCTCCGAAAACAATAGAGGTGAAATATTGCTCAAAAGTAACACAAGAAGGCGATAAATCTTTTCCTGTCTTTAAAAGAGATCTAATTAGTCGTGATAAGATTAAGTATTTGTCGGAACGTTGTTGATATGAAAACTTTAGTTATAATAGACATGCAAGATTTCTATCTTGAAGAAGGATCTATTGTTGGTTCTAAAGATTCTCTTGAGATATCAATATTAAAGTCTAATATAGTATCACTTATCCAAAAATTTATGGATAATAATTATCCAATAATTTTAGTAGAGTACGGTGGTTCTGGAAGAACAAATAAATATATATTGGATGCGATATCTGGTTATGACAATTGTTATAATGCAACAAAATATAAATGCGACGGTAGTGCCGAAATTATTGAAATAATCAATACCCTCAATCTTCCAAAGAACATAAATGTATGCGGTGTGTATAGTGATCAGTGCGTTAAAGACAGTGTAATAGGTTTACTCAAAAAGGATAGTTCAATAGAAATAGAATTTCATGAAGAATGTGTATGGCCATTTACTAATGATCTAAACGTAGGATATGGAATAGATCATAGGGTAAAAAGTTTGTGTTTTTCGAAAACAGGGGTGGTCCCTGTTTTCTAGTTTCTCTTTCGAAGGAGTAGTGTATGAATAAGGTTACTTTTGTTACGAACAGTGGTGAAGGTCTTCCTCGTACCGTAGAAATTCGTGACGATGTTCTCGTCTCCGAATTCCTTTCGGTAAATTTTGAAGGCGATCTTGACGATTATCAGTTCAGTATCCGTCGAGATGGTCAATCTCATACGGCAGACATGGATGAAGTTCTTCAGAACGGGGATCGTCTAGTGGCTGCACCTCGTCGTGTCAAGGGCGAGCTTAACTAATAAAAGATGGTTGAATGGGGGGTGGGTTTGAATAAAGCCCATCCCCCAAATGCTGTAGATTTTTTTAATCTAACACAAATAGATGGAGAAAGTCCATATGGATAGTAAAAAAATAATAAAAATAGCTTCTATTATTCAAAATACTTTAAAAACAGGAGATGAACATTTAGTAACTTATAATTCAGGAAGACTTACTGGACTGAATAATAAAATCAAAGATCTCCATGCACAAATAAATAAATGTCTAGAAAATGATTTTGAAGGCGCAAGAAAAAGTATAATATTACAAATAAATACCTGTATAACAAAAGCAGAAGATTTTCTAAAAGCAGCAAAATCAAATATAAATCAAGAAACATATGTTCCATCTATTGAAGATTTAATAAATGAAATTACAGCAGTTAAAAATTCTTTTCCATCTCTAGAATTTAGAAATGGAGAATTAATTATAACGTCAGATACAATTATTTTACAGGAAATAGATTTTGGAAAATTTAAAATCAAAATAGACTTAGAAAATTTAAAAGAAAAACCAGATAGATTCCTAAAAATAGATGCGGTTAGTCCAAATTATTCTAGTGATGGTGAATATGTTCATCCTCATATAGATAATCATATGCTTTGTTGTGGAGAGGGTTATGATATCTTAATAGATGCAGCGAGACAAGGAAGGATTGAGGATCTTTTTAAACTAGTGCTCGCGACATTAAATACTTATAATGAAGGTTTTGCGTATTGTGAATTAGAAAATTGGGAAGGAAAACATTGTTCTTCTTGCGGCGATCAATACGATGAAGATGAGGCGTTTTATTGCACTAAATGTGATAGTAATTTATGTGGTAGTTGTTCGTATCGTTGTGAAAATTGTGATGAATATTTTTGTGAAGAACATGTAAGCACACCGTGTAGTTGTTGCGAAAAAAAATACTGTGATTATTGTAGTGATAATCATACGTCTACATGTGAAAAGTGTGATAAAACATTCTGTGATGATTGTTCGGCAATTTGTAATGAATGCGAAAATCGTTTATGTCAAGATTGCCTTGCGATATGCGATCATTGCTCTAATGAATTTTGTGTGAAATGCCTAAAGTCTTGCGAAGAATGTAAAGAAAGTATTTGCCCAGGATGCAGCTACGAATGTAGTAATTGTAATAAAAAATATTGCGAAGATTGCTACGACGAAGAATCTTGTAATTTAAACAAGGTTAAAGCTTAATTGGAGAAGGCTATGGAATTTTTGAAAAAATCAATGAATAGAAGTGGGGTACTAAGATTCACGCCATATGCTTGGGCAAAACTCGTTTTTATGAGAGATGCTGGTGATACAGAGGTTGGTGGTTATGGAATCAATGAAACGGACGACCCACTTTTGATTACCGATTTCATTTTGGTAAAGCAAAATTGTAGTGGAGTTTCTGTTGATCTTGATGAACAAGATTCTTTGGCATTCGCAGAAGAAATGACAGATAAAGGTTTTAGTCCTTGGCAATATGGGACTTGGATACACACCCATCCGGGTAATTCGCCAAATCCAAGCGAAGCGGACGAAGATAATTTCAGAGATAATTTTTCTATAGCTGATTGCTCGATATTTTTTATCTTGGCGAAAGGAGGACAAAACTATACGAGGATGCGATATAATGTGTCGCCGGGAATAGATGTTGATATTAAATCTATTATAGACTTTCATGTTCCGTTTAGAGCGAGTGATAAAGAGTCTTGGAAAAAGGAATATGACGAAAAAGTTAATGTTAGTAAATGTGTGTATACCGGAAATATGTTCAAGAAAGAAACTGATTTACTAGAAAGAATTTCTAGTTCAAAAAAAGACAAATCTCTTTTTGAAAGAAAAGAAGAATATGATTTTCAAGACTGGTCAACGATGTCTACTAATGACCATGATGAAGAAGAGGATGAAAGCGCCTTCGTATTTGAAGAGGGTGATTCAATCTTTTTCTATGTAGATGATGAAGAAGAATATTATGAATTCAAAAAAGATCTAGAAAGATTTTACGATGAAAAAGGAAAAAGAATAAGACATCCTAAAAATGAATGGATGGAGATAATAGCATCGTTTTTATCAAAACAAGATAATAATATAGAAGACGTTTCTGAACAATTGGAAAAAGAAATGGAGAAAGAATATGCAGACATTATTGACGGACAGAGCAATTAGACAAAGAGATTTGGTTCCAGAAGAAAAACTCAAAAATACAAAAGTAACTGTTGTTGGATGTGGTGCTGGTGGAAGACAAGTTAGCCTAACACTTGCAGAAATTGGTGTTCCAGATATACAACTTATAGATTTTGATACAGTAGAAGTCGTAAATTTGGCTACGCAAGGCTTTTTTGAAAGTCAGTTGGGCAATTTTAAAGTTGATGCAGTTGCCGAAGTGTGTAAGCAAATAAATTCAGAAATTAAAATTAAAACAGTAAGAAGCAAATTTAGACCGAATATGTTTGATGGTGGAGTGATATTCTCTTGTGTAGATTCTATGTCTGGTAGAAAACAGATTTTTGAAGAAACAGATGGCCTTAGAGATCTTTTTATAGATAGCAGAACTGCCGCTGAATACTCAAGAATTTTTGTTGTGCATGATGACGATAGCGCCGAACATTATAAGGAAAGTCTTTATACGGATGAAGAGGCTCATCAAGAGGGTTGTACGAGTAAGATGACAATTTATTCGGCAAAGGTTTCGGCTAATCTAAGAGTAGCACAATTCGTCAAGTGGTTGAGGGGTTGTGATTTAGATAAGGAAATTGAGATTAATCTTTTAACTAATGAAATGAGGGCTATATGAATAAGATTCAGATTGAAATAATAAGAGAAATGATACATGAAAGAAGGGCTAATCTACAAGAATTAATTAATATAGAAAGAAGAAAATTAAAAATAAAAAATGAATTATCTATTCCATCAGTACAGGCCGGAGATGGCCTTCCTTCTAGGGCACAAATAATACTTCAAAGTATTATACCTAAAATGGTAGAATATAATGCTATAGTAGAAGAATTTAATAAGCCGATAGAAGAAAAGATACGAAAATTAGATAGAAAATACAATGCTTTATGGAGTTGCTTTGAGGGGGTAAAAGAAAAAATAATGATTAAACTTGCTTTCACTAAAAATACTATGGATGAAGTAGAGGAAATTTTGAAACTTCTTCCCTCCGGTATAGATTAATATGATTTTAATTTTTATAGTTTATTCAATTTGTGATTTTACAATAACATCAATGAATATAAACCATAATTCATTTTATGAATTGAATCCTATAGCACGGTATGTTATAAATAATTATGGAATTTTTGGGTTAGCACTTTTAAAAATTATTCTATCCATTCCATTCATAATAATATATGGATTATTTCATAAAAGAATAAGTAAATGGGCTGAAATATTATGTAAAATAACTATATACTCATTAATATTATTCTGGTGTATTTGCTGGGGAAATTTTTTATGGTTAAACCTATGAGATTGATAAGAAGATTCCATGACTTATGGTATTGGATAAAATGTCGTTTGTGGTATAAATACAATGTTTTAAAAATAAAAACTCTACCCCCAACATGGAACGATAGGGATAATATTTTAGTCCATGCAATGTTCCAGATTCTAGAAGATTTTGTGAAGAAAGAAGTAATAAATGGTAACATAGATTGGGATTACGATGAAGGGCATAGGTATACCAGAGCTAAAATGGACGAATTACTTAATTGGTTCCACAATGTCTATTTAAAATTTGATGAATTCGATGGTCTTGAATTAGACGAAATAAAATGGGAAGATAGATTTTATCCAAAAGAAGAAGGATCTGATTTTATTGAAATGAAGCCTTCATCAGAGAATGATAGAAAATGTTATGCTATAGCACATGAAAGAGAATTACAAATAAGAAAAGATTTGAATAAAAAATTAAAAGAAATTATTGATATTAAGGATTATTTGTGGACATAAATATGAACGATATATTAACAGAACTTATATTGCAAAACAAAATTAATCCTCCACATTGGATGGACAGTTCCACACAATATATATGTATGACTGGTTCCCATGCATATGGTTTTGCTACAGAATTTTCCGATATTGATTTATATGGGTTTTGTATTCCACCCATAGAATACCTATTACCTCATACTGCGGGTCATATAGAGGGATTTGGTAGACAGATAAATGGATTCGATCAATTTCAGCAAGAAGGTATAGAGCATGACGGTAAAGTGTATGATGTTACGATATACAATATAGCAAAATTTTTCCAACTTTGTATGGAAAATAATCCAAATATGATTGATTGTTTATTCGTACCAAGGGACTGTATTGTGCGGTCAACATCAATAGGCGACAATGTTTTCTTTAATAGAAGCAAGTTCCTCCATAAAGGTGCATTTTGGAAATTTACTGGATATGCAGCAGCCCAGCTTAAGAAAATAGAAAATAAAAAACCAGAAGGTAAAAGAAAGATTATGGTAGATAAATTCGGTTTCGATACAAAATACGCATCCCATCTATATCGTCTTGCAAATGAATGTGAACAAATTCTTACAACTGGAGATCTGAACTTAAGACAAGCATCGTCGCAGATGGTATTGATAAGGGATGGTAAGATTCCATTAAAAGACCTAAAGGATTGGTTTGCTGAAAAGGAAGTTGAGTTAAAACAAATTTACGATAATACCGAAGTGGTTCCCCACGGACCAGATGAAGAAAAAATTAAAACATTACTTATAAAATGTATAGAAATGTATCATGGTAGACTAGAAAAATTTACATTTGGATGTAGAAATGGATAAAATAATTCTAAAATTCAAAAATACGTGTGGATGCGATTACGAAGAACAGCATGTAGAAATTAATAATGAAACAGATATAATTAATGCTATATACGATGGTTTTCCAATTTGTCCAGAATGTGGCGAAGACATGGAGTATATAGAGGGTTAAATGCAAACATTTTTACCTTATCCTAATTTCTTAGAAAGTGCTAAGTGTTTAGATTATAAGAGGTTAGGAAAACAGCGCGTAGAAGCTATGCAATTATTAAATGGCCTTTTGGACAAAACTAAAAATGGTTGGAGAAATCATCCCTGTTCACGTATGTGGGCTGGATATCGTGATGCACTTGGATTTTATATGAATTGCATGATTAAAGAGTGGATATTTAGGGGATATAATAATACGATGAAATTGTATGAATTATCACAATATCAAGATATTAAATATCCGCATTGGTTAGGATATAATATATTACATTCGTCTCATAGATCAAATTTATTAAGAAAAGATCCTGCTTATTATAGTAAATTTGACTGGTTAGAACCAGATAATCTTCCATATTTTTGGCCATCATAAAATTAGGAAAAATAATGTCGAATGATGTAGCTTTGTTTATTCATAGAGCGTTAATAAATTCTGGTAAAAGATCCGAATTAATACAGAAGTATAGTGGAACAAAATCTAATTGGCAATCAACAAGCGGTGTATTAATTACATGTTCAGATTCAGAATTATTATTAGCCATTCTCAAAGAAGCTAAAATAAATTCATCTGCCCTATCGGATACTGTTTTTGATATAAAGAGTCTTAATCAAGACGGAATTGGATTTAATAAAATTATTTACTGAGGTTATAATATGGGTAGTAAATTAAAAGAAATTACAGTATGTAAAATATCATATAAATGCCCCAAAACAAACAAACGGTGTTTTGAAATTTTTGACGCACATAAATGCATTAATAGTAATGCGCACGTTTATTCTGTTAACTGTTATGGAGGTCATGCTTCCTATATTAAGATTTACAAATGCAAATCGTGTGGAAAGTTTCATGAGGCAGAATTACAATGAAGGTAAACTTTAAGTGCAAAGAATGTGGCTTTAATAAGATAGAAGAAGTTATGGAGGGTGTTAGAAAATATAGTATAATTTCACACGCAGAAATGACTGATACTAATTATGTAGGATTACAATATGGAGATTGTAACGACGAAGACGGCGAATTATTACATTATCAATGTGCAGGATGCGGTAATGAAATAGAGGGTTGCTGGAATCCAGAATCTCTATATAATTATCTTAAAAAAAATAATATGCTGGAGAAATAAATATGTCATATATAAGATGTACAACCAATCCTGAAAAACTATACTCATGGGATGATATAGACGGAAATATATACTTTAATTGGACAGACAGAAGAGGAAAACATAAAAAAATATCTATAGACTCAAAAGTATTTAACCAATTCATGGTTGGACTCAAAATCGTTGATGGCTATGTTATGTGTGAACCTTTAGTATATCAAAATATATCTATAAGAGAAATATTCTATAATGCAAGTAAAAATTGTATTTGCGAAAACCCTTTGGGAAATGGTAAACAAACAAAAGATACGATTGAAATTTTAACATGTTTGCAAATAGGAAAAGAAAAATTATTGATGTACGATGTTACTTGGAATTATTTTTATCAAAATTATTTTTATTATAAATCAGTAAAAGAATTATTATATGATCTTATAAAGATAATCTACCATAGAACTGGTAATTGGTTATTTGATTTGAACTATTCAATTAAGGAGAAAATTTTTGGTAAAAAAACATAAAATAATAGTAATTGTGGAGGGTGGTCTGATTCAAGATATTAGCAATATTCCAAAAGATATAGAGATAGAAGTTCATGACTATGACTGCGATTCTGAACCAGATCCAAACAATAAGCATAATAATACCAGAGAAGATAGTGACGGTGCGTACTATTGGCAATCTACTTGGGAATAAAGAAAGGAATTATATGGATCAAGTAAAAGAACAGGCATATAAAATAGAAATTGATGAAATTAATGGTAAATTTATTATTACAGCAAATATGGGAATAGCGGGTCCAATGGCAAATCAATTAAAACATACAAGTAATAAAAGAAAAGCCGCTTCAATTCTGCGAAAATTAGGTCATGACATTTCCGAAGCAGGAGATAGACTATATGGGAACACATCAGATGACGAAAGAAAAACTTCTATCTAACTTAAGAGACATTCTACAAAAGCTAGATTGTGAATCAGATTCTCCTTTAACAAGAGAAAAATCATTAAAACACGATGATGAAATAGAAGTTCTTATCCAGCATATAAAAATTTTAGTGCAAGATCTTTTGCATGACAATCAATCTATGAGAAATGAGATGTTTGATATGCAAAAGCTTCTAGAGGGAAGGGATGATACGTACCCACCAGAAACATTTATATAATGGGAAACTTAGAATGGAAAATTTTAAACAGAGCCTCCAAGACTATATACTAAGCGGCCATGCCCTTCTGTATGTTTCTACGTATGAAAAAGAAAGATGCGCTAGCGACGTACATGATCATTGTAAAGAAATAAATAAAAGAACGTTTGTATGGTCGGTAAGTGGAAATTGGACTGATATACTAGGAAATGTTATAGAAGGTCAAGGCAATTGTTTGCCACAATATGTCATTCCGGCAATATCAAAAATGCCAGAAAATTCTGTCTTTATTCTTAAGGAATTCTGGCCATATGTCCAAAATGGTGTGTTTAATGCGTGGGATATTGTTATTTCACAAATTTGTGAAATTAAAGAACAATTAAGCCATGATGGAAAAACCATTATATTTCTTGGACCAGAGTTCGAAATTCCGAATTCGTTAAGACATGACATAACTCTAATAGATTTCTCTCTACCTGATAAAGAACAAATAAAAAATTCTATAATGTTTATATCAGAGGGAGTAGAAACTGGCAGTGATAAAAAATTCAAAATAGATGATTCTATTATGGATGATCTAATAGTAAGTTGTCAAGGTATGACAGCTTGTGAAATAACAGACAGAGTAGCATTAGCAATTAGAAAACACAAAACCATAAATACCGATGCAATTAAAACCATTTTAAGAGAAAAAGCTTCCGTTATTAAGTCATCTGGTCTTCTAACTTATATAGAACCACCGTCTGGTGGACTAAGTAATATAGGTGGATATGAAATACTTAAAAGAACAATCCTTTTAGATAAACCATGCTTCTCTGATGAAGCGAGAGAATTTGGAATCGAAAATCCGAAAGGAATACTTGAGGTAGGAATTCCCGGATGTGGCAAGACGGAAATAAGTAAATGTATTGCTTCCGAATTTAATAGACCACTTATAGGTTTGGATGTTGGATCTATAATGTCTTCTTATGTTGGTTCTTCTGAAAACAATATGAGGCAAGCCATAAAAGTTATAGAGAGTGTAGCGCCGTGCGTTTTACAACTAGACGAAATAGAGAAGGGATTCGGCGGACAATCAGATCTTGATGGAGGATCATCTAAACGTGTGTTCGGAACCTTCCTCAAGTGGTTAAGCGAAAGAAAAAAGCCCGTTTATGTCGTAGCAACGGCAAATGATATTTCAGGACTACCACCCGAATTTTTCCGGTCTGGCAGGTTTGATTCAGTATTCTTTTTGGATCTTCCTAACGAACAAGAAAGAAAAACTATACTAGAAATTCATCTTAATAGAAGAAACAGGGATGCCTCGTTATTTGATTTAAATTCATTATCAGAAATGACAAAGGATTATACTGGATCTGACTTAGAACAGATTGTTAAAGTTGCTCTAAAGATTGCTTTCTGTACAGATAAAAAATTAAAACAGGATCATTTAGAAATGGCAACACAATCGGTTATTCCTTTAGCTAAGATCGAACCGATTAGAATTCAATCTATTAGGGAATGGGGTCTGAAACATGCAAAACCAGCTAATAGTCAAATAGAAAAAGTGGCAGAAAAAAGGGGTAGAAAGGTCTCTGTATGATTTTTGAATATAAATATAGCGTAGACAATGATTGTTATAAATTTACCTATAATTGCGAATTAAAATCTGAATTCCACATTCCACATCTAAATGTATTGGCGCAAAAATGCGCTGAACATTATTTTAATAATTCTGATTCAGAATATCGTGAATGGCCAAAGGTATTTACTATATATAATTCCGAGGGGGCTGAAGTTGGAAGGTTTGAAGTTGAAATGGAATTTGTCCCAAATTTTTATGCTTATGAGATAAAGGAAAATAAACATGGATAATAGTGAGACCATTAATTTATTTGATGTAGGCTGTCTCGTATCCCTCAAGATAGGTGCGTGGTCCGGACGACGAATGATTTCGCGTTCCGATCTAGTAAGTGTAGGAATTGATCCATCTGCACTTCCTACAGAATTAGTAAATTATGGTAGAAAACTTCTTGTTTCAAAATCCGAAATTCAAGCCATCACCAAAACAGAACAAAGAGCAAGATATTATCTGACTCAGTATTCTGTTCCTTTCGGAATAGCTAATGCATTTTTTATTCCAAATAAATTAATACCAGATGTAGAACATAACTTAAAAGAATACAAAAAAGAATTCTTTCAAACGGTAGATAGTTTTATAGTTAGATTTAATGATCTAAAGCAACAAGTAAAAGATAAACACCCAGAATTTTTCGAAAAATGTCTTAAAAGATTTTATCCAGAAACACCAGAATCGTTGCGGTCACGCTTCTATTTTGACTGGCATCTCTTTAAGATTAGCGGTATAAATTCAATTGAAAATACAACATCAGAAGAAATAAATGAAAAGAATAAAATTATCAAAGAAAAAATGCAAAAAGAAGCGAACCTATTCGTTTCAGAATACGTAGAAGGAATGCGATCAGAAGTAATTCGGTTCTGTGATTTGATCAAGGCCAGGATTAACGGAACTCCATACGGAGAAGAATCCGAAGCCAAGAAACTCTCTCCTAAAACGCTTACGTCATTTCGTAAATATATTGAAAAATTTAAAATGCTTAATATATTTGGCGACACCGAAATTGATACATTATTAAATCAATTTAAAGAACAATTTCTTGATGCAGAATTTAATGGAAAAACATTAGAGAGTGGCGCTTTACAACAAGCTATTTTAAGTTCAACTTCTGTTATCAGGAAAGCGGCCTCTATGGAAAATGAAGCTACGAGTCAATTCATAAAAAGTCTGAAAAGAAAGGTCGTCATATGAGAATTGAAAAGACAGTAGAGTTTATTGATATGCCACATGACGCACAACAAGAATGTTCCCAAGAAGCACACAACTATTCATACATCAGAGTTTATTTAAAGGGTCATAATGATTATTATCCAAAAACAATAAAATGGCTTTTAGAAAATGGTGCATGTTTAGAAGATAAGTCTGTATTAGTTTTAATTTCTTGGTAGAGGATTACATCGGAATGCGCCTGGAACTAACAGAAAGGATTTAAAATGAGAACTGGATGGAATATTAATACTATATTAGAATTTAAAAAAATAAATAAATGCAATGAATGTTTTGATTTAATAATAACATATTGCAGTGCACATAATTCAGACTCAAAAATGCAAATACATATTCCATCTATAAATAATAAAGATCTATCTAACATAATAGAAGAAATATATAGAATAATGGGAGAATAAATTATGAATTGGTGTACCACAAAAGAATTAATTGAACAATTCGATGATTATTATGAAGTATTAAATAGAAAAGAAACTCAACAATCTTTAAAAGAATTTGTATTAAATAAAGAAAATCCTCTAAAAGAAAGATTTAGAGTTTGGGAAGAATACTGTAAAAAAATAGATGATCCTTGGATTATCCATAGTGGGGAGTACGGGATTATAGGAGAAATGATTGATAAATGTTACCCTTGTGAATATGACAGACATAGAGAATATAATTATGAAGTTTTTCTATCTTGGATAGTAGACGCTAATGAAGATGAATATGAAAGTGAATTATGGAAAGAAACAATGAAAAATACCGAACTCCCATCGGTTGATCAATTTAAAGAAATGTTAATTCAAACTAATTTTGGTAGCTTTAATATGGATTGGTAAGGAGGAATAAATGAAATTGAATTTAAGAGATAAATCCAAATTAGTAACAATAGGATCATTAATGCCCGGAGAATGCTTCAAATATTGGCCAAATCCCAAAACTTGCCCAGAAACATATTGTGTATGCATTAAGACCGATGGAAGATTTTGTTTAACGGATTGTAGAGATTTTTATCCATCAAGATATGTAGTATTAACTACGGGTGAAGAGAATGGTTCTAAAAATGGAACTTTAGTTGAACCGTTAGATTTAACGGCTGGAGATTAATAATGTCTAGTTACTGTAATGTTGAAACGCAATTTAAGAACCAAGAAGCATTAACCTTGGCTTTAATTGAAACCGGAAAATGGTCTAAAGATCAAATAGAGGTTCATTCTGAACCAAAAAACCTTTATGGTTATCATAATGATATTAGATCTGATAAAGCACATATAATAATTAGAAGAAAATATATAGGTGGATCATCTAATGATATTGGTTTTCTTAAAACAGAAGAAGGAACATATACAGCTATTATATCAGAATTCGATAAACGATCTATGGGATATAATGATAAATGGTTGGCTTCCCTGAAAGGGAACTATGCGTATCATACTATAAAACAGCAACAAGAAAGCAGGGGTCGTATGGTAACTCGTGAACATATAGGCAATAAACAAAGAATATCTATAAAAGGATATAGATAATGAGATTGCAAATTAAAAATTGGTCATTAGAAATAATGTATGAAAAAATTTCTACATTAAAAATGATTTTTATATTATTGGGTCACGATAAATGGAGAAGCAAAAAAACTTATACTTTTTTTAGGCATAATGAATATACAAAAAATAGTCCTCTTAAAGAATACAAAAGCGTAAAAATATTAAGATGGCCAAAATGGTTTAATTTATCATCTTTTTATATAGATTTAAATAAACATAATATTCCATTCATGTTTCATTTCATATTTGATAAGGGGGATTAATGTTTTACCAATCATATGGTTTCTCTGATGTAGCAATAAAACAAAAGATGAACGTTTGTTCATCTAGGCAAGACGTTAAAATAGAGAGTGAGATAATTAGGGGAATAATTAGACCGATTCCCATTATAGCTTCAAATATGTCTACTGTAACCAACCCCGAATTTTGCATAAAATTGTACAAATGCGGTGCGATGGGAGTTTTACATAGGGCTTTCGAAGATAATTCTGAATATATAAGAGAGGTAACAAGAATTGCAAAAGAAATACCAATAGTATCCGTCTCTGTAGGGGTTAAAGATAGTGATTATTTGTTATTAGATCAATTAGTTAGGGCTGGTGCCAACTGCATAGTCGTAGATATAGCAAATGGATTTTGTGAGAATGTATTACAAATATGTAAACACATAAGAACTCTATATCCATTAGTTAGGATTGTTGCAGGAAATACAGTTAATCCTAATGCGATAGAATTTTTTGGTGATAATATTGACGCATTAAAATGTGGTATAGCATCCGGGTTTGTATGTGAAACCAAAAACACTAGCGGTTGTTATAAACCTCAGTTTAGCGCCGTTTATGATATGAAAGAAAAGGCTCATAAATACGGAATGCCAATTATATCTGATGGTGGAATTCGCGAGCCTGCCGATTTTTCCAAAAGTATTGGCGCTGGAGCATCATCAGTAATGGCCGGATCAATCTTCGCTAGATGTCCAGAAAGTGCTGGAGAAATTGTAGAAATAGATGGTCTTAAAAAGAAGATATATTCGGGCATGAGTAGCAGAAAAGTTCAAGAAAAATGGAGGGGTAAAGTACATAATAATTGTCCAGAAGGAAAAACCGTTTTTCTCGATGTTGGAGAATCTGTTGAAAATTTATTAGCTAGATATGCTGGCGCTTTACGGTCTGGCATTTCATATGCTGGATTCAATAATATAGAAGATTTTAAGAATGAATGTGAATTTATTTTGATTTGAAAGGATTAATATGAAAATAGAAATTTTATCAGAAAAAGAAGCCAGACGTATTGGCTCTATTAATTTTGGTTCATGTGTTGCTTTAGATGGTTCATATTATATTATATCGGAACTTGCAATAGATACAAATAACGTATATATCATTGATTTATCTTCTGGCTTAAAAAGAATTATATCACTTGATACTAAAGTACGTGTAATGGATAATGCCAAAATTGTTATTCCATAATAACGAGAACAAAAATGTTAAATAAAAATATGGTATTTTGTTTTACAGGAAAGGGGCCAATGCCCCGTAGCCAAATGGAGGCTATGGCTATTAATGCTGGCGCATCAGTTACAAAATCTGTAAACAACAGAACAACTATATTGGTTATAATGGATATGGATAGCCAATCAACAAAAGCAAGAAAAGCTCGCGAGAATGGAATAGATTTGATTGGCCCAGAAACATTTATTTCAATGTGCAATTCTCATATAAAAAATAATGTGTCTTCTGAAAACAAAGTTAAGATTGAAAAGAAGATTATTGCAGAACAAGTTAAAAAACAACCTCTAATAAGGAAAATAATTCTATGAAGAAAAGAATGGCTGGCAAAAGAATAAATGGAAAATGGACACCCGAACCTTGCTCGTCTTGCCAAAAAATCCCCGCCTTTGTAAAAGTGGGTGGAATATTCTGTAAAAAGTGCGGAAAAGGGAAAGCCGATGTTGGATCAGTTAAATCACCAATTCCAGAACCGTTTGTAGAATTGTTCCCTGTATAATGGAGATCTATATGATTCCGTGTATCGAAATTGACGAAAATGGAAATATTTCTACTTTATATAATGACTTTGTAGACCTTTACGAAGTCGGTAGAGTCCATAATGTTCGTAAAGCCAGCTATGTCGAATTTGCAGAAGAAAAACAAGAATGGCAAATAATTTCTGCTAAAACTAGCGAAGTTTTAGCTTCTGACAAAAATAGAGAAAAAGCTATTGACAAGGAAATTGAGATGTTCCAGCCCGGTGGGGTTATGTATGACAACAATAATTAGTATATTATTTTTATTATCGGTATCATGTTTTGCCGCTTCATTCGTATTCGGCGGGAAATACAGGCTTTTTGAACCCATTCTCATGGTATTAGGGGTCTTTCTTTTGTTAGCCATGTGTATAGGTGGTATTCTTTATTATTGGAATTAAAATTATGAAAACAACTGATGGATTTAAAGTTAAAAAGGAAAATACCTATTTTATAGTTAAACCCTTTGAAATAATTGAAACTAAGTGCGAAACTGTGCATTATAGTAAGTTATTCGGAAATTATGTTTGTTATTTTCATGATTCTTATGACTCATTTTCTCCAGTAATGTTGAAAGGAATGGTATATAAATCCAAAGAAAAAGCGATAGAGAGACTTAAGAAAATACTAAAAAATAATATAAAAAGTCATGAAAAATCTATAAAAGAATCCAAAGAAAAATTGGAGGCATTAAATGCATGAATCTAATTCTTACGCAAAAATAGATAAAGAAAAATTAATTAGTTTTTGTAAAGATTTTATAGAGATAATAGAAAAACATCAAAAAGATAAAAATGAAGAAATTTTATCCGATTTTATCGAAAAATATAATAAAAGATGGTATAGACGTAAAAAGAATATAACTAGAGATCAAGCACATAAAAAAATAATAACTAGTAGTATGTATTCGTGGATGTATTATCCTTGTCATGACTATGATAATCAAAAGAAATTGGCAGAAAAAATATTGAATTTATGTAATTGTTCTATTGAAGATACTGTTAATGTTACAGCAGAAGATTTGAATTTTATTCATTATAAAGAAAATGATTAATGACAACTAAAGAAAAAATGGATGGTTATTTTTCGATGTTCAATTGTCATGTAAATAATGCTTTTGATAAAGCATCAATTTCTTTTATTGAAAAATTTGGAGCAATAAGATATTGCGAAACTATTGCTAAATATTGGAATCAAGGTATTATGTCTATTTTTCATGATCCTCCAACAGAAGAAACAAAGTTCTTTGTTGACACAATAAATGGAGTAGTAAATGAAAGATAAAATAATATATGGTGCAGCCATTAATCTTGTTGGAATTTGGGGTCCAAAAAAGATGGTATGGCATAATAGGTGTAAACAATATTATGATAATTCTGGAAATTTTAGTATTGACAAATTGGGTCTAAATGAAAAAGATGGCATAACAGAATTTTCTTCAACAAATAAAAAAGAAGTAGAGTTGTGGGTTGAAGGTGCAAAGGCAGCGTTTAAAAGAATAAATATACTTACCAAATAGGAGAAAGTAAATGCCTAAATTTAAAATTAAGTGGCACGGCGTACAAAATGTGAATGGTGAAGTAATTGTGCAAGCAAAAGACGAAGAAGAAGCTATCGAAGTGGTTCAAGACGACCCGGAAGCAGGAGAACCAGAAATTGAATGTTTTGGTCTAGACGATATAGAAGTAGATGAATGCGAAGAAATTAAGTAGAAATTTATAACCAACTTATCAAACTCTCTACTATAGGGGTGCTAAATGAAAAGATTTAGGATTGAATGGTCAGCAACAATACATGGAACAACTCATGTTCAAGCCGAAAATGAAGACGAAGTATATGATATGACTGATGATTTAGATACATCAGAAATAAATGATACAAAAGATATTTGTATAGATTACGTAGAAGAACTAGAAGTAGAAGAAGGAGATGCTTAAATGGCCCTATTAACATCAAAATATAAAGTTATGTTTTATCATAAAACTCTTGCTACAGAAGATCTATATGATATTCATGGAATCCAAGGTCTTCCGTGGGAAGAATCTAGAAGATGTACTATAGCAAAATTATTTGATATTAAAACTAATGAACAATGCAACGAATATATTGCAATATGCAATCCATTGGATAATTTTAGTAAATCGTTAGGAAGAAAATCTTCCTTACAAGGTTTGCTTTGTACAATAACAAATAAAAAAGAACGTAAAGAAATATGGAATGAATACTATAAACAATTCCCAAGGAGAAATACATGCTATCAAAAGAAATAATTATTGAGATTGATGAAAATGGTAATTGTTCGCTAGACGGCAAAGGTTTTATTGGTCCAGAATGTGAAAAGGCTATGGCAGAAATAGAATCGGTTCTTGGTAGAACTGTTAATAAAGTTCATAAGCCAGAATATTCTATGATTAATAGAACAAACGTTAGGAATAAAGAAAGGGCTTAATAATGAAAGAATTGATCGGATATATAGGAGTAGATGCTGGTTGTGTCTGGGTGGGAGATCCGTGCTATTGTGTCACGCCAGATTGCGATAGTCATCCAGCAAAAACTTGGTCAGAATTTTGTAAAAAACTAGAAGATGGTAATTTTTTTGAAAAAGATTTTAAATCTTTCGGTAACGATAATGTTTCAGAAGGAATTGGAATATGTATCGCAACCGCACACGGAGATGGTGAATATCCCGTTTATTTAAAAAGAAATAAGGATGGAAGACCATCTCGATTAATTATTAATCTTGAATAGGGGGATTTATGATTAATGCCGAAAATATATGGAATGTAATAATTCAAAATAATCTATGCCATCCAGATGGCAAAGATGTATTTTTTGATTTCTATAATTCTCAAAATAAAAATAAAACATTCTCGTATAGGCTTAATTGCCAATTTTTAGGTAGGGGATGTAAGCTTTGGCAAGACAGTAATAGATTATGGATTGATATGTATAGGGAGGATGTGACTGACGCTAAACAGGCCCTTATAGATAAAGTTAATAAAGAATTAGAATCATTGAAAGGTTAGTGTATGTCGAGTCTTTTGAATAGAAGTGCTTTAAAAAAATTCATTCTAGCTAAAATAGCCGCGTTGCGTCCCGGAATGGAAAAAAGAATCACTAGAGTTTCTTCTGAAGCATTAGATAATTATGAGGCTAAGTTAAAAAATTCTATAGAAATAGATATACATAAACACCCAAGTATCGGAAAAACTTTCAAGCCTTAAAAATAAAGACCGCAGGGAATATCCTGCGGCCTATTAAAGTATTCGATTTATTTATTAGTTTGTTGGTGCTGGTGTCGGTGCTGGATTTTGATTAAAAATACCTTTGAGTTTTTCGAACAAGGCATTTTTCTGTTCTGGTGTAAGTGAATTGAATATAGACATAACATTTTCTAGTGGTCCACCAGAGTCTGAACCAGAATTAGATTTTAATGCACCGACTGTTCCGGGAATAATTTGTGTTATACTTTCGAACGCCTTTTGCCAAGCTTGTGCCTGTGCTATTCCTAGTGCCGTCATGTTATCAGAATATTTATTATATGCATTTTCCATTGCTTTAATTTTTTCTACTTGTGATTCTGTAACAGTTGATGCGTCAGAGTTAACATGTGCCTCTAATCTTCCTTTGAAATTCTTATCATCTTTGTCATACTCGCCATCAAAAAGTAGGTCGCCTGTAAAATTAGAGCTAGCAGAAGCTTCTAGAGAAGTTCTTGTTTTCTTAAAATGTATTTTTGGTTGTTCTACTCCCATCGCCTGTGATGGAGGTAGAAATCCAGTAACGCATCCAGATAGAAAGCTTATAAGAACAAAAGATATCAAAGTAAGTTTAATCATTTTTAAATTCCTTAAACAAATAACTCATCACAATGTATTATACACAAATACAAATTTAAAGTTTTAATTTAATTTTAAAAGGAACGCTATGATAACAACCTTCGACACTCTTTATTCTTTGAATTCAAATGGATCAATCCAAGAGTGGACTATACTTGTAAAAGATAATATTATAATCAAGAGGTATGGTCAATCAAATGGCAAGATACAAGAAACATCAGATGTTATTGAAAAAGGTAAAAACATCGGTAAGGCAAATGCAACTACACCGGAACAACAAGCTCTAAAAGAAGCGCAAAGCCAATGGGAGAAAAAACTTAAAAGTGGATATGTTCTATCCATAGACGATGCAATAAAAGGAAAAGTAAATAAAGAATTCGTAGTCGGAGGTGTTGAGCCAATGCTAGCTAAATCCTTTAAAGATTACGAGAATAAAATAGTATATCCTTGTTATTCACAGCCGAAACTAGATGGTCATAGGTGTATTTGTATAGTTAACAATGGAATATGCTCACTTTGGTCTAGGACAAGAAAGATCATTACAAGCGTCCCACATATTATAGAGACAATTGAAAAAACATTCCCAAATAAAAATATTATCTTGGATGGTGAATTGTATAACCATGATTATAAAAATAAATTTGAAGAAATTACTTCATTTATAAGACAACAAACACCAAAAGTTGGATATGAAGTAGTTAAATTTTTCGTATATGATATAGTAAGCTCAGATAACTTTGAACAAAGAATATTAAATTTAAATAAAATAAAATTTACTAATGATAATATAATAAAAGTAGAAACACGAAAAGTTAATAACTCAGAAGAATTGATGGATTATTTTATAGAAGATAGAAAAAATGGCTATGAAGGTAGTATGTGTCGAAACGCCATTGGCCCTTATGAACATAAAAGATCTTATAATTTACAAAAAATTAAAGATATGCAAGATGATGAATTTGAAATTATAGGAATTGAAAATGGTAGAGGTCGAATGAGCGAGTGTGCAATCTTCGTATGCAAGACCGTAGAAGGAAAAGAATTTTCTTGTAAAATGCAGGGTAGTTTAGAGGCTTTAAAAATATATTTAGCTAATCCGAAAACTGTAATAGGGAAATTATTGACTATACAATTTCAGGGATACACGAACGGATCTTTACCTAGATTTCCGATAGGATTAAGAATCAGGAAAGATATTTGACATGAGTAAATTTTTAGATTTAACTGGACAAAAGTTTAATAGATTAACAGTCAAGCGTAGAGTAATTAATTCGAAAAATGGAAGATCTATGTGGTCGTGTATGTGTAACTGTGGTGAAGAAAAAATAGTTAGCGGCCATGATCTTAAATGCGGAGATACCAAAAGTTGCGGTTGTCTGAAAAAAGAATCTACAATCATAAATAATAAAGTTCGCAAAACAATACATGGACATTGTAAATATAATGTGGAATCTAGAACCTATAGAATATGGTCCAGTATGCTCAATAGATGTTATAATAAGAAAAATATAGGTTATAAAAATTATGGTCAAAGAGGAATAACGGTATGTGATAGGTGGAATCCTAAGACTGGTGGTTCTTTTGAAAATTTTCTTAAAGACATTGGAGAAATCCCAAAAGCATTAACATTAGACAGAAAGAATAATAACATTGGGTATTCCCCAGAAAATTGTAAGTTATCAACTCCAAAAGAACAAAACAGAAATATGAGAACTAATGTAAATTATACTTACAATAATAAAACTCAGTGTCGTATAGATTGGGCTAATGAATATGGAATGAGTTATCAAACTCTGACATACAGATTAGATGTATTGGGCTGGTCGATAGAAAAGACATTAACAACCCCCAGTTAGAAAACATAAAAAATATAGAAAGAATAAAATATGAACTGGAAAAAGAAAATACAATTAAAACACATAATATGTTCAAGACCAGAATTAATGCCAGAAGATGATGTTCCGACTAATATTATAGAAGAAATTTGTGAAATATTGGAAAAAGAAGATGAATTAAAAATATTCTGTGATGATCTGAGATATTGTAATTTGGTTTGTGAGTTTAATGATGTACTAGAAGATATATATGATTATTGTGATAATAATGGAATTTGGTTAGGATAAAATATGAATAAAATAAGAATGAAAGTCACTATAACTGGTTTTTATGATGCCGACCCACGATGGTATCCTGAGAATTCTTCGCCAGAAGACATGTGTAAAGTTGATGTAAACAATGGCATAGATGCAATATTAGATTGTGTAGATCAAAATACATTAGAACTTAAAATTGAACCAGTTGGAGAATAATATGAAAGCATACATAGCAACAGTAATAATAGAAATGCCAATATACGCAGAAAATGAAAAAGAAGCAACAAAAGTAGCAGAAAAATTCTTTATAGAAGAAGTAAAGGCATGTCCTCCCGCTGACTTAGATTTTTCTATAAAACCAATGAATAGATGCCCAGATGGATCAAACCATTCAGAATCTTGTTGGTCTAGCAAAGAAGATGAAACAATAAGTATTTTAGAAGGAATTAATTTAAATGGTGCTTGAAATAATTAAATATCCCCATAAGATTTTGAGTGCAAAATGCGAGTCTGTAGAATTTCCATTAACTGATGAAATAGAGCAACTATGCAAAGATTTAAAAGAAACTTGCATCCATCATAATGGTCTTGGATTAGCAGCCCCACAAGTTGGATACGATTTAAGAATTTTTGTATTCAATAAAGAAGAAATAATTATCAATCCTATAATAATAGCGGGATCGAGTAAGATATGGTCAGAAGAATCTTGCTTATCTATTCCGAATGCATCCTTTAAGGTTAGAAGATGGGAAGAAATAACTGTTGCATATTATAATATTGAAGGTAAGATTATAAACGATTTAATCCTTAAAGGGTTAGAATCTGTTATTTTCCAGCATGAATTTGATCATCTTAAAGGGATTCTTATAAAGGATAAAGAGATTAAATAATGGAAACTAAAAAATAAATAAAAAAACGTGTTAATAAAGAAAATAAATTGCGTAGAAAAAAATCGAATGATATTTACAAAAAACAAATAAAATGCTTCTGGACGTGGCCGTTTGGTCATATCTATATATATGGTAGTTTTGGACTCGGCAAATGTACTATTTGTAAAAAAGAAAAATATTCAGGAAGATATATATAGGTTAAAATGCCAAAGAAAAATAAAAAAATAAGGCAGAAAATAAAACAAGAGAAAGAACAAAAACACGAAAAGACATTTGCGCCACAACCGAAAGTCTTAGCTATCCTAATAGGACTTCCGGGTTCTGGTAAATCTTATTACGCACAACATTGTTTAAATAATTATTATAGAATATCTCAAGATGAATTTGGTAGGTTTCCGCATTATAAAAAATTTCTTCAACTTCTAATAGAAGGATGCTCTAGGATTTGTATAGATAGAGTTAATTTTGATAGATTTCAAAGATTAAGATACGTTCTACCGGCAGAATATTTCAGATATAAAATAGTATATTATCATTTTATGGCATCTGAAGAACAATGTTTGAAAAGAATGGCCACTAGACAAAATCATCCTACAATCAATCCAAGAGATACTGAAAAACATAAAGAAATAATAAATAGATTCAAAAAAGAATTTCATCCCATAGAAGATTTTGAGTGTGACGAATATATAGAGGTAAAGACATAAGAATGATATTTGGGTTATCCGATCTATTTTTAGATAAATCGAAAGAGTATTTTTCACCCCTAAAAGGGAGTTGGATCAATAGGCTGACTCAGTTACTCTTAGATTTGCTGTACGTCACAGGGTACTAAGTGCGTCTGCCAACAGCCGGATAACTCAAATATTTTTTGGAGAATATATGTATAAAAATTGTGATTTCCCGACAGATTTGTTAAATCGTATAAAAGATTTAGACTCACATGCACCAGATGCATCGTGGAATGAGCAAATTAAAACACAAAAGATCAATAGTATAGGTTTCCTAGAAAACGCAAGAATCCTTATACCACAAATTATAAGATCAATTGATCCAAATTATAGAAAATAAGGAGCTAAAAATGATATTGGGTGGATCGTTATGGGTTGCTGCCGCTCTTATGTGGCAATGTTGGACTGGACCATTAGTTAGACCAGACTGGGAAAGACCCAAAACTCCAAAAGATCCGGAGTGGGAATGCTGGTTTCATACAGATTATCACGATGATGGAGATACAGATTTGAGAGATTGGTCTTATTTTCAAAATGACACAAAAAGATTTGATACAAAATAATATATGATATATTATGTAGTAAAATTATTTTGTACCAATTCACAATATAAAGGATGAGAATTACAGAAATTAGAAACTTTGAAAGGATTTTCGCGTGCCTAATTATAAAAAAGAAATTGAAACATATCGCTGTGGAGATTTATTTAAATTTGGAAATCATAAAGAAATTTATATTTTATCCCAAACTGGATATGGTTGTGGAATGATGGTTGGACTATATGATAGTTCTAATAGAATAGCTATTACAGGAGAACGTCCAATCTTTTTTAAAAAGGGGTTGAATGAAATTTCTCAAGAAGAAATAAATAATCTTGTAGAATCTGCGGAAAACACATTTGGAAAAATTCAGTGCATTGGAAATATTAGTGAATTTGAATTAATAAAGAAAGAGAATATTAATGTTAACTAAAGAAATTTTAATTATCTTGGATGAATTAAAAACAGATATTCCAGAATTTGAAGCATTAGAAAGTATATCTCCAAGATTGGTAACAGATATAGCATATTGGATTAATGAGGATAGAATACATCATTCAAAGAAAGTCAGAAAAATAGGGGTCTTCAATAATGCAAGAACTAAAATTAGTAGAACAGCAAGATAAATATGGTTGTACTATAGCTTGTATGGCGATGGTTTTAGGTAAAAAGTATTTCGAAATGAGACAATTGCTTCTGGAAAACGGTTTTTTAAAAATAAGTATCGAACCAGAATATATTGGTTACTTCGAGGATGAAATCCCAATAATATTATCTAAATTTGAAATTAAATCAAAATATATTCCATTCGACGGATTAAATAAATTACAAAATAATTGTATATTATCGTTAATTAGAAGTGAACCAGACAATAGAGGATATCCATTATGGAAACATTCAGTTGTATATGATACCAAAAACAAGAAAATACTAGATCCTGCAAATCAGATTAATAATTTGGAAAAATGGCGAATAAACGTAGAATATTGTTTGGAAATAGCATGAGAAAACTAGCTAATATTTTAGACTTATCACATATTAAAAATAAAAGATTCATAATCATTGGAGACCAACATGGCTGTTACGATCAATTATTAAATCTTCTCACTAAATGCAATTACAATAAAAAAACTGATGTAATAGTTGGTTGTGGTGATATGGTTGACCGTGGCGATAAGTCATACGAAGTTATTAAGTTCTTTCAACCAGATAATCCTCATGAAGAACACAATATTTTTACTGTCATGGGGAATCATGACGATAAATTTAAACGATATTTACTGGGAAATAAGATAACCATCGGCAAAGCACTGCAAAAGAGTGTCGATGAATTTTCAATTAAGTGTCCCGATTTAATAGAAAGAGCGTCAATAGCTCTATGGCTCAGTAATTTGCCACACATAATACGTTTACCAGATTTATTAGATAGGCCATGCTATATTGTCCACGCTGGTATTGATACTAGATATCCAATTGATCAACAATCTCAAGAAACATGCATTTACATAAGAGGAATAAATCCTAAAAATTTCTTTGATGAAAGTGCTGGCCTTTGGTATGATACTCTTGATGGATCATATTATATCTTGAGTGGTCACATAAGTTCTAAGGTAGTAAATCCCGTTCCTTGGAACTTTTCTCTAGACGCGGGTTGCGCATCTGGAGGTAAGTTAAGAGCGATGGTTATAGAAAATAACAAATATGAGATAGTAGAGGTTGATGGATTTATGAGAAATTGTCAAATTCCAAAAGAATTTAGAGTTCAAGAAGGAATAGATGGAGAAAGATTAATTACTCCGGGTTTCGCAGTTTCTAACTCTGCATGGAAAGCAGAAGAACATCTTTGGTTGCGTTCGCTTCATATAGATAAAAATGACGAAGTTATTTCTTGTGGATTCCCTAAGTTTTTTAACATGGGGGATGGACCTAGAGAATTCCAAATAACGCAAGATAATTTGCTTGACCAGATAGATAGGGGTAAGCCGTTGCTTGCGACTCTAAAAATAGACGGCTCCCTTCTTATAAGGTTCGTCCATAATGGAAAAGTTAGATTTAGGACAAGGGGTTCAATGGAAGTTGGCCTAGACAATAAAGACGAAATAGAGGAATTTCTTATAAAATATCCTAAACTAGCCGATCCAACTTATTATCCAACTATGTCTTTATTATTTGAATGGACCAGCCCAAAAAATCAAATAGTTATAAAATACGATATACCAGAACTTACACTAGTAGGTGCTGTTCTTCACGGCAAAGGCATAAAATGGTATGATACCGAATTTGATTTAATAGACATTAATGGTCTTAAAAAGATATCAGAAGATACAGGAATATCTTGTGTCCAGCATTTTAATTTGAAAAATAGAGTAGATGTATTAGATCTAATAGAAAAGTTAAAAGCAGAAAAAGAGATTGAAGGTTATGTAATAAGAATGAATAATGACCAAGATATGGTTAAGGTTAAAAGTGATAATTATTTTATTCTGCATGCGTTGAAATCGAATCTGAACACAGAATCTCTTATTGATCTAATTTTATCTTGGAATTTAGGACATGACTATAATTTATTTAAAGAAAAATTCATAGCGTCATATGATTATGAAACTTGGACAGTTGCTTTACCCGCTGTTTCTTCAATATTCGATGGATTTAAGCATGCATCTAATATAGGATTACATATAAATAGATTCGTCGATGAAAATAGAGATAAACCAAGAAAAGAATTTGCTTTATTAGCGCAGCAAAAATATTCTGGAGAAAAGTTATCGGCATGTTTCTCTTTACTTGACAATAAACCAATACATAAAAATGCTTTCAAGACGTGGGTGCTTCAGAATTGTAAACAGTACGAATTTAGTATGTTTAAAAAGGAAATTAAAAATGACTAAGAAAGATTTTATATCATTAGCTGATACATTCAAGCAATGTCCAGAATTACATAACACAAAATATTTGCTAAACATGGCTGATGATCTTGAAAAGAGATATTCAAAATTCAATAAAAAATTATGGCTTGCCTATATACGTGGTGAATGTGGATCAAATGGTGGTAAGATAAAAAATGAAAATAAGTCGTAAATTTGCAATAGAAATAGAAAGATTCGAAAGATTTTCTACCGTACAACCATTTACTAGAACAGAAGAAGGATTACGACAATTTTTCTTTAAAGAGAGCAGAGGAATTATTCCTGAGAATCCCGATCCATATTACGAAATTTTACTAGACGGTAAAAGATGGTGGGAATGGACATTAAATTATATAGCAGAACAATATACAAGCAAAGATATGTGGTTTGGATGGGCTATCTTAAAAGAAGATTATAAAAATGATCCAAACGGATATAAACAAATAAGGCAAAGAGTCAAGCCAATAGCTAAAAAATACTCTTTAAGATTTAATATCAAAGATGAAGATTTTGAAAAAATCTGGAGAGAAAATGATTAAGTGTAAAAAACATCCAAAGTATAAGGCTAAATATAAGCCAAGAGCAAAATGTCCAACATGTGAAAGAATCTTTAGAGAGAAGATTGTATCCATAATAATGCAAAGATGTTTAGAGATACCAAACTTTGAAACTAAAAAGTTTATGATACCGGATGATTTATTGCGATATATTCCAAAATAAGAAATGCTGTAGAATTAACTTATAGAGTAGCTAAGTCTGATTTAAGTAATACTTCATTTAATGAATTTTGGATTAATAAGGATTAAAGTAAAATGAGACTAAAACTTAAGAAGAATTCATCAATTAGAAAAAATGGACTTTATGATTTAGAAAATATTTTTGGAGATTGTAGTGGTCACGGATATGGATTCGGAGGGGAAGATATAGAGTGGTATATTGAACATAATAATAAGTTTTATAAAACTTTACAAATATATAGAGAAGAAGATGAACTTTCAATATACGTGCAAGAAATCTATAGAAACGGAATTGTAAAAAATCTAAACAAGAATAATATACCCAAAGTTTGGCAAAATAAATTTAATAAATTTGTTAAAGAACATTGTCTTAAATAAAGTGAAAATGTATAAAATACAGATACAAAACATAGTCTATTAAAATTCAGTAAATTGCGCAGGTTGAACGATGAAACAAAAAGCTGTAATATCACAAAACCGACAGAATAAATTAATGGCGCAATTGTTTGGAATTTTTAGAACCCTTAAAAAGCTAGTGGCGTATAAGTAGGTAACATATTGTACGAAAGTTTATGCATTACTAAGAAGGATCAAAATGCATGACAAGGAATGGAAACACTTGAGCTATTCAAGAAGAACGAGTCCTGTAAAATTTCAACAGCAGAAAGGATTGCGCGATTTATCGCCCTGTGTGCCAGTTGAGCCGCTTGTAATGGGCGGCGATAGGTGCAGGATAAGCCAACTCGTCAGCGACGAAAAATCCATAGGTACTGTATCCCGCTCAGTACGTTGGTCCGAGAAAGCAAGGAATAGCGTAGGCAAGTTCGTACAAGATAATTATAGTATATCTTTCTATATATAAGAAAGAAAATACTAAACTTAATAGGATATTAAGTTTGATAGGTAAAAGAGGCGGGTTGCGCGCTAAATTAAAAAAATAAATTCAAATACGTGCTGATGCACGTTAGCAAGACAGAAAACATTTTATTTGGATTAATTATAATAGGAGATAAAATTTTATTTTTGTGTTTTGTTTGTTGGGTATTTTTCTTAGTAATTTCTTATCGTAATAAAGGTGCCAAATGAAAAAACTATCTGCTAATTATAAAAGAAAGATTGTAATGATACCAGAATTAAGTAATTTGGATTTGATTCAACAGTATCAAAGTTCATCTTATGATTTAGATCGTAACATGACAGAAACTGGTTTACCTTTCGATGATATATTAAAATATAATATAGAACTAGAAGAAGAAATTCTTAGGAGAATGAATTAAGATGGATAGAGGAATGAAGACGGTCAATATACAAAAACAAAAAGATATTCATTTCGAACTTTCTGATCGTGAAATATTATTATCTTTTGTTAACGATGATGATTCTATATTATTTGAAGAATGGTGGAAAGTAGAAGGTTCTTCTATATTTGAAGATTATCTTCAAAATCAAAAAGAGTTATAAAATGAAATGTTGTTTTTGTTTTGATAATATAAATAAATCTGAAGTGTTTTATAAATTAATTCCATGTTACATAAAAAATGATGAAACACAATATATAAATTGCAATAATGATATAGCATGTCACGAAAAATGTATTGCGAATAACAATAATGATAAAAAACAAACACAAGATAATTCGGTTAAAAGAAATACTATATTAGATTCTTTGGTAAATTAGAATGAATAAATTAAAAAATATTTTCAATGAAAATGGTTTGGTTATAGATAAATCATTTGCAACTATTTCTAACAATTTTAGAAAACTCCCCAATTTCGTTTTCGATTATTTGTCATCTCAATTAATTCATGATTCAAATCCCGAAATTGGTATATCAAAAATAAATAAAATAATAGAAGAAAATTTTGTAGACTCCGATAAAAAAGAATTAGTTAAAAGTAGAATTAAGGAATTGGGAAGATATTCTTTTTTGGGAAATATTAGTTGCAGATTTGATCAAAATAAAAATGAATATTTTGCATCTGTAAATGTTTTGGAAGATAATAATATTAGAATAAGTCCTGATGTTTTAGAAAAATATGGAGATATACTATTAACAACAGGGTGTTATGGAAGTTTATTAATTGCTTTTGAACCATTTACATTAACTAAAAAGAAGAATTATCCATTTATTATAATAGATTTTGTTCCATTTCAAATAATAGATATAAATATAGATTCATATATAGAAAAAAGAAAGAATTTTTCGACAGATGAATGGATAGACATTATAATAAACAGTATCGGATTTAATCCAAATCTTCTAAATAGAGAACAAAAATTATTGTACATATGCAGACTAACTCCTTTTGTAGAATCTAATCTTAATACGATAGAATTGGGAGGAACAGAAACTGCTAAGACACATATATACAGAAATCTTAGCCAATATGGTATATTGCTTTCAGGTTCTAATCCATCTATGGCAAGTCTATTTTATAATAAACTAAGAAGAACGGTCGGTATCCTTTGTAAAAAGGATTGCGTTATATTTGACGAGATATCTGGGACTAAATTCAACGATGAAGAATTGATAAATTCTCTTAAAGACTTTATGAATAGTGGAAAATTCTCAAGGGATAAAGTAGAATTAACTTCTGGATGTTCCGTTGTATTTATAGGAAATATTGATACCGACACAAATAAACAAGAAGTAAAAAATTATTATCATCACCTATTTGTTCCTCTACCAGTTAAAATAAGGAATGATCGCGCCTTTCTAGATAGAATTCATGCATTCTTACCCGGATGGAAACTACCAAGAATCTCTGTGTCTAGCCTATCTTCAGATTATGGATTCATGGCAGATTACATAAGTGAAATATTTCATAGATTTAGAGATAAAGATTATTCTAGTATTATTAAATCTAAGATTAAATTTGATAACTCAAGTTTTAGAAATCAACAAGCTGTAACCAAACTTTGTTCTGCTCTCATTAAAATAATTTATCCAGATAAAAATATGACTGATGATGAATTAAAAGAAATTCTAAATATTTCTATTGACTTGAGGCAAAGGGTTGTTGATCAATTAGGAATCATAGCACCTAGTGAATTCAAGGATATCAAAATAAAATGTTCAATAATTTAAATGATATCAATAAGGCTATAATGGATTTTAGATTACACAATGGAAGATATCCAAACGTAATCTTTATATCTAAAGAAAATAAAGCCAGTTTTTTTAAAATTATTGATAATCATTATTACTATTCCAACCCATCTCAAGGTTTTAATGAAATGGAATTACTTGGATTAAAGGTAAAATTTACACAATCTTTAGATGGATTAGATTATGTAGCAGAATTTGATAAATCATCTTCTCTTGAAAATTTTAATTCAGAATATTTAAATTATCCATCACTACCAGAATATATGAAAAAAATATTTGTTGAAAGACCATATAATGGAGAGAAAACAAAAATACCAGAGAAACCAAAACAAAAGAAAAAAAGGAGAATAATTTTATGAAAAACAAAACATCTAATGTAATTTGTATCATTCTTTCACTTATAACCATTGGTTGTATAAGTGGCATTGTTGTTACAACTCCCGGTTGTAAAAATATAATAAATGGAAGTTGGAGATAAAGTGATAGAAGAATGGAAAGATATTAAAGAATATGAGGGATTGTATCAGATATCTAATTATGGATTAGTAAAATCCTTTATTTCAAATAAAATATTAAAATATGATATAAAATATGATGGCCATAAAAGGGTAACTCTTTGTAGAAAAGGTAAAACTAAAAAATTTAATGTCCACAGATTAGTTTTAGAGACTTTCGTTGGTTCATGTCCAGAAGGAATGGAATGTCGTCACTTAGATAATGATGCATCAAACAATAAAGTGTCAAATCTAGAGTGGTCAACGCATTATGAAAATATGCAAGATAAATATAAATTTAAAACAATAATAAGAGAAAAATGTATAAGAAAAAATTGTAAATTAAACGTAATACAAATTAGAATTATAAGATATTTATTAAAAACAAAAGTATTATTACAAAAAGAAATTGCAAAAATATTTGATGTCGCAGATTCTCAAATATCAGAAATTAAAAATAATAATCAATGGAGTCATATACGATGAGGTATTGTGGAGGAAAATTTAGAATAGCCAAGTCACTTACCAATTTTTTAAAATATGTTAGAAAACAAAATCAAGTATTTGTTGATGGAATGGTTGGAGGTGGAAGTATAATAAGATTTATTGATGGAAATAGGATAGCAAATGATAAATGCCCATATCTTATAGAATTTTATAAGGCAATCCAAAATGGCTGGAGACCAAAAGAAAATCTTTCTGAACAAGATTATAAAAGATTACAGAAATTATATAAAGATGGGGTATGTAACGGAGAAATAGGATTCGGGCTATATTTTTGTTCTTGGGGTGGTAAATTTAATGGTGGTTATGCTAGAAATTCTAAATTTGATAAATCCTTCAAATTAGTTAACGGTCAACTTAAAGATTGCTATAAATTATCAGATTCAATAAATGACGTTAAATTTATATGTTCAGATTATGAAGATTTATTAAAATATCATTTAAAAGTTTTTCAAGATATAAAGTCTAGGTGCTTAATATATTTTGATATTCCATATTTTGGAACTACAGAATACAGATTTAAATTCGATCATATTCGTTTTTGGGAAGTAATTAGAGAGTATTCAACTATACACGATATTTATATTAGTGAATACGTAGCGCCAGAAGATTTTGAATGTGTATGGAGTATGGAAAGAAAAACTAATTTAAATACTAAAGATGCATGTAAGTCAGACAGGATAGAAAAATTGTTTAAATACATGGGATAATATGAAAAAATATAGAGTCAGATATAGTGAAGTGTTAAATTATAGAGTAGACATCATTGCTAATGATCAAGAAGAGGCTAAAAAGACTTTAAAAAATATTTCTAAAGATAAAAGGTATAGTCCAGAACTAATTTCTTCTAGTGGAGAATCCCTTGACTATATGATGGAAGTAGATGAAAATGGGGAAGATATAGAAGGGACAGATTGGTGTTAAGATGAAAAAAGAGCTAAGTCGTAGCCCACAAAATATAAATGGAAATACTTGGTATTACGAAGAAAATGATGGTATACATATAATTCATTCTTTCAACGGTCCCAATTTACCTATGGTAGTTCAAATTAAAATTCCTTATAAAAAACTTAGGGCGACTATGAAAAGATTAAATAAAACTAGACCGAATAGGTCTCCTGTAGTAGAAAGGGTTAAGAAAAATGGACGGAATGCAAAGATTCATAAATAAGATGTGGGAATGGGGTTGCGAAGTAAAACCAAAAGAGATAATTGCAAAAGAACAGCAAATAGAAAAGCAAGTCAAAAAATTACTAGAAAGACTTCACAGAATAAAAAAAACTAGACAATATAAAGATATGATTATGTTAGAATCTGATGTATATAAGATATACAAACTGATTGAAAGATATGACGATTATATTATGAACGGGGAATAAAATGAAAAGAGCAATTTGTGTATTAATGTGTTTTATTGTTGGTTGCAACCCATTTAATTCAACTCCATGTAAAAAATGTTCAAATAATGGTTCATTTATTAGAATGAAATTAGATGGAAGAAAATGTCAATATATATGCCATATTCATGTGTTTCGTGGAAATAAAGATAATCATATAAGATGTATTTATAATAATCTGTATCAAGAATTAGATGTTAGTTCAGATGAATTTATTTTTATAGAGGATTAAATGAAAAAAGTTAAATTAATATTAGAATATGATGCTGGTGATTACCATCAAAATCAATGGATATCTATCAATCCAAAAGATTGGGAAGAGTATATACAGCAGTGCGATCTATTAGCTTGCGATCTGAAGATCTTAGAAGTAAAGGTTGAACAATGTTAAAATTTGGAACAGCACCATTTCTTGAATGTAGCTCTAAAGGAGATAAAAGATTTAGTGCGTTCTATGCCAGACTGGAAAGATATGGTGGTAAAAGTATAGAAGAAATCTATCAAGCCAGAAAAATATTTGAGGATGGGTCTAGTGGTCTTTCATGGAAAGAAGCCAAGGGTCGTGAGCCAGTTAATAAAGAAGACGTAAGATTACTGTACGAATATCTATGGGTTGTTTATTTTGAAGAGAATCCTTATTTATTAGAAGTTATAAAACAATTTAATGGGTTCTCAGACGTATTCGGACAACCTAATCATTGCTGTCAAGCTGAAGAAATTTACAAGATTTGGAGTAAGTTTAGATGAAGACAAAACTTGATATAGAAATTCCAGATGAGTTAATAAACCAAAAAATAGATTCTTTAACCAAAGAGAATATTAGATTAAAGAGTGAAAATACTCGATTGAAGAATAAATTGGCAATAGCAAAAACTATATCGGAAAAAGCTAATCGTATTATAGAAGCCGTGCGAGAAGCTGGTGGATTTTGCGATGATGGTTGTTACGGAGATCATTAATAAATGAATAACATTTGTTATATATGTAATATTAATCCGGGAGTGGAGTGTCCGGGTAGAAAACCAAATGAAAGAACAAAATGTTTATCTTGTTTAAGAAAATATTTGATAGTAGAAAATATACATAATTCAATATATCAATTAGAATGTATGATAATTATAATAAAACATAAAAATGATTGGGAAGAGCAGATAAGAGAAATCATTGAGTTTTATAAAAACAAAGAAAGAAATATTCCAAAATCTGAATTTTACAAAAGTTTATTAGAGATTAATAATGAAGAATAAAAAAACGATTTTTTTGGATATGGACGGGGTTTTAGTAGATCTTTTCTCTGGAATAGAAAAACAATTTAATATTAAAAAAGGATTTTTAGAAAGTAAACCCTACCCATGTCTCCCAGACTCTATAGATATAGCAAATAAACTATTAATGACAGAAGAATGTCTTTGGGGAAATAAAGTTAATGATGTAAAATTTTGGGAAAGCTTACCTAAATATCCTTGGTCCGATGATCTAATAATAGCTTGTTTAAATGCCAACGTAGAAGACGTGTTAATCTTAACCTCTCCATCAAAAACATGCATGTATTGTTCTAGTGGAAAAGTGGCTTGGTTGAGTAAACATTATCCATTTTTTGTTGCTTATGGGAAAATTGTAATAGCAAATAAAAAATATTTGCTTGCTGCAAAAAATCGCGTACTTATTGATGATACAATTGAAAAATGCAAACAGTTTCGTGATGCTGGTGGAGAAGCAATACTTTTCCCACATCCTTACAACAAGAACTATTTCCCTAGTACAGAAAAAGGAGTTTATCAACCCAAAAACGTGGATGAAGTTATAGATATGATAAAGGAATTATAAATGGAATTCTTAGATAAAGTCAAGCAACTATCTCAATTAAATTCTGAAGTTTTAGAGTATCTTAAACCATTTATGGAAATATACAAAAAATATGAGACAGGACTTGCTAGTCGTAATTGCATTACAGAAATAAAAATAGAAGATGGTCTAGTGTATCTTGTAGGCGAAGAATGGTATTGTGGTGGTACTGATTATCATGGTGATAGTTTTAATCCAGAATTATTTAGTAAAGATTTACAATACTTTGAAGACTATTTAATTTTAGAAAAAAATAAAAAATTAGAACAAGAAAGACTTAAGAAAGAAGAAAATGAAAGACAAGCCGAAGAATATCAAAGAAAACAATATGAATTATTAAAGAAAAAATTTGAAAAGGAGTAATAAATGCGTGAAAATACAAGGGTAGCTATTGTGACAATATTGATTCTTTCATTTATTTTTACTGTTGTCGGATATCTAGGATATCATTTAAGATATGAACAAATGCATCCATGCCGACCTTATTATCCCTATCAAATTATAGGAGGAACCATAGAAACTGGAGGTAATGCATTTCACTCATATTCATTACATTTAATATATGTTAAAGGAAAGATAAAAGATCTTGATGAAGAATGTACTGTTTCTATAAGAGTAACAGAACAAAAATATTACGATTTAATAGAGAAAAAGTTAAAATAGGAGTTGTACATGTCTACATATGAATGTCCGGTGATCAAAATAAAGCTAGAGCCGCATCCAGATGCTAATTCTCTAAGCCTTGTTAAATATGGAAATTTTACTCTAGTTGTTAAGACGGCACAATGGAAAGACGGAGATCTTGCCGTTCATATTCCCGAAGACTATTGTGTTCCTGACACAGAGCAATTTGCTTTTCTTGGAAATAGTAAGAGAATAAAACCGAAGAAATTCAGAGGAATTTGGTCTGATGGAATTTTAATAAAAGCACCAGACGGATTAGGTATTGGCGAAAATGCTATGGAAATTCTTGGTATCAAAAGATATGATCCAGAAATTGAAATATCATTCAATAATGATAATGAGGCCGAACCTATTGGTAACTGGCCTAGGTATGATGTAGAAGGTTATAAGAAGTATGCTGATTGGTTTAATCTTGGAGAACAAGTAGTTTGTACCGAAAAAATTCATGGTGCTAGTGCGAGATTTGTTTATATTGAAAGTTATCATCATTTTCCAGAGCCAGACCCAAGAGATGGTAGTTCACCGATTGTCACTGGTAGGATGTATTGTGGTTCAAGAACTAATTGGAAGAAACAATCAGAAAAAGATCCTTGGTGGAAGGCTTTACAACAGAATCCTTGGATAGAAATATGGTGTAAAGCTAATCCGGGCTATGCGCTATATGGGGAAATATTTGGGCAAGTTCAAAACCTAAAATATGGTTGCGAACCGAATCAAATAAGGTTTGCTATCTTCGATATAAGACATGATAGGATTTGGCTAAATCACGATATAGCGAGAGATATGGGCCACGGACTATTTTGGGTTCCAGAAATATACAGAGGTCCATTAGATCTTAATAGAATTTCTGAACTAATAGAGTGCGATAGCGTAGTAGGTGGTAAGGGTCATATTATGGAAGGTTGTGTGATAAAGCCATTAATAGAAAGAGAATTACACGGCGGCGATAGAGTTCAGCTTAAACTTATAAGTAAGAGATATTTTAATGAAAAGTGATAAAGAAACATCGTGTAAGACATGCGGTAAAATATATCCAAGATGGAAATTGAATTACTCGCAAGTATGCTTAAAATGCGAGGATGAAAGTATTCCTTATAGCAATAATAGAGAAAAATGTTCTTTTTCAAATTTATTTTTCAAGCCTTTTATATATATCGGTGAAACCGTATTTAGGATTTTAAGTAAATAAATTATGGAATTTCTAATAGAAGATTTGGTTTTTGAAGACGATATAAAAACTTTAATATCTACTCTTAAATCGAGAAATATTAAATATAAAATTTATAATAAAAATGTTATTAATTCATCATATACAAATTTAGATATATATAAATATAAAACTTTTTGTTACGGATCATTAGAATTTATAAAAAAAATAAAGGAATTAAACAACCCAAACCTAATTACTTCTTGTACAATAGAAAATTATGATTGTAGAATATATTATCCGCATTTTGCAGCATATAGCAGGATGAAATTCTTATTTAATCATAATCCACAGATTGTAAAAGCTAAAGATATTAAGAAATATTTAGATTCATCTAATTTTCTTCGTCCAGCAGTAGGTTATAAACCTAACGGATTCACTGGTGGAGTATATGAATTAAAAGATCTTGAATATATTAAAAAATGTTTTAATAAAAATGATGAAATTCTCGTATGTAATAGAAAACATATAGATAATGAATACAGAATTATAGCTAGTAATAACAAATACGTTACTGGCTGTCGGTACAAAACTTCTTGTAAAGAAACTAATAAATTAGGATTTGATCCCGATCCAGTTGTTCCAGAAAATGTTATGGATTTTATTTATTTTTATCTAAAAAATATTTATTGGTATCCAGATGAAATATATATTATGGATTTTGCTCAATCTGGTCATGAAACAAAATTATTAGAAATTAATGCGCTCTCAACTTCTGGATGGTACGATTGTGATTATAATAAAATAGTTGATGAAATACTTTTATTGGAGAATTAAATGAGTGATTTTATATTAGAGCCTATGGTGAAATTATTAAGTCGTCCTGTGATAGATATAGATGGGCTAATGAAGTTTTTAGAAGATCATAATTCTTCATGGCCCGAATTTCAAAAGAAGTTAGATAGTAATTTGGATTTGGGGGATAAAGACGCGGAATATATTCCAGAATTAGCTGGAAGAGTTTGTTATATGAGTTTCCCCAAAAAAGATGGTCAATCCAAGGGGAGAACGCACGAAGAGCATGTAAAACACCTTATTGAAGTTGGACATTTTTCTGTAATAGAGCATTGTAATTTTGGATTTCAAATCTGGGGAGTTTCAAGATCGTTGACTCACGAATTAGTTAGGCATCGTCATGCATCATATAGCCAATTGTCTCAAAGATATGTTGATAGCAGTGAAGTTAGATTTATCATCCCTCCAGCTATCCAAGAATTAGAAAAGCAAGACCCCAATCATCCAGTTATAAATAAATGGAAAGAATCTTGTCTAAATTCTAGATTGTTATATGAAGAAATAACCGAAAGTTTGTCAGAACTTTACAAAGATATAGAAGACAAAACAGAAAGAAGAAAAAAGGCTAGAGAAGCTGCTAGGTCTGTTTTGGGTAATGCAACAGAAACCAAGATTTTTATAACCATGAATGCTCGCGCGTTAAGACATTTCTTAACATTAAGAGCTAGTGCCGCAGCAGATAGAGAAATTCGAAATCTTGCAGTTAAGATATTTAAAATAATGGAATTAGAATTTCCTTTATTAATGCATGGTATTGAATTAATTAATTTACCAGATGGTTCTCAAGCTGTAAAAAACAATTTTAGAGAGTCTTAAAATGGCAATATTTATAGATTTAACTGGTAATAAATACAACAGATTAACAGTTATAAGGCGATTAGATAATAAAAAGAGAGCAACTATTTGGTTGTGCAGATGTGATTGTGGCAATCGAGTTGATGTTTTCGCACAACATTTAAAGAACGGTCATACAAAAAGTTGTGGTTGTTTTAAAATAGAGAAAGTCACGAAATATGGACACACAACCCATAAAACAAAATCAAAAATATACGGGAAATGGGTTGATATGCACCAAAGATGTAATAATTCAAACCACAAACACTACAAGTCGTATGGTGGTCGCGGAATAACTGTATGCGAACGATGGTCGAAATTTGAAAACTTTCTTGAAGATATGGGAATTCCTAAGAACAAAGATGAGTTAGACAGAGTAGATGTTGATAGTAACTATGAGCCGAATAATTGCAAATGGTCCACAAGAAGAGAGCAATGCAGAAACAAAAGAAATACATTGTACGTAAACTATAAAGGCGAAAGTATAAAATTAATATCATTGGCAGAAAAATATAATATACAATATCATCGTTTATACAATAGGGTAGTAAGACAAAGTATGTCAATAGACAATGCTTTATCACTAAATTAGAAAGGTTTAAAATGAAAAATTGTTTTTGGATATGGCCATTTGGCCATATATGGGGTGTCAATGAAAACAATTCACATCGTAGAAAATGTGTTTTATGTGGCACAGAAAGTATAAGGGGGGTTTATGATGCGGATTGGCATTTTGATATTTCTCCTTATGTAAAATCATTGGATATTAAAAGATTTAATAAAAGTATATTAGCTTTAAAAAAGAAGAGAAGAAAATATAATGAGAAGAATAACTAGTTCTTATTATAATTATTATTATAAAAATAAGATTAAACTGATAATGAAAATTATATCTAAATTTAGATATATAAATCCAGAAGAGTTAGAATCTATAGCTAGATCAGAATTATTGTATAGTATGATTTATTTTAATCAATCTTTAGGATCATTTAACACATATCTTTATATAAGAATAAGAGGAAATATTCTTAGATATATTAGGGATGAAAAAGAATGGTGTAGAAATGATGATATAGATCCAAATTTATTATTTGGTGAAAAAGATCATTGTTCTAGGAATATTTTTGTGAACGAAATACTATCATCCCTTAATCCAAGAGAAAAACAAATATTAGAACTATATTATTTAGAAAATAATACATTGAGAGAAATATCTGAAAAATTGTGTATATCAACAAATTGTGTTTTTGTTACAAAAAATAAAGCATTAAATAGAATAAAGGATACATTCTCTTGTCTTTAAAAGATAAAATATTTGATAATTTAATTCGTATCTTGGAAAAATCCAAAGCTTTTATAAGAAAGGATGGTCCATCAGATAAACCGTATTGCGTGTATGGTGAAGAAAGCGGAAAAAATTTTGGATGTTATTCAACTAAGGATGCGGCAGAAAAAAGATTAAAACAAATAAAGATGTTCAAACACATAAACAAATAATACTAATTGGAGAAAAAAAATGAATAAGATTATATGTTCTTTATTACTTATGTTTATTTCTATGAATATTATCGGATGTAATTCTACTAAAAAAGTAATTGTTCAAGCAGCTACAACATATGTTGTAGAAAATAGCCCAGAACAAATATCTGTTGTGGTTAAACAGATAGTTAAAATAGCAATAAGAGAAACAGAACCCTCTAAAGAAGAAATAGCGAAAACTATAGAATTCGTTAATGAGTGTAAGACAATAGCAAATGATCCAAAAGAATATACAATCAATAAGCTAAAAGAACTTGCACAAAAACTACCAGACAATAAATCAAAACTTGTTGCCCTAGCATTTATAGATTTTGCAGAAAGATATGTTAATGTAATAGATAAAAGTCCAAATGCTCGCAAAATAATGATAATCGTATGCGATGCAGCGCTGGAGGTTTTAAACAATGAAAAATAAATTTCTTTCACTATATTTAAGTATTTCTTGTGTTGTTTTAATACCTGTTTTGTCTGTAGTTTTAATGCATGATTTAAACAAACCAGTTGCAAAAAATGTTTCAAAAACAAATATGGAATTACAGAAAGAACAATTAATTTCTACTACAGTAAGAATATTTACGAGTAATAAAATATATGGATCTGGAACGATAATCAAAAAAGAAAATATTTCATCTGATGATTTATATACATATTATATTTTAACAGCTAAACATATTACATCAGATAGATTTGTGTTTGGTGATTTAAAAGTTAACAGTATAACCGGAGAAATATCTCGCGAAACAAAACAACAAAATTTTAATATAGTTACTTTTAAGGAAGACGGAAGTATAGAGAATACTTATGAAGCAGAATTCTTAAACGAAACCGATGATGATTATTTAGATTGTGGATTATTAATTTTTAATTCAAAAAATGTTTATCCAGTAGCTAATCTAGCAACGAATGAAATTTTAAATAATATAAAAATTTTAACAGAAGTATATGCTGTTGGATGTGCATTAAAGCATTCACCAATTATAACAACCGGAATTATTTCAGAATTTAATGAAGAAAATAACTATATTCTTTCAACAGCAAATATTGCATTTGGATCTAGTGGAGGTGGTTTATTTATAAAACTAGAAGATAAATATTATTTAATAGGAATATTATTTCAAATAGAAGGTTATCGTGATTATCTATTTAGCTTCCTATCACGTTCATGTCCAATTAAATCTTTGGATTGTTTTCTAATAGAAAATGGAATTTAAGGTATAATATAGTATGGAAAGAATTTCATGGGATGACTATTTCATGGTCATGGCATTTTGGGTATCTAGGCGTAGCCCGGACGAAAGTACGAAATGCGGTTGCGTATTAGTGAATAAGAATAATCAAATAGTTGGATTAGGATATAATGGTTATCCAAGAAAAGTAGACGAAACAAAAATGCCAAAGACACGTCCAGAAAAATATCCGCCCATTTTACATAGCGAAGAAAATGCTATACTTAATTGTTCTTCTAATTTAGAAGGAGCAACGGCATATATAACTGGCCCGCCATGTACCCATTGTTGGGCGCATATAATCCAAAAAGGAATTAAAAGAGTAGTGTACGGACCAATTACAACATCTAAGAATGGTATTTATGCTGATATCAGAACAGATTCGTTTCCAGATGTAGTTTGTAATATGTTAGATGGTCAAAATATTGAAATAGTCAGATGGGATTCTAACAATAAAAAATTTCTATCTGATGAAATTGATTTAGTTAAAAATTTCTTAGGAAATTATTAAATGACATTAGAGAAATATGAACCGAAAGGTTTTGCTCTACAAATATTTAAAGATAGATATGCTATTAGTGAAAATGAATCTTTTTCTGATGCATGCCGTAGAGTTGGTAATTTCATAGCAAGTGCAGAAGACGGTGAAAAAATAAGAAAATTTGATGATAGATTTTTCGAAATTCTAAACACAAATAGATTTAGTCCGGGTGGAAGAATTTGGCGTGGTGCGGGACGTAAAAAATCGGCAATGCTAAACTGCTTTGTGTGTCCAGCAGAAGATAGCAGGGAGGGTTGGGGCCAATTACTAAGCGATGTAACCGTTATAAGTGGGCTTGGTGGTGGAATAGGAATTTCATTTGACAATATACGCCCAAGGGGTACAGAAATAAAAGGAACCGGAGGAATCGCAACCGGCGCAGTTTCTTTAATGAAAATTGTAAACAGTGTTTGTAATGAATTAAGAGAAGGCGGTGGAAGGCGTTCTGCTTTAATGTTTTGTTTATCATATAATCATCCAGATATCGAAGAGTTTTTGCATGTTAAACTAGATAAAAAAGAATTGAATAATGCAAATATAAGTATTTTAGTAGATAATGAATTTTTTGATCTAGTTAAAAAAGATGAAGATATATATTTAAGATGGCAGGGGAAAATTATTAAAACAATCAAAGCCAAATGGTTATATGATAAGGCCGTAGAAAATTCTTTGATAACTGGCGATCCCGGTTTTTTGAATATAGGAAATGCAGAAGAATATAACAACCTTTATTATTGTAGAAATTTTAGTTCTACAAATCCTTGTGGAGAACAATTCCTTCCGCCATATTCTGTTTGTTGTTTAGGTAACATTGTTTTGTCCAGTCATGTAAATAAACAGAATGGAATAGATTGGTCTCTTTTGGATGATACCATTAGATTAGGTGTAAGATTTTTAGACAACGTTTTAGACAAGAATGAATTTCCATTACCAATAATTAAAGATATTTCCCAAAAAGAGAGGCGAATTGGCTTAGGAGTAATGGGTCTGCACGATACTTTATTAAAGATGGGAATAAAATATTCTTCAGAAAAAGCCTTAGAAATAACTGATTCATTAATGAGTTTTATTAAGAAAAAAGCATATGAAGCAAGTATATTTTTGTCGGTTGAAAAGGGTCAATTTCCAATATTAGATAGAGACAAATTTATAGAAAGTGGTTTTTGTAAAAAGGCTTTAACTCCAAGTATAAGAAAAAAAATTTTAGAATATGGTATAAGAAACTGTTTCATACTGACATGTCCTCCAACAGGAACCACTAGTATAGTAGCTGGTTGTAGCTCTGGATTGGAACCAATGTTTGCTCCTGTTTATAAGAGAAACTATAATACTCATAAAGATTTTCATTCAGAGATGACTAACCAAACAAGCGAGGTTGTTATCCATCCTTTATTGAAAGAATTCATAGAAAGCGGAAAAGACTACTCTCATTTTGAGGGGGCTCACGAAATAACGCCAGAGCAACATTGTAAAATTCAAGAAGTCTGCCAGAAACATATTGATAACGCTGTAAGTAAAACTATAAATCTTCCATCAACAGCAACAGAAAAAGATTTATCAGAAATGATTTTAAAACATATAAAATATTTAAAGGGTATGACGATATATAAAGATGGATCAAAAGGAGAGAGTCCAGTGATGCCATTAAAGATTGAAGATGCAAAAAAATATATAGATAAATGTAAATCAGAGATAACAGATAATAGTTGTCCAACTGGAAAGTGTGAATTATAAAATGAGTAATGAACGAAAAAAATTACAAGAAGCTATAGATGTAGTTGGAAAATATGGGTCTATAGCTAGCGCGGCTAGAGAATTGGGGATACCAAGAAAAACCTTGAGTTCAAGATATAATAAAGCGTTAGACAAAGGTTTTGTGTCTGGCGCACCAATGCTTAGTCCAGATCAAGAAATAGGACTTGATAGTAAATTAAAATCAATCTCCAAAGAAAAGAGAGAATTACAGAAAAAATACGATGAGTTATTAAAAGTTCTTGAAAATAAAACAGGAGAATTAGATGCTGTAAGTAGATTCGCAACTATTGCTAATTCACTAGAATTTGATAAAATAAAAATAGTATCCGACAATAAACCGTCAGAAAGCACTGCCGTAATACTTTGTAGTGATCTTCATTATGAAGAAACTGTAGATCCAAAAACAGTAGATGGACTAAATGAATATAATATTAAAATAGCCAAAGAAAGATTTAACAAGGTATTCCAGAATGGATTAAAGCTTGTAGATATGTCTAGAAGTAAATCAAATATAGATAATCTGGTATTGTGGCTGGGGGGAGATTTAATAACAGGATATATTCATGAAGAACTCATGGAAAATAACGCCATGAGTCCAATTGAAGCTTCTATAGACGTATATAAGTTATGCGTATCTGCTATAGATTTCTTAGTAGAAAATGGCGGATTCAAAAAAATAACCATTGTTACAAGCGTAGGAAACCATTCTCGCACGACAGAAAAGATGAGGGTATCTACAGCAGTAGAAAACAATTTTGAGTGGCTGATATATAACTTCTTGGTCACGCACTATGAAAAATCTGATACTGTTCGGTTTAAGCTTTCAAGAGGATACTTCAATTATCTAGATGTATATGGTTATTCTATACGATTTCATCATGGCAATTATATCCGTTACGCTGGTGGTGTTGGCGGTATTAGTGTGCCTATTAATAAGGCAATAGCTCAATGGAATCAGGGAAAAACCGCCTCTATAGATGTATTTGGTCACTGGCACCAAAGATTATCCAGTAAAAATTTTGTTGTTAATGGTTCTATTATAGGTTACAATCCGTATGCTATGTCTATTAAGGCGGCATTTGAAAAACCGCAGCAATCCTTTTTCTTGATCCATCCAGTATGGGGTAAAACAGTAGAGGCCCCAATCTTTGTAGATTAAAATATGAAAGAACCATATATAATAGAACCAAAAATCAAAAAGCCTGAAGATTTTATCAGATATATAATGAACTATAAAAAAGAAAGTACTCCTATCAAAGAAACAAAAACTATAAAGAAGAGGAAGATTGTATTGTAATTGTATGTTTAACATAATTACTTATTGCTCAAAAAACTATCATATAAAATTAAAAAGAACAATAAATTCTTGGTACAATCAAGATTCTGTTAAAAATATATTTGTTTATACAGATTTTTTGATAACTCAAAAAAGTAATAAAATAATTTATCAAAAGTTATTTGAAGGATCAGAGGATTTCGGGGAAAATTGTTCACGTAAAGTTCAATGTATATTACATTATTTCAATAATTTTATAACAAAAGATAAGCAAAACGACAATATATTATTTTTGGATATAGATTGTTTTATAGTTAAAGATATATCGAATCTATTTGATAAAGATTTCTATGTAGGTGTAACCGTATATCCAGAAATTAAAGAAAAATATAAAACAAATAATATTAGTTCTGGATTTATAGCTATTAAAAATAATGTAAAATCATTAGATCTTATTCTTAAATGGAAGAAAAAACAAGATTTATTAAGCAAAGAAAGTCCATGCAGGGATCAAAAATCATTGTCAGAATCTATAACATCCATTAAAAAAGATCCATCATATAAATTATTATTATTAGATTCTAACGTATGGAATTTGCATCCGAGTACAGGTAATATCGGACACATCAAAGAATGGTATAAAAAAATAGAAACCAACAACCCAAATATACTCCATTTTTCGTCTGGTGCAATAGATCATCAAGAAATAATTGATAATGCTTTGGAGGCTTGTAATGTTCAAAAGATATAAAATTCCAGACGACGTAGGTTGGTTAGGGTGGTTCGAAGATATTTATGGTGATTGCATAGCTTTTGTTGGATTAGATAGAAAAATTATTTTTATGAAAGAATTAAAATGTTAAATAACAATAGTCTTCAAGACATAGAAGAAATGGCGCACGATTTATATGGGTGTATGTGTCCCAACCTCATGATATTACTTGGTAAAATAGGAAATCAGCATCCAAATAATCCTATTACTTTAATGGGGGTTGATGCTGAAACATATTCTGCAATGTTAAACTTCGCTAATCATGTATTGGATAAATTGAGAGAATCAAAATAATGTTAGATTGTTGTAGAAATAATAATGAATGTGATTGTAGTTGTCATGAAAGTAATGGTTCTATAATGCATTGTGTTCCATGTTGTTATAAATGTCCTTCTTGTAAAATTAATATTCCAACTTATATGTTCGATAAGCATAAAAAGGTGTGTAATCAGAAAGGGTACGCTATTTTCGATAAAATTGGTGTAGTTGGTTCAAGAACATTCAATAATTATCAATATATGAAAAATATATTAGATAAATTATTTTCATGTAATAAAATAATAAGTGGTGGTGCTATTGGTGCCGATTCTTTGGCCGCTAGATATGCTAAAGAAAATAACATTGAACTGGAAGAATTTTTACCAGACTGGAACAGATATGGTAAGTCCGCTGGTTTTAAAAGAAATAAACAAATAGTTGATGCATCAGACATAATCGTGGCATTTTGGGATGGAGAATCTAGGGGAACAGCAAATACTATATCTTTAGCACATAAACAAAATAAAACTGTTTATAGATATTGGCCAAAGGATAATCATATTTATGAGTAATGCAAGTAAAAGCTATATGATGTGCAGAATTTGCAATAACGATATTAATACCATAAGACTTTTATGGACAGATTATTATCCAGAGGGCCATAGGCATTATGATGATCATGTTTGTTTGAAATGCGGAGCATATGCTAGTCAACCGGGAAGTAGTTTGTGTAAAAAATCTCTTATAGAGTATAGAAGAAAATATATAGGAATTATTAAAGGTGATACATGTCAAATTTAGAAATTCAATTCGCTTGGAGCGAATCAAGAGTCAAGACACTAAGGGAGTGTGCTAGAAAATACTATCTGAACTACTTTCTTAGTTGGGAAGGTTGGTTAAAAAATTCTACCGAACAACAAAAACAAGCTTATAGACTTAAAAATTTAACAACATTCCCTATGTTTGTTGGTACTGTTGTTCATAATGTTATAGAATGTGCGATAAAGGAATTCAGAACAAATAATAAATGGCCTTCATTAAATACTTCTAAAGAAAAAGTGATTGAAGCATTAAGAAATGGGTGGATAGAATCAACAAATAAGGAATGGAAAACTAATGCTAAGAAGATAAACTTTTTTGAACACTATTATAATGAACCACCAACAAAACAAAAATTACAAGAATATAAAGAAAAATCAATTAGATGTATAGAAGCTTTTTATAAATGTTATATATTCGATATTATGTCTAAATTAGATAAAAATGATTGGATAGAAGCAGAAGAATTTCAAAAGTTTTCTATGAAAACCGGAGAAGAAGTATCAGTTAAACTTGACTGTGCATTTAAGCATGACGGTAAAGTGTATATTATTGATTGGAAAACTGGAAAACCAAATAAAGATATTGTAGATCAAGTTGTTACATACAGCATGTATGCTCTTAAAAGGGGTTGGATAAAAGGGGTTAAAGACCTAATAATTATTCCAGTATTTCTTGGATTTTTTAATGACGATCCTGTTGGATCGTTACCGATTATTGAGATAACAAAATCACATATAGAAAAACAAGTAAAAATAATTCAATCAGAATATCCTATGCTTACCGAGGCCCATAAAAATAGAGATAATATAGATTTTTTTGAAAAAAGACAAGATACAAAAAAATGTAATTGGTGTCAATTCAAAGAGATTTGCCATCCAAAAGGAGTCAGACAATAATGGATGAAGTATTGCTTCGTACTGACGGCGGAATAAGAGTTGGTAAAATGGCACTAGGATATGTTGCATTTAATCCAAACAACGAAAATGAAATTTATTTTCAAGGTTCTAAAAGATGCGGATCTAATGGAACATCGAACATAAGTGAATATAGGGCATTAATAGAGGGTTTAGACAGATGTATCAAGGAAAAAGTTAAGATTGTTCATATAATACTTGATAGTCAATTGGTGGTTAAACAAGTAAATGGAAGTTTTAAAGTAACCAATCCAGAATTGAAGAAGCATAGAGATAAAGTATTGGAATTATTGAATCAATTTGAAAATTATAGTATTAAATGGGAGCCGAGAAGTCACAATAAATTGGCTGATAGATTGGTAAATAATGTATTTGAAAATAAAAGAGGTAAAAATGATAAATAAGTTTATGTTTTCAGAAATATTATTATCTATTCTAATTCTTTTGGGTTTGGTTGGATGTGTTGGGAAAGAAGCGGTTAAAGCAGAAGCAAAAATTGCTGCTGTAGAAAACAACCTAAATAGGTTAGAAAAAGTATTAGATGCTAAAGTAGATATAGCTCAATTAGATAGAGTAGAACAAAATATATTAAAATTAGATAAGACAATTAACAATTCTGGTGTTATTAAATACGGAGGCGCTGGTTGGGTTGTTATAGGTATGAGCATAATGGCCCTAATATTTGTTATAGTAATAGCTGGACTAATAAAATTCTATCTAAAATCAAGGGATAGGACTAATTTACTTTCTTTGGTTACAAAAGCTATAAGTAAAGTAGACCCAAATACACAAACGAAAATAAAAGAAATGATAGAATACGAGACGTTATATGGAGGCCCTTTTGGTGTCAAGCACAAAAAGATGTTATCGGACTTCACTCGCCAAAATGGTACATTTGTAAACAAAAAATAAAACGTAAAATTGGTATAATATGGCAGAATTCATTCAGTACGATTCGAATTGTAGATATTGTAAAGGTACTGGAATGGTGGATTTAGTTATATCAAGCAAGCCGTGCTTGGATTGTAAAAAAGAAATGAATTATACAAATAATACAAATGATATTGATAATATGATTAAAATGACAGATTGTGAATTTGAACAATCGGATGGACAAAATATATGATAGATTTTAATGTAGATAGTAATAGAGATAGAGAAATCCTTGGACTTAAGGATCGTGGAATAATAAGTGTTTGTTGCAATAAATGTAAAAATAATTTGGTAGATTTTCAAGTTACTAAAAACAATATAGATTTAGTAGAGGAAAATATAAATCCAATAAGCACTAACGCATTAATTATTTGCGATATGTGTAAAACCAATAATTCAATTAATATAAAAGGCCAATTCTATATTGGTGCTGGACAAGAAAATATATCTCTGGAAACAAAAGATAGCGACCGAGATTATGATCTTATTATTTTGGCAAGATTAAAATAATATGAATAAAAATGATATAAATATTGATATCAATGGAACACCGCATAAATGGAATAAAAAAAGAACACTTAATGAAAAATGGTTAGCGCAAAAGAAAGGTTGTTCTTATTGGGTAACGGTATCTAGCGAGGGTTTTCTTTTTAATCCATTAGATTTGAGTGAAAATATAGATAAAATAGATAAAGAAAGAGGAAAAAGATTTTATTCATTGCAAAAATGCGGCCCATTATGTTACAATTATTACGTTAATTTTCTTAGAACGAAACAAAGAACTCATTTGATATTGGCACAAAGAAGTTTTCAAGGGGGAGAATAATGGAAAAAGAACATTTAGTATCTTTTACAAAACCGGATAATTTGGATGGCATATATTTTGAAGCCAAGTTGTCTAATGGTAAAACAATTTTTCAAGATAAAAGAGAAAATGAGCCACATGCTTGGGTAAGATTGTCACAATTTATTAGATCTAATCCACAATTAAAAATAGAATCATATAAAGTAATGAAGCGAAACGGAAAAATTTTTAATCTTCCAGATAATCAAATGGGCTATGTATTTGGTTTGAAAAAAACAAAAGTATATTTAGCACCGGGAGGAGAATTAGATTTGGTTTGTTTTGGTCATTATGACGGAAAATTTTGTCATATGATTTGGATAAATAATAATGCTAAAGAAGTTTTAAGAGAAAAAAGAACTAAAGAAAGTGCGGGATTTTTTTTGATAGAAAATAATTAATATGCATAAAGATTATAAATCACCAACAACTCCCGGTCTTGATATAGATTTCAAAAACTACGTTATAGAACTAGTATGTTTAAACGTAGATAAAAAATTGGGTCCAAAATTTTGGAAGAATAATACGTATTGGTCTAATAAATATAAAAGAGAAATTAAAGGGTTTCATAATCTAAAAGAACATTTGATATTTTCTCTAGATAATCCACTAGTCCAAAAAATATTGATACAGATTATAAAATCAAAAAATATAAAATCATTATCAGCTACAAAGACAATAGAAAAGATAAGATATCATTTGAAAAACCATTATACAAATGAAGTTAATGAAAGATCACAGATTGATATAGAAGAAAATATAAAAATAAATATGAATAAAAATTCTAAATTTATAGATGGAAACAAAAAAAATAAAATATCATCAATAAGAGATATGGAAAAATAAATGGCAAAAAGAAAAAATATAGAATCTGAAAGTTTTGAGGACTTTTTAAGTAGACAATATGGCAAAGGTGTATTGAGTACAGCTAGTGATATAGTAGAAAGAAAAAGAGAAATACTTCCAACTATTTTATCTTTAGATATAGCTCTATCCGGAGGAATCCCGTTTGGGGTTACATCTCTTATTTCTGGCAAACCAAAAGTTGGTAAAACATCTATATGTCTTCAAATTCTTAAAAATGCTATAGATAGAGGTAAACCCGCATTTTATTTTGATATAGAAAGAAGATGTTCAAAATCTCTTATACAAACAATAAATGGATTGGACGCATCTAAATTAAATATAATTAAATCTACAGAAGATAAAATATTGAATGCTGAAGATTATCTTAATATCTTAGAAAGAACAATAAAAGACAACAAATATGCTGTTATAGTAGTTGATTCATTGGCTATGTTAAGCACTATGGCAGAACAGTCAGAAGATATAGGCAGCAATAAAGATATGAGTGGCCCACCAAAATTGTTATCATCATTTTTTAGAAGAACACAACAAATAATAGATAACAATAATATTATATTGATTTTTATATCACAACTTATAACAAATAGAGATCCTAATGGTAAAAAATTTATAGAAAAAGGTGGAATGGGAATTCAATATGCAACAAGCGTTTGGTTAAATTGCACATGGGCAAAAACTTGGGACAAAGATTCAAACACTAACGCCCCATTAGGACAGGATGTTCAAATAAGTGTGGTTTGTTCTGCATTGGGTCAACCATTTTTACCATGCAGTGTACCAATAAGATTTGGATTTGGTCCAGATGTTATAAAAGATATAGTTATAAATGCAGAAAACATTGGACTTATAGAAAAATCAGGAAGTTGGTATATACTACCAATGTTTAAAGATGAAAATGGAGAAAAAATTAAATTACAAGGAATAAACCAAGTTTGTGAATATTTATCTGAAAATATAGATAAGTCAGAAATCCTAGATAAAGAAATCAGAAATATGTTAATACCAAATATATAATGAAAATAAGATTATTAAACGGATCAGAAGAGAACATAAATCTTAAAAACTATATAATAGACAGGGATGGATTTTGTAAATCTAAATTTCAAAAAGATATCCGTGATCAATTAATAAAAAAATATCCCAACGATATTATATGTGAAGAAGTTTATATAAGAGGTGAAAAATTTTATTTAGATTTTTTTATACCATCTTTAAAATTAATAATAGAAGTTAATGGCAGGCAGCACAAACAACATGTTAAATTTTTTCACAAAACAAAAAGGGATTTTCATGAACAGTTATCAACCGATAAACGTAAAAAGGATTGGGCTGATATAAACAATTTTAGAATACAAGAGATCAACTATGAATAGTTTTGATGCAGAATATAATAAGTATAATGATGATTTGATTAAATGGGAAAAATCCATTTGTTTATCAAGTAAAGAACCAGATAGAAATAAAGTAGAAGATATTTTAGGATACGATATATCAGATATAAGAAAATCTGATACTATGACATTAACAGAATATGTATTTATAATATCACAATATCTTATATTTCTTCAAAAAAAGAGTAATGAATGTGATACATTTCTAAAATGGATTAAAAATAATATATCCAAATTTTTTGGAGACGATAAGGCTAGAGCAGCAAGATTAGCTAATAAAGTAGAATTAAGACAGTCAAGAATAGCCTATCTCTCGCGTAGAATTGAATTTTATTGTCAAGCTATACAAGGAATAGTTAGACAACGTAATGTGGAGCATAAAAATGGCTAATGCGATAGAAAAAATAAGGAATGGTATAATAAAAACCGATTGGGGTTTAATTTGTTCTGCTTATAAAGATTTAACAGGAGAAGTTTTAGAACCGCCTAATTCTAATGCAGATCATTACCGTAATACAATAAACAAAATAAAAGAAATATGTTTATCATATGATTCACAAGAACCTTTTGTTTCAGAACAACAGCCCAGAAAACAGAAAAAGAAAACAATTCCCAAACCACCACCACCACCAGAAAACGAAACAACGACTAATGGGGAACCTATTCCACCCCAATCAAATAAAACTAATATTTTTGGTAATAAGACTAATTTTATAACAGAAGAAGTTTCAGATGAAGAAATTAAAGAAACAAGAAAGAATTTCAAACAAAAAGAACATAGACCTCCTGTAACCATGTACGATATTATTTGTTGTATATGCGATAATCCATTTAAGAGTTTTATTCCATCGTCTGATGAAATAGGACAAAGATGTGGTAAATGCTTAAAGGATACAATTAAAAATGCAAAATAAAAATTTATTGAATGATTCTGGTTTAGAAAGATCTGTATTGTCCGGAATATTAAATCATGGATCTGATTTATTTATAGATATAGAAGATATTTTAGATACAAAAGATTTTTTTTATACCATTAATCAAAAAATATATTCTATAATAAAATATCTTGTACATGATAAAGCAATTGAAAAATTTGATATCCCAACAATATTGGCTGGGGCAAAATTTATAAATGTTGATAAATTTGACGGCGATAATAAAGCGTCAGAATATCTTGAGGCACTTTTCGACGGTTCTCCTACACAAGAAAATACAAAATCAATTGCAGTATATATATATAAGCTATCTTTAGCAAGACAGGCAAATAAATGTCTTAATAATATAATAGATGATGTTAATACAATAAACGGTAGTGAAAAAATAGATGATATATTAAAGAAAATAGAAGAACCGATATTCGAATTTACTGATAAATTGAACTCTAATGATAATAGCCTAGTTCTTATTCATGATAATTTGAGCGAAAGATTACAGGAATTATCAAAAGAACCAAAAGATATAGTTGGATTACCTACTGGATTTTCAAATTGGGATTATTGTATAGGTGGTGGATTTCGTAGGGGTACAGTTAATGTTGTTGGTGCAAGAGCTAAAGTTGGTAAAAGTCATTTCTGTTTAAATATAGCAAGAAATATCGGCACCCTTGGGATTCCAGTTCTTTATCTCGATACAGAAATGAATCAAACAGAACAACAAGACAGACTTACATCCCTTATATCTGGAATTGATTTCAATCTAATAGAAACTGGAAAATTTTCTACTATGGAAGAAGAAAGTAAAATTGTATGGGATTCTGTAGATTATATAAAAAAAATACCAATAACGCACACAAATATAGCCGGTGTTTCTATGGAACAGATTCTGTCATTAACCAGAAGATGGTTGGTAAAAAGTGTTGGTTTAAATGATAATGGATTAGCGAAACCGTGTATAGTAATTTATGATTATCTAAAATTAATGAATTCTAATGATCTAAAGGGTAATATACAAGAAACTCAATTGTTAGGCTTTTTAATAACGGCACTTCATAATTTTGCTGTAAAATATGGTATACCGATATTGGCTACAGTACAATTAAATAGAGACGGAGTAGAAAAAGAAGGATCAGAGGTAATATCTGGATCTGATAGGATATTGTGGTTATGTAGTAATTTTTCAATTTTGAAACATAAATCACAAGAAGATTTTATAGAAGATCCGCCATCTAATGGAAGAATGAAATTGATAGTGTGTGATACAAGATTTGGTTCGGGTTTAGAAAAGGGTAATTATATAAACATTAAAGAAGATTTGTCTAAGGCAAAAATGGAAGAAGGAAGCCTATTTTCACAAATAGTATCTAAATCATTTAAAAATGAAAAAATAAAATGACTAGAAGATTTAATGATAAAGAAGTAGCATATATTCAGGACCGTGCCAATGAAAGAGTTGCAGAAATTTTAGATGCATTGGGCATAGAATATTCTGAAAGAGGAGATTATTTACAAGGCAAATGCCCATGTCATGACGGAGATAATCCAAGATCATTTTATTGGGCAATAAGAACGAATCACTGGAGATGTAATACAAAGCATTGCGAAAAAGATGCAATATCTGGAAAATCTTCAAGTATATTTGGATTAATACGCGGTGCAATGTCTAATAAAATACATGAAAAATTTTATTTTAATCAGGCCGTATTTTTTGCAGGCAAAATACTTGGCATAGGTGATATAAAATTTGATAAATCAACAAAAGAAGATATTGAAGTAAATAAAATAATAAAACAATATAAAAGAAAAAAAAATAAGGCAGTTGGATTAAATTTGACACCATTATCCAATGTTATTGAAGTTCTTGAAAAAGATGATTTTTATTATATACGCAGGGGGGTAACACAAGAAATAATAGATAGATATAATATATCGTATTGTAATAATAAATACAAAAGATTCTACAAAAGAGCATTTTTCCCGATTCTTGACGAAACTGGAAAATTCGTTGCTGGATTTTCTGCAAGAAGCATATATGATAAATGTCCTGAATGTAAACATTATCATGATACAAGATTTTCTTGCCCACAAAAAGAAAAATTATGCCATTATGTTAAATGGATACATTCAAAAGGATTTAAATCTGAATTATATTTATATAATTATTGGTATGCAAAATATCACATAGCAAAATCTGGAACAGCAATAATATGCGAAGGGCCGGGTAATGTATGGGCGCTAGAAATGGCCGGAATAAATAATAGTGTGTCAATAATGGGTTCTAGCATGTCAAAGACACAAAGACAATTGCTGCAAAAAGCTGGTGCATTAACATTAATACCTGTATTCGATAATGACAAGGCCGGGGAAAATGCAAGAGATAAAATGCTTAAAGAATTAAATTATTATTTCAGAATAATACCAGTAAATCTAACAGAAGTCAACGATGTAGCAGAAATGGAAAAATCTGATATAATAAATAAAATAGGATCTGTTTTAAAAAGTGAATCAAAAAAATTTCTATTAGAAGATGGAGAAGAATTATGTCAAACCCATTAATTATTTGTTTGTCTGGTAAAAAGCAATCTGGTAAAAACACTGCGGCAAATTATATTCTTGGTTCCTATTTATTATCAATGAGGCAAATAACTTGTTTTAGATTAGATAAATTTGGAATATTGCATTGTAATGCTAATAGTCATGAATTCGAAGTTAAAGAAGGTGAATTTAATACAATATTCAAAGACCTGAAGATTAAGGTTTACAGTTTCGCCGATTATTTAAAAGAATTTTGTATTGATGTGTATGGTCTTACATATGAACAATGCTATGGAACAGATCAACAGAAAAATAGTCCAACAAATCTTAAATGGAGAGATATGCCAACCTATAACGAGAAACATGATACGAAATTTAGAGAATATATGAATATGGACCCGCTTCCAGAATTTATGACAGCACGCCAAGTTTTACAATATTTTGGAACAGATATAGTAAGAAAAATGTTTAGCGATGCTTGGGTACGAGCTACTATAAATAAGATTAACAGAGAAAAACCAAAAATTGCTATTATAACAGATGGAAGATTTCCGAATGAAATAAGTGGTATAAATAGTGCTGGTGGAAAAACATTAAGATTGCTAAGAAATGTCAATAAAGATAATGATCAACATAAGTCTGAAATTGCTTTAGACGATTTTCCTCTTAACAAATACACTTTAGTTGTAGACAATCAAAATATGAGCATAGAGCAACAATGCGAGGCTTTAAAACCAGTAGTAAACGAATGGTTTAAAGAAATAGGAATTAAATGAAAATTACTACTTGTAGTCCAAATTCAATAAATATATATAGATCATGTTCATTTAAATATTATTTGAACTATATACTCGGCATTAAGATTCCTTCTGGTAAAGCCGCTGTGCTAGGAACAATAGTGCATCAAGTTTTTGAATGGATGGCTAGACTCAAAAAAGCTGGTAAAACACATATAGATTACGACTGGTTATTTGAACGCGCTTGGGAAGAAAATAAACATATAGAATTAAGAAAATTTACTAGTAGGGGTATAAGCGCAGATTTTAAAAAATGCAAAGAATCCATAAAAAAAGTAGTTGAAGATAAATATTATAATCCATATAATATGAATATACTCGATATTGAAAAATGGTTTGAATTGGACATGGAAGGTGAAGAATGGTTTACTATAGATAATAAACCATTCAAAATACGTGGATTTATTGATGCAATTAATATTATAGATGACAATACCATAGAAATAGTAGACTGGAAAAATGGACAACAAAAAGATCTTTCTAATATGGAAGAAATAAATTTTGATAATATATCAAAAAAAATACAACCAAGAATATATCATTTGGCAGCGAGCATTCTTTATCCTCAATATAAGAATATTATTATTACATTCTATTATATTAATGGGGATGGACCAATCAGTATAAGTTTATCGGAAGAAGATCTTGTTAATACTTTAACTGGTTTATATACTTTTTTTACTACGGTTAAAAAAGATAATCTAATAAAAAGAAATAGAAGCTGGCGTTGTAAAATGTGTCCATACAATAAAAATGATCTTTGTACAAGTATATGGTCGGATTTGAATACATTCGGAGAACAATTCATTAAGGAAAAGTACGGCAAAAATGAATAACATTTATGTACCATTGCACTGTCACTCTCATTACAGTTTATTAGATGGTTTATCTACACCAACAAAGATAGCAGAAAGATGTAAAGAAATAGGATCTCCATGCGCAACATTAACGGATCATGGTGGAATAGCCGGATGGGTAGAACTTCAAAAATCATGTAAAAAATTTGGTATTAAACCAATATTCGGAAGCGAATTATATCTTTGTGAAAAAGATCCATCAATAAAAAATAAAGAAAATAATAAAAGATATCATCTTACTGTCTTAGCAAGAAATCAGAATGGTATAGAAGATTTGATGAAACTTATTAGTGAAAGTAATCGTCCCGATTATTTTTACAGAAAACCCAGATTAGATCTTAAGAATATATATAATTTCACTAAAAATAGAAACATAATATGTCTTTCTGGCTGTTTAGCTGGTGAACTTTCTGAAAATATATTCTCTGATATGAAGCAGGCGTGTATATATGGAGCGGATATAAAAAATATAGAGAGTGTAAGAAAATTATTGAAACCAAATTGGAAAGATATAGCCGAAAAAATAGTAGATAAATATATAAAAATATTTGGTAAAGAAAATTATTTCATAGAACTTCAGTCGGAAGGTATGATTTCTCAAATAGTAACTGTTGAATGTCTAAGGGAACTTGCAAAAGCTTTGAACATACCAACAGTAGCAACTTTAGATAGTCATTATACGTGCAAAGGTGATGCAGACGATCAAAGAATATTATTATATTCCCAAATGAGAACAACACAAGAAGAACAAGATAGATTACGTAAAAGTGGCGAAGATTCTATGGCATTTTTCTATCTTGATAATTTTTATATATTCTCATATGATGAAATGAAAGAATTTTATGCAGATCATGAAATAGAACAAACATTAATAATATCTGATATGATTAAAACATCGTCATTAGGAAGGCAACCTTGCTTACCTAAATATAATACAGAAGAAAATATTACATCAGACAAACTTATAGAATCATTATGTATAAATGAAGCGAAAGAAAGATTTGCCAATTTTACACAAGATAAAAAGAGAGTATATTGGGAAAGACTCAAGAAAGAATTGTCTGTAATAGAAGAAGCAAAGTTGGCAGATTACTTCTTGATAGTATATGATGCTTGTAAATTTATAGACGCACATAATGCACCAAGAGGTAAGGGCAGAGGGTCTGGCGCTGGAAGCTTGGTCAATTATCTATTAAATATAACGCAGATAGATCCTATAGAATATAATCTTTATTTCGAAAGATTCTATAACGTATCAAGATCAATCCCACCACATTTTGATGTCGGGCCAATAAAATTTACTCAATGGTTATCAGATAATTATGGCAAAATAAATAAACAACAAATAGAAGAAGCTAGATGTTATATTATAAACAGAATAAGAGATAATATAAGAAATCATAAACTTAGTGTAAATAATAAATTGTTAAAAGAAGAAAGAGACTGGATAGACAAAAATAATCCTAAAATGTGGTTGTATATATCATATTGTTCTAAACAATTAGAACCACCAAATCCTAATAATTCACACATAACAGAATTTTATAATTCAAAAATAGAAAAACTGGATGGTAAATATAAAGTTGAAATAAAAATAGATATTAATAAACCTGTGAAAATTAATGATGGCCATATAAGTCTACCGGATATAGATACTGATATAGGAGTTGAATTCAGAGAAAGGGTTGTTGAATATCTAATTAATAAATGGGGAGAAAATAAAGTTTCTCAAATGATAACATTTGGAAAATTAATGGGTAAGGCAGCTTTGAAAGAAGTGTTTAGAGCACAACCCGATCTCGTTAAACATCTGATGAAAGTTAAAGCAGAAAAAGAAGGAAAAGATCCTAATGATATAAATATTACACCATTGGATCTATGTAATGAAATAACGTCACTTATTCCGGACGAAGCAAGTATTATAGATGAATTACAACATATGAGAGATGAAACCGACGAAGATTATACCATACTTAATTGGGCTATAGATAATATAGATAAAATGAAAGAATATTACCAATGGTATAAGCCATTATTCGATACTGCTATACGATTAGAAGGAACTAAAAAGAGTCAATCAAAACATCCTGCTGGACTTGTTATATCCGATGTTCCAATAAATCAATTAGTTCCAATGGTTTATGAACCTAAGAATAAAACTAGAGTGGTTGGTTTTGAAATGGGCGCAGCAGAGTATATGGGATGCGTTAAGTTTGATTTCTTGGGTGTTGTAGCCTTAGACAAAATGTGGTACGCACAAAGTTTAATAAATGGCGTTACAAATGGGTAAAATAATTGATTTAACAGGTAAAATATTCGGCAGATTAAAAGTTATAAAATTCTTTGGTAAAGATAAACAAAATCATGCTATTTGGACTTGTAAATGTGTATGTGGGAATACAAGGATGATACTTTCTAATAGTTTAAAAAGTGGCAAAACAAAAAGTTGTGGATGTCTATCTTCGGAAATAGCTTCTAAAAATATGACAAAACACGGATTGAGTTGTATTAAAACATACCATATATGGAAAGGTATAAAAAATAGATGTAATAATCCAAATAATCCATCTTATTATAATTATGGAGGACGTGGTATCAAGGTTTGTGAAAGATGGATGAAATTTGAAAATTTCTTTGAAGACATGGGAGAACCACCAACAAATAGGCACAGTATAGATAGAATAAATAATAATAAAGGTTATTCCAAGTCAAATTGTAGATGGACAACAAAAGATAAGCAAGTCAGAAATACAAGACACAATTATAATATAAAATATAAGGGAAAAACCAAATGTCTAAAAGATTGGGCGAATGAATTGAATATTCCATATGTGACAATATGGTATAGATTGCGCAAATTTAATTGGACAGTAAAAAGAGCTTTTGTTAAATAATAGTAAATTTTATAGGTAATTATTATATGAATAGAATGCAACAATTAGTAATGGAATTTCACAAAAAATTCGGACATACTAATAATAATAAACCAACATTAACAAACAAAGAACTTAATAAATTTAGAGAGAATTTGCTAGACGAAGAAATTCAGGAGCTTAAGGATGCAATAAATGCCGGTGATTTAGTTGAGATTGCCGATGCTTTGGGGGATGCACTATATGTTATATTCGGCACTTGTTGTTCACATGGTATAGATATAGAACCAATTTTTGAAGAAGTGCATAGATCTAATATGAGCAAAAGTTCTTCTGGAAGCAATTGTATAAAACAAAAAAAGGGTAAGAATTATTTTAAACCAAATATAAAATTAGTTCTTAATAAACAATTAATGAAGTGTAAAAATTGTAAATCAAATAATCTTATTCCTGATCATGCATGTCTATATATTGATGCTGTTGATTTAGATCATCGTCCATATTATTGTTATGACTGTTGTAATAGCAGTATTAAAAGGGCAGGGATAAAATCGCCAATATATTGTGAACATACTAATCAAATGCCCGCAAATTGTCCGTGCTTAAACGATTGTTATTGCAAAAATCATTCGTGTAAACAAATTGGATAATATAATGAATCAATTTAATTTTAATTGGAATTGTACTAATAAAGAATTGGTAATTTATGTTCCTAACTTTGGTCGTAAGCATCTACTAATTCCTACATTGAAAAGATTTAAAACTATCGTGCCATATACCAAATGGATGTGGCTGGTAGTTAACGATGGTATTGACGAAGATATGTCTGATCTTGATAAGGAATTTAATCTTAAATGGTTTACTTTTCAAAGAGAACCAGCCAATGAACGAAATGGATGTATGATTAGAAATATGTGTATAAAGAACTGTATGAGTAAATGGCTTTGTACTAAAGACCCGGAAATAATCATAGAAGGCGATATTATATCTAAAATTTTAGATATTAAAGATGATATAGTTTATAGACCAAGAGGAATGATTGAATTGTTTGAACAAAACACCCAACAAATAATAGATAATCCATTTTTAGATTTAACTGAATTACCAATATTGAGACAGTGGGAAGCTAATGATAAAAGGAATCAGGCTTTCCATGCTGGTTGTGCTATAAGAACACAAAGACTGAAAGATATGCGAGGATATGACGAGGGATATAGTGCAGGATATGGTTTTGAGGATTGGTCAATGCTTGAAAGACTTAAAAAATCAACAAGAGTTATTATAGATAATGATATACAAACTTATCATATCGGTCATCCAATTATAAGAAAGTTCCACAAGACTATAGTAAATAATGAATCTATCTATAAAAAAGATTTACAAAATTTAAATATTATAGCCAATAAAAATGTTGAATGGGGTTATGGAGAATAAAAATAAATGCTAAATTTGTCTGGATTAAAATTTGGAAGATTAATAGCAAAAAATATAGTTGGATTAACAAAAGATAAAAGATGTCTTTGGCTGTGTGTTTGCGATTGCGGCAATACTAAAATATGTACATCTAAAAATTTAAAGGATGGATGCACTAAAAGTTGTGGTTGCTTAAAAAAGGAAACTGATATAAAAAATGGAAAAGCAAATAAAAAACATGGATATAAAGGCACTAGAACATATAACATATGGAGAGATATGCTTGATAGATGTAAAAATGAAAAAAATATAAGTTATAAAAACTACGGTGGTAGAGGAATTAAAGTTTGCGATAGATGGGATATTTCTGAAGGAGGTTCTTTCGAGAATTTTATTAAAGATATGGGTGAAATTCCAAAAGGATTGACTATTGATAGAATTGACAACAACGGGAATTATTGTCCAGAAAATTGTAAATTATCTACAAGAAAACAGCAAAGTAGGAATACTAGAAAAAATCATTTAATAACTTTTGGCGGTAAAACTCAATGCTTATCTGCTTGGGCAGAAGAATACAACATATGTTTACAAACATTATGGTATAGAATAAAAAGGGGATTATCAATTAAAGATGCTATTAATATCCGGAAAGATAATTATGAATAAAAATATAATAATAGGATTAGGAACGGGACGATGCGGCACCGTTACTTTAGCACATTTGTTAAATAAACAGCCAAATTTTAGTGTCACGCATGAATTTAATCCTACTTTTTGGGAATTTGATTACGGGTCTTTGATATTCCTTTTGAATAAACTAGAAAAAAGAACGCAGAATAATATTGGTGATATAGCCTATTATCATCTTAATTATTGTGAGCATATATTAGATAAAATTAATAATGTTAAATTTCCTATAATGATTAGGAACAAAGAAGATGTTGTTAAAAGTTACATGAAGTGGACTAACGGACGTAATCATTGGTCAAAAGAAAGATCTAGAAATGAAAAAGAAGACAAATATTGGGATAAAACTTATCCAAAGTATAATTTACCAAAAATAGAAGCACTTAATAAATATTATGACGATTACTACACAAAGTGCAATGATTTAATAAATAAGTATCCAAATAAATTCAAGTTATTTGAAATGCTTGAAACATTTAATACTGAATCTGGACAAAATAATTTATTAGATTTTATTGGTATAAATGAGAATGACAGGATATTAGATATTGGAATTAGGAAAAATGCTTCTTGATAAAGTAACATTATTAATAAAAACATTTGAAAGACCAGACTGTTTAAAAAAATTGCTTAATAGCATATATAAATATTATAAAAATATTCCAATAATAGTAGTAAACGATGGCGTTCCAATAAATGACATTCCAAATGTATTTCAAATCAATGTTGACTTCGATATGGGCGCTTCATATTGTAGAAATCTGGGATTATCAATGGTTAATACACCCTATGTTGTCACGCTCGATGACGATTTTATATTTAATGAAAGAACCAAATTAGAGACATGGTTAGATATACTTGAAAATACTTCTATTGATTTGATTTCTGGCGACGTAACAAATACGAGATATGAAGCTTGTTTTAAATTAGAAAATAAAATTTTACAATTTGTTAGAAAAAATAAAGGTATAGAATCTGGTTATCCGTTATATGATATAGTTCTTCAGTTTTGGATGGCAAGAACAGAAAAAATAAGATCTTTTGGTGGATGGTGCAATGAATTTAAAACAATAGATCATATGCCCTTTTTTATAAATGCTTTTAACAAAATTAAGATAGCGTATTGTAATAGCGTATACGTAGACCATAAACAAGAAAGAACAAAAGAATATAATAGATTTAGACAAGATAGATCTCAAATGTATTTTGATTTGATTTTAGATAAATTTAATTTAAATAAAATAATAGGATATTGGGGCAATGTTGTTTCGGAAAAAAGAAAATGATATCATTTAAAAATTTCGATTGGAAACAAACAAATAAAGAACTTGTATTATTAATCCCAAATTTTGGTCGTGGAAAATATGTAAGACAAACATTAAATAATCTTATAGAAACTTCTATTTCAAAAGACAGATGGGTAATTTTGCTTATTAATGATTCTATACATGAAGATTTTAGCGATTTAGAAAATGAAAATATTTTATATTTTACTGTAGAAAGAAATAGTAAACATGAAAGGGGTGATGCTTTCATGAGAAATATTTGTATTAAATATTCACAATCAAAATTGCTGGCACAAAAAGACCCTGAAATTTTTTATACTAATGATTTTATAAAAGGATGTTTTAACAATCAGGGTGTATTGTATAGATGTGGTGGTATGGCACATTTAGCCAAAGAACAAGACACACATAATTATCTTGATAATAATATTGATGTTAATAAATTGATTAAAAATTCTGATAAATATCCAATAACAGAAAGATTTGTTTATTGGCATTTCGGTCATTGCGCACCAATAGAATGTTTTAGAAAATTAAATGGATACGATGAAGATTTTAAATATTATGGATATGTAGATACGAATATGTGGGATAGACTAATGAAGTCCGGATTAAAACAACGTATTGATCCAACCTGTAACCCCATACACTTATGGCATCCAAAACCCCATTTTAAAACTCACGAAAGAGACATAAAGAGATACGAAGCTATGGGTAAGCTTTATAATAACAAAATAAATCAAGATATAGTTGCTAATATTAATGTCGAATGGGGCGAGGGCGATACCTTATATTTACCGGAGATAATATAATGAATAATGTAATAATACTTGGAGCCGGTAGAAGCGGAACAAGTGCAATAGCCGGTTCTTTTCTTGGTGACTTTAATCGTGGAGGCACTTTGCATTTACCGAATGATGCAAATCCAAGGGGCTTTTTTGAATCAAACAATGTTAATAGAATAAACGACGATTTACTCTGGATGTGTAAAGCAGTTAGAACAACAAGGGGTTTAAAACAAGGATGGTTGACGGCACTTGATAAAAGCCATTTACTTTGTGAAACAACAAAAAACATAGAAGATAGAATAGAAAATACGATAGAAAACAAACCCGTATTATTAAAAGATCCAAGATTTTCTTACACTCTTCCTGTATGGTTAAGATATTTATCAAATTTGAAGATTGTGTGCGTATTCAGAAATCCTCAACAATTTCTATCAAGTTTATTATATCATTGTAAAACACAACAATATCTTAAAGAAATAGTTGTTGATCCAGAATTTTTCCAAGAAGTTTGGATTTCTATGTACAAATATATTTTAAAGTATTACATTAGATTAAATATTTTATTTATAAATTATTCAGAAATATTATATGGAGATGGGCTTAAAAAGTTATCGGACTTTACCGGATACAAAACGAATTGCAATTTTCCAGAAAAAACTCTACAAAGATCGAACAATAATCAACAAGTAGCGTATAATTTATTAGAAGTTTACGAAGAACTTTGTAATCTTGCTAATTGTCCAGAAGTTTTGAGATAAAATATGTTTATAAAAACTATACCTCAATTCCAACCATTGAATAGACGTAAAGATGCTAAAGCTGTTTATAAAGCTATACGTAAAGGGAATTTAGGTCCGGGTGCCGTTTGTTTAAAATTAGAAGAACGGATTAAACAATTAACGGGGGCAAAACATTGCCTAACAACCACGAGCGGAACAACAGCCCTTATAATGGCCATAGAAGCCCTAGATTTGCCCAGGGGTTCAACGATCTTGTTTCCAAGCTATACTTTCCTTGCCGGAGCTAATGCGGCCCGTTTTATGGGTTATAAAGTAAAGCTTATAGATATACATCCAGACACGATATGTATGAGCGCACTAGAATTAGAAGAAAAAATTAATAAAAATGTCAGTTGTGTAATATTTGTAAATCATAACGCCAGATCGCGTTATCATGGATTTGGCATAGATTACGCTAAATCAATATGTGAGAAACATAATATTCCAATAATAGAAGATTCGTGTCAGTCTATTGGGGTTAAAAATGCTGGTAGGACCGGAAATATAGGGGTGTTCTCTTTCAGTGTTCCAAAACTTATTACGGGCGGACAAGGTGGAGCTATTATAACTGATGACGATAAACTTGCTAAGAGACTTTCTGAAATAAGAGATCATGGTGACAATTGGCGAAAAAATCGTATTCATAAAAATATTGGTGTTAACTTTCGTTATAATGATATCCAAGCGAGTTACGTATTATCTCAATTGAATGATATTCAGGAATTATTAACTAAAAGGTGGATGCTATGCAATGAGTATAGTAAATACATAAATATAGAAAGTTTTGATTGTATAACATTTTCTAATGAAACCCCTTGGATGGTAATATATAAATCTAAGAATGCTGATAAAATAATAGAAGCATTAGCCGAAAAGAAAATACAAGCAGTTAAATATTACAGACCAATTAATGAGAATAAACCATATAAAACAAGATTAAAATTTCCAGTGGCCGAACAGATGGCACACGAATTAGTATATTTGCCGTCAAGCTTAAATTTATCAAAGAAACAAATAAGAAAAATATGTAATATTATTTTAAAAGTAGAAAGGAATTAATAATGAATGTTTTGGCGATAGTTGTTTTTTGGATATTATCTTTTTGTTCACCAATTTTGATTGCACACCCATGTTATTGTCCAGATAGTGATCTACAAGCATCTTTCCCCTGTGATTGTAGTAGAGTCAGAGATGAAATGAATGAGTGTGGTGAATGTTTTATGGATATAGGTATATGTGGCGATGTTACAGATGAAGAATGCGGTTGGTATTTATTAGCCTATTAATAAGAGGAAGATTATGGGTAAGAAAAGGGCATTAATATTCGGTATAACTGGTCAAGACGGTTCTTATTTAGCTGAACATTTGCTTGAATTGAATTATGACATATTTGGAACAGTGAGGCGGAATTCTGTTCCGGAAAGCCAAGGTACTAGAATAGACCATCTTTCTGGTTTAATAACAACATCATATGCAGATTTAAGCGACAATTCATCTATAGAAAGAATTATTAAAGATTGTCATCCAGATGAAATATATAATTTAGCAGCACAATCACATGTAAGAATAGGTGCCGATATTCCATTATATACAGTACAGACCAACGCTCTTGGAGTGGCTAACATTTTAGAAGCTTATAGAAAATTCGCACCAAATGCCAAGTTCTATCAGGCATCTTCTAGTGAAATGTTCGGTAACAATGTTGATAAAGATGGATTCCAAAGAGAAACAACGCCTATGGAACCAGTTTCAGTTTATGGATGCACCAAATTATTCGCATTCAATCTCGTTAAATATTATCGTCGAGCATTTAATCTATTCGCTTGCAATGGCATTCTGTTCAATCACGAATCGCCACGTAGAGGAAGTAATTTTGTTACATCTAAAGTAGTTAAAACGGCAGTAGAAATTTCATTGGGTATTAGTGATAAATTAATTCTTGGAAATCTTGATAGCTATAGGGATTGGGGTCATAGCTATGATTACGTCAGAGCTATGAAATTGATTCTTGATGAAAATGGACCAAATGATTTTGTTGTTGCAACAGGAGAAACGCATTCTGTTAGAGAAATGTGCGAATATGTTTTTAATAGATTAGATTTAGATTATAGAGATTATATTGAAATAAATCCGGCATTTTATAGACCAGAAGAATTAAAATATTTAAAGGGTGATAGCACAAGAGCCAGAAATATTCTTGGATGGAAACCAAAATTTACTTTCCAAACTATGTTGGATGATATGATCTATCATTGGCAAAAAGAATTAGTTACCAAAAGGAATTAATATGTCTAAAATTAGAGTATATGATCGTGAAATAAATAATATAGTTAATTACCTTAATAAGCTTTTAGAATTAGATCGTGCAGCTATTAATAAATTATTTTTAGATAATTATGTTGTAGTTAATAAAAATATAATGAATCATAAATATGCCCAAGTAAGAATGGATGGTAAATTTGGAATCCTCGGTTTAATAAATGGAATTATTATTCCGCACAATAGAGTTATTTATATGGATTTGGACGAAAAAGAAAATATAATAAAATTTAGATCGAGTAAATACAAAAATGATTAATAGAATTATCACAAAAGGAAAATATAATGGCTGGGAAAGGCGATAGATATAGACCAGTTAATAAAGAAGTTTATGATAAAAATTTTGAATGTGTATTTGGTATTAAAAAATTAAATATTATGTCCAATGAAGATCGTGAAGAATTAATTTATGACAGAGATGGAAAAATTGGTAGAAATATATCTTCGGACGGATATGACAGTAGAAACATTCATGAAGCGAGCCAAATTGCTTCGGGCAAAAAGAGACGCCGTAAAGCAAAAACATTCTGGATCGGCCCCGGCTACAGAGGCGAATATAGTTGTCCACACGGAGTAGGACACGGAAATCATATTCATGGATGCTGTCAAGAACGATGTTGCACAAGAGAAGACTTTCCATTGAGGAATAAAAATGGCTAGATATATTTATTCTAAGGTTGATCCAACTAAACTTTTACATATTATACATGACATAACAGAAACAAAAGAACAAAGAGAAGATCTTGTTCCACCCAATAATTTTCTTCAAATAGCAACTATACCATTAAAAGCAAATCAAACATTTAAGGCTCACAAACATATATGGAATAACTTTAATGGTCCCAAAATCGCGCAAGAATCGTGGATAGTTATTCGCGGAAGAGTTGAAGCTACTTTATACGACATAGATAATACTATATTGGAAAAAGTTATACTACACGAGGGTCATTTATCTATTACATTAGAAGGCGGTCATAATTATATGGCTTCACCTGAAGGTGCATTTGTTTATGAAGTAAAAACAGGGCCGTATCAAGGAATAGAGTTGGATAAGGAATTTATTTAATGAAAATTTATATAGCAACTAAAAAACAAGATGCAGCCGTAGCATTAAGAAGAAAATTAAAAGAAATTTTTCAAGATAAAGTTAGTTTTGTTAGTTCATGGATAGATCAAGAAAGCTATGGAAATACTCCTATATGCCAAAAAATGGCTATTGCCGAAAGATGTGAAAACGATGTTAAACAATGCGATTTATTAATAAACATAGCTGATGAAGTAAATACGCACGGAGGAAAGCACGTAGAACTAGGAATAGCTCTGGCTTTAGGGAAAAAAATAATGGTTTTGGGTAGAAAAGAGAATATCTTCCATCATCATAAATCTGTTATATTTTTCGAAACAGATGATAAATTGATTGATAAAATGAAAGAAATGATTCACTAAATGGCTTAAGATATCTGCGAGAAAAAGAAATGCTAAAATTACATTTAGGCGCTGGAAAACGAGATTTTGGAGAAGGATGGTTCAATGTTGATATAGCCGATTTTCCTCATATTCATCACAAAGATATAACTAAACTTCCATTCGAAGACAATTCTGTCGATCTTATCTATTCTGCACATACCATAGAATACTTTGATAGACAAGAGATTATCCCAATTTTACAAGAATGGAAACGTACTCTCAAACCAAATGGAATACTTCGTCTAGCTGTACCAGATTTTGAAACTATGTGTATGCTTTATTTTTCACAAATGTATCCAATAGAAAATTTCTTGGGTCCATTATACGGAAAAATGGATGTAGGTGATAAAAAAATATATCATAAAACATGTTATGATTTCAAAAGTTTATCGACATTATTAATGTCTATTGGAATGAAAAATATAAGAAGATATAAGTGGAGAAATACTGAACACGCACAATTTGACGATCATTCTCAAGCATATCTTCCGCATATGGATAAAGTAAATGGGGTGTGTTTAAGTCTAAATGTTGAATGTGAAAAATAATGGAAATAATTCAGAGATTAAAAGACATAATAAAAAAGCCAAATCCACTAATTATAGAAATAGGATGCTGGAATGGTAGAGACACAGAATTATTTTTGAATATATTCCCTGAATGTAAGATATTTGGATTTGAACCAGACCCAAGGAACATAGAAAAAATAAAAAAAAGAATAAATAATCGAAGATTCGAATTAATAGAAGAAGCTATAAGTGATAAAGATGGGATTATAACTTTTTATGAAAGTCATGGAATAGCTAATGGGGAAAGTGATTGGAGCGCTTCTAGCTCTTTGAATAAACCCAAAAAACATTTAGATATAAATCCCCATATTACTTTTGGAAATGGAGTTAAAGTTTTTGGAAGAAAATTAGATAATTTCATAGAAAAAAAACAAATAAAAAATATAGACTTAATTTGGGCCGACGTTAATGGTGCAGAATATAAGATGATAAATGGTGCTTTAGAAACCATGAAAATAACAAAATTTCTATATACCGAATTCAGCGAAAAGGAAATATACGAAGAAAGCATCACTAAAGAAAAAATTAAAAGCATGTTACCTAATTTCAAAGAAATATTTACCCACAAAAATAACGTATTATTGGAGAATAAATTATTATCTACATAACAACACAACATGAACGGGGTGTCAAAAATCGTTACAATAGTGATGGCGCTATTGGTCATCATTTCTTAAATTGGTTAAAGGGTCCGGTTTTGGCGCAAAGATATGGTTTAAGATATGTATATAATAATATAGTTCCAGATTATATGGGTACGCAATGGAACGAATTCTTGGGTTTAGATAAAAGAGTTCCTTCCAAACTTAATGAATTAGGAGTTCCGGTTTACTCCATTAGTGACATAAAAAATTGTCAAATAGTAGATATCCCACAAATAGAATGGAACGCATCATATACCCATCCAATAATTATTGAATATATTAATAAATACAAATATGCATCAATAAATGAAGATGAAAATATTTTATTAAGAACATCACCCGGACGTGGATTTTATATAGATTGGCAATATTGGCTTAATAATGATTTAAGAGAAAAATATGATTTTGCTAGACAAGAAAATCCTGTTGAGCTACATAATGCTGATGATTTTTATATGGTTTGTATTCATTGGAGAAGGGGAGATATAAATAATAAAGATCAGCCGGAAAGATGGATCACTAATGAACGATATTATAAATTAATAAATAATATTAAAAATACATTAGATAATTTATATATAAGATATAAGATACAAATAATTTCAGAAGGTGAACAAAAAGATTTTGGATGCGTAAATGATATAGACAATATAGAATTCGTATTAAATGAAAACCCGATAATATCATTCCATAGAATGATTATATCCGATATTCTTATTAATGCAAAATCTGCATTTTCTGTTTGTGCAGCATATTTTCATAAGGGTCCAAAGCTTTGTATTCCATTTAGTATATATTGGCAGCAAACTCATCCAGATAATGATAACTTTAAAGATCTTATATGGATAAATGAGAGTATGGATTTTCATATTAAAACATTGGATATATTGTTAGGATGAAAATATTAGTGGGCTGTGAATTTTCTGGAGTCGTTCGTAGTGCTTTTGCAGCAAAGGGTCACGATGCTTGGTCTTGTGATTTGCTAGATACAGAAGTTAATGGTAATCATATAAGGGGTGATCTTTTAAAGATACTAGATAACGGTTGGGATTTGGCTATATTCCATCCACCATGCACATATTTGTGTAGTAGTGGTTTGCATTGGAACAAAAGAAAACCAGAAAGACAAAAATTAACAGAAGAAGCTTTAGAATTTGTTAGAAAATTATTGAATGCGCCTATAGAAAAAATAGCGTTAGAAAACCCAATAGGTTGTATTTCGACAAGAATAAGAAAGCCGGATCAAATTATACAACCGTTTCAATTCGGCCATTCGGAGAGTAAATCAACTTGTTTATGGTTAAAAAATCTACCATTATTAAAACCCACTAAAATATTGGATACACCAGAATGTGGATATTGGAACAACCAAACTCCTTCTAGACAAAATAAGTTAGGACCATCTGATAATAGGTGGAAATTAAGATCAATAACCTATCAGGGTTTTGCCGACGCTATGGCGAATCAATGGGGATAAAATGAATAGATATATAACTGTTAAACCACATGGTGGATTTGCGGGAATTGGTCATCAATTTCTGAATTGGTTAGTTCCTTACGTGCTTGCGCAAAGATATGGTCTTAAATTCGTTCATCAAAATTTCGTTGGAGAAACAGACGGTACTTTTGCTCCAAGGGGTTCTAACGCTAATCAAATAACTAGACCAGTAAAAGAATGGAATAATTTTCTAAATTTAGGAGAAGGTGAAATAACATTACAAGATTTAAATATACATAGCTTAACAGAAATAAATCTACCGTATATAGATCAAGAAAAAGCAACTTGGAATAATATAGAATTTTCGTCTTTATTAGAAAATGATCTTCGTACAATTGGCAAATTTTGTGGAACATTGTATAGAGTATCGGAAGATATAGATGGACAATTTGTACACATAGATTGGGATTTTTATAAAAGTAATAATCTAAAGAAAAAATATAATAACTCACAACAGGTAAAGAATTTCAAATGTTATTTTGATGAAGGATGTACAAATGTAGCCATACATATCAGAAGAGGTGACGTTACAGAGAATACACCGTACAGAAGATGGCAAAATCTAGGTTATTATCTTGGAATAATAGATAATTTATCAAATATAAAAGAACTAAAGAATGTAGTTTTTCATATCTATTCTTGGGATATGTCTAAGGAAGAAAGAGATGTATTGTTTTTGCATAGTATTTTCGGGAAAAGAGAGATAGAATTACATATAGACGAAGATGTTTTTTCAACATTCTACCATATGACAAAAGCAGATATATTTGTGTCTGGCCAAGGTGCATTTTCTTTAATGGCTAATTACTTGACCGATGCAGTGAAATTAACAACACCATTTTATATGCATTGGAAAGATTTTCCAGAAGATATTCATGATATAATAGAAGTTAGACCAGATAGTTCTTTTAATCAAAAAAAACTTTTAAAAGCATTGGGAAATAAATGAAAAAATTAGACTGGAGAGAGGTTGAGGGTTGGTTTTCTGAAGCTGACGCCGCTTTCGTATCAGATATATTGAAAGATACTCGCAACGGAACCGTAGTAGAAATAGGATTATTTTATGGTCGAGCTAGTGCTGTTATGATGCCACTGGCCCTTGATAATGGAAATCAGTATTATGCAATCGATAATTTTTATGGTGGTGTAGACGAAACAACACCAGCTTCAAAAATTCAAAGATCAGACGGCGCTAAAGTTATGGCAAAATTTATATCTAATATGAAGGCTTTAGGAATAAATCGTTCCGATTACGCTTTATATAAATCCAATAGTATTGAAGCTTCAGTTTATTTACCCGACGAATCTGTAGATTTTTGTTTTATAGATTCGGATCATGCTTATGAATCGGTGAAACTAGATTTAGAAACTTGGTGGAAAAAAATCAAAATTAATGGTATATTAGGGGGCCATGATTACAACAATCCGGATGTTAGAAGAGCTTTGGACGAATTCGTTAAAGACAAAAATGTGACCGTACAAACCGGGGGAAATTGTTGGAATCTTATAAAAAAATAAATAGACTATTCGATGATGCTCCTAGTAATAAAGAGGTTTTAGAAATAAAAAGAAGGAATAAAAACGGAGAATCTGTCGCTAAAATTAAAAAAGATATGAATATACATCCAAAATTTATAACAGATATAATAAAGAAGTATAAATGGAAAAAACTAAAATAAAATTTGCTAATTGTGACTGTATCGTTGAACCGGGAAAATTTGATGTAAATAAAATTCCAACAAATTGCCCAGCTACTTTTGCGCTCATTTCTTCTGGTTTTACAACTGGAATTTTTCAACTCGAAAGTAGATTGGGAATGGATTGGGCTAAGAAGGTACAGCCACAGAATATAGAAGAGATTGCAGCTTTATCTGCATTATTAAGGCCCGGCGCTTTAGAGAGTGGACAATCCGAGGAATATGTAGATATAAAATTTGGTAGAAAACAACCTTCGTATTTACATCCGGCATTAAAAGATATTTTGTCAAGTACATATAATTCTATGATTTATCAAGAACAGGCATTGGCCATAGCGAAAGAAATAGCCGGATTTACTATGGAAGAAGCAGATAATTTAAGAAAAGCTGTTGGAAAAAAGATTCCAGAATTGATGGCTTCTTTAAAACAAAAATTCATAGACGGAGCATTAAATAATAAGGTAACTAAAAATGTTGCAGAACAAATATTCGATTGGATTGAGAAAAGTCAGCGATATTCGTTTAATAAATCTCATGCAATTGCTTATGGAATATTAAGTTATAATACGGCTTGGATGAAATGTCATTTCCCATTAGAATTTTTTACAAGCTATTTAACGTATTCGGATTATAAAGCTGATACGATGGATGAAATTTATAGATTGGTTCAGGATGCTCGTTTATTTGGAATAGAAGTTTTGCAACCGGATATAAAAGAATGTAATGTAAAATTTAAGATGACAGATGATAAAATAAAATTTGGATTATCTAATATAAAGGGGGTTGGTCCATCTGCAATAGAAAAAATTATAAAGAACGGAAAAGAATCATTATCAACTTGGCAAGGATTTTTAAAATCTTTACCAGCATTACATAGAAATGTTGGAATAGCACTTATAAAATCTGGATCTTGTGATTGTTATAATAAATCAAGATCACAAATGATCAAAGAACTAGAATGTATATTTGGCACTCAGATTAAAGATGAAAATGGCAAAACAAAAGAAATCAGAGGTTTAACAGAAAGAGAAAGAAAATGGTTTTTTCATAAACTTGGTGATGAAAAGTCTGTTATAGATGTATTAAATGAAATGACAAATAAAGTAAATGAGATGTCAACTAGATCATTAGGCGGAATGAATAAGGGTGAAATAATAGATTTCACGAAAGAATATACCGGATTAAAAGACGAAGATTTAATTGGAAAGACAAAATTCGATGTTATAAATATACTTAAAAAATATGGATACGAAACAAATAGAGATAATAAACCTCTTTCAAATATAAAAAGAATATCTATTATAAAAGAAAAAATAAAAGAACTACAAGAAATATCAGAAGATACTAATTTGGGAAAAGCTACTGCTGAAAAATACTTTTTAGGAATCTCTTTATCATGCTCGCCAGCAGATGACGCAGATGACGAATGTGCAACTCATACATGTCTAGATTTGGCAAAAGCTTTAAATGGAGAAAATTTTTCAATTTGTGCTGTAATAGATAATGTAAAACATACCAAAACTAAAAGAGGTAAAAATATTGGGGCGGCAATGTGTTTCTTAACCATTTCTGATTCTACCTACAGTATAGATCATGCGGTGGTTTTTCCCGATTCATATGAAAAATTAAGCAAATACTGTAAAGATGGTATGATTTGTTTGCTACAGGGTTATAAAAAGAATGGATCTATAATTATTGAAAATATAAGAAAATTAATTTAATAATTTGTTATAATAGTTGTTAACTAATTTTAAAGGAGAATAATTGTGGAATTGAAAGTGTACGGCGTAGGAAATGTAACAGTAGATCCAGAAGTTCGTCAAGTTGGAGCCAATAAAACATCGGTATGTTCTGCCAATCTAGCTTTTAATAGACGATTTAAGAGTGGAGATGATTGGAAAGATGAAGTTTGTTTCATTCAGGCAAAACTATGGGGTGGGCAGGCAGATAGATTTGCAGAAAAATGCAAGAAGGGTACTCCGGTTTTGATTGAAGGATATTTAGTACAAGAATCTTGGACAGATAAAAAGGATGTTAAACATAACACGTTAGTTGTTAGAGTAACTAATTTTACTGTATGTGAAAAAAATAATATTGATAAACCATCGGCAAAGCCAGTAGTAAAAACAACTCCTGCTAAATCTGAAGTTCCACAAAATACAAAAACTAAACCGGCAGCACAACCAAGTAAGCCAAAACCAAAGCCCGTAGAAGAAAGCGACGATATTCCATTTTAGAAAATATAATGAATAAGAAAAAACGTATACTATTTGTCGGCGAGGCTAGTTATCTCGGCACTGGTTTTAGTACATACTGGAATGAAGTGCTTAAAAGATTGCATGAAATGGATCTATTCGATATAGCCGAATTGGGATCTTATTCAGAAGATGGAGATCCAAGAATAAAATATGTACCTTGGAAATTCTATCCAGTTATGCCAAATAGAAACGATCAAGCAGGACAACACATATATAAATCTGATGTCTTGAATCAATTTGGAAAATGGAGATTCGAAAATGTATGTCTGGATTTTAAACCAGATATAGTTTGCGATATACGTGATCAATGGATGACAAGCTGGATATTACAATCACCATATAGAAATAATTTTAAATTTTATCATCTTTTAACTATAGACGGCATTCCACAAAGAATACAATGGTTAGACGATTATAGAAGAAATGATGGTTGTTTAACATATTCACAGTGGGCTATGGATGTTATGAAAAAAGATGGTATAGAAGGAACTAATTTGATAACAGTAGCCTCTCCGGGAGCGGACATAGATACATTTTGTCCGCCTCCGGACAAAGGACAACACAAAGCTAAAATGGGCATTGATCCAAATTCTATTATAGTTGGTATGGTTTCAAGAAATCAAAAAAGAAAATTATTCTACGATCTTATAGAAGCATTTTCACAATGGATATATAAAGCAAAAACAAAAGGACATTTTGATTCTATAAAGAAAACATTCTTGTGGCTACACACAAGTTATCCAGATGTTGGATTTGATATAGGAAGGGCAATATCTGAATTCAAGGTCGGAAATAAAGTTATAATGACATATATGTGCAATAGTTGTGGTGCTGTATATCCATCATTTTTCTCGGGAGAATTGTCTATATGTAGAAAATGCAAACAAAAAACAGCACATGCACCAAATGCCAATTCTAATGTTCCAAGAGAAGTTCTTGCTAATATAATGAAATGCTTTGATCTTGGAGTTCAGTACACAATTAGTGAAGGCTGGTCAATGACAGTGACAGAGCAAAATGCATGCGGGGTTCCTGTTATGGCAACTGATTATTCCGCAATAAAAGATCATCTTAAAAATCCTGCAAATATATCAATTAATGTTGGTAAATATTTTTATGAATCAATAATGGAAACCGAACAAAGAAGGGCTTTGCCAGATAATAATGATTTTATAAATAAATTGGATAATTTTATTAAATTAAATGATGAAAAAAGAAAAGAATTATCTAAAAAGGCTAGACAATATATAATTGAGGATACTGATGTTTATGGACAAAAAGAAAAATTACCAAGATATAGTTGGGATAGAACAGCAGCAATATGGAAAAATGTTTTAAATGAATGTGAAATATTTGATGAAAATACAACATGGTTTAATCAACAACCAAAGTTAATAGAAAATAGTAAAAAAATAATACCAGAAAATTTAGATAATTTAGAATTTGTAAATTGGATTATAGAAAATATATATAATAAACCAGAATTGATTAATGGCTGGATGGCTATGGAATGGACAAAGGCTTTAAATGTAGGATACAAATTTGATGGATTACAACAAATAAAAGTAGATAGAAATATGGTTATAAAATATTTTACAAAATTGGTAGAAATTTACAATAAAGCAGAGATAAAAAGAGCATTGTTTCTCCAGAGACAGTCTAAGCCAGATTCTTTGGAAATAGGCGTATTTTAATGAATAAATTAATTTATATATCTCCCTATAAAGATGGTACAGGATATTCTCACGCAGCAATAGATAATATTTTGTGTTTAGATTCAATAGGCATTAATATTGTATGCAGACCAATAAGAATGTCTGAACCAAAATTTAGAGAAACATCAATAATAAAACATCTGGAAAAAAAAGATTTAAAAAATATAAGTCATTTGATACAACTCAATCTTCCACATACTTTTGAAAGAAAGAATGGTATTAAAAATATAGGATCATTTTATTGGGAAACTACAAATTTCAATAGTTCTTCATGGGCAAAGTCATGTAATTTTATGGATGAAATATGGGTGCCTAATATACAACAAAAACAGGCATGTATAAACAGTGGTGTAGAAGTTCCTTTAAAAATAATAAATCATCCATACAATACAAAAAAAAATAATGAATCACCTAAAAAATTAGAAATACCAATCCTTAAAAATAAATGTGTATTCTATTTTATAGGAGAAATGATTAAAAGAAAAAATTTAGCAGCCTTAATAAGAGGGTATTATTCTGCTTTTTATAATAATGAAAATGTCGCATTGGTTATAAAAACAAATGCTCCAAATAGTAATCAGCAACAAACAATGTCTTTGATGCACAAATTCATTGAAGACATAAAATTGTCAATGCATATACATAAAAATAATGAAAATTATCCTAAGATATTGGTAATTTCCGATACGTTAAAAGAAGAGCAAATTGCTCAATTGCATGCTTCGTGTGATATATTTGTTTCTCCTTCTCATGGTGAAGCTATCTGTTTACCAGCTATGGACGCAATGTATTATGGAAATCCACTAATAGTTAGTAATTGGGGAAACTTCCCAGAACTATGTTATGGTCAAGCGCACAAATATTGGGAACCAACTAAAGATCAATTTAAATATCCGGGTGAAATTGATTGTGGATGGTTAATAAATGGTGGACTTACATATTGTTTTGGGATGATAAATGGATTCTACGATCTTTATACAGGTCTAGAAAAATGGTTTGAAATAGATTTATGCGATTTTGTACACAAATTACAATCGGCATATAATGAATGGTCCAATGGTTCTATTACTAAAAGAAAAGAATCTGCAAGACAAAGAATAGAATCGTTTTCTTATGATGTTATAGGTGAACAAATTAAAAGGGCTTTGGAGTAATGGGAACTATATTGGGATCAACATTAAGGGGTATAAATAGACCCGAAAATGATAAACTTAATATTTTAATGCTAAATACTTGTGAAAAATTTCAAAGCTGTTTAGCTAAAACTGGTCATAATTTTTATTTAGTTAAATCTAATGGATATAAACCTTGGAATACTAATATAAGAAATATACCGACGAATTATGTAGAAGTAACAGTAGAAGAACTTAATTTTATAGATATAGATATAGTTTTATGTCAAGATAGAGTTAAACATTATGGATTTCTTGCTAATTTAGCTATAAGATTATCATGTCCTATAATTGTTGTTGATTATGATTTACCAATTCCGGAATATAATCAATTTCAAATTCAAACTATGGCCGATATACCATCTAATTGTAATATTGTTTCATCAAAATTCGTAGCAGAAAGATGGGGATTAGATGTTAATGATACTGAAGTAATACCAAAATCAATTGATACCGAATTATTTAATGGATGGGTTGGTGGAGATAATAAGATATTAAGCGTAGTAGATTTTTATGGTAATAGAAAAAATATAACCGGATTTGATCTTTGGGAAAAGATAAACAAACAATTCAAAACTAATCCTGTTGGAAATTCTCCGGGATTTTCCAATCAAACAAAGAACCAAAATGACTTAATAGACGTATATAATAAGGCTGCTGTTTTTTTAAATACGTCCAATTGGCTTTCAACGCCGTATGAAATATTAGAAGCCATGTCATGTGGATGTCCAGTTGTTACAACAAAAACAACTGATATAGTAAATTTGATAGTTAATGGTGAAAATGGATTTATAACTAATAATTATAACGAAATGGTAGAATATATAAATTCTTTACTAAAAGATAATAAACTATCACAAAAAATAGGTAATGCAGGAAGGGAAACGATTTTAAGTAAATATAATATAGACGATTTTGTTGAAAAATGGAATAAAGTTTTCTATTCAGTTATAGATAATGTTTGTGTTTTATTTGGTGATTAATGATTGCTAGCCCATGTAATAAGTGCTGTTTTTTTAAAGATAATAAATGTTTACAAAATAAATTTTTTGTAACAAATAAAAACTGTTCGTTCGCACCTGGATTTTGTCAATTTTACAGATCATATAAATGGTCAGAAAATAAAGATAAAAATCAATTAATCCAATTAGTACATGACGAGTTAGATTTTCGTTATGATATAATAGTTATGTACACGGAGAATAATAGTGAATTGCTAGATATAAGAATAAATGAAATAATAGAAAATGAAAAGAATAGATGCAATAAAATAATAATTTGTGATGTTAGAAAACTTAAAACAGAACAAGAAAAAACAGATATAATAGAATGGTTTAGAAAGAGATTAAAATCAGACCAAAAAATACCAATAATTCTTCATGTAGTTTTGAATTCTGAAGAAAAAATGAGTGAAACAATAAAAAATATCAATAATCAAATCACTCAAAAATATTTTTGCGTTGTTCCTTATTATGCATCTATGAAAAATAATATCTCTTTAGATATTTCAAAAGACAAAAATTGTAGATACGTATTCTGGTCGTTTATTCGAAAGATTGGATCTTCATTTATGATTCCATATAGTTCAATTTATGGTATATATATAAATGATGCATATAAAAAAATGATTACTAATAGCAAGACTTTTCATGAAAATTTAAGAGAAGAAGAAGTATCTACTGGAATACTTTTATCTAAACAATTGGAATTTTATATATAATGTCTAAAAAGATAAAAAACTCACAACATAAGCAGGCTTTAAAAAGAAAGGGTAATGCAGAATTAACGCTTAGTTTGATAGATATGAGTTTGGATAGTAAATTATTATCTATAATTATAATACTTAAAGATCTTAAGGAAAATAAGATAAATTTACAATGCTTTAATCAAATAAATAAAATATCAAAAGAATTTGTTGGTATTGATTTCGGAATAATTTCTCATGAAATTAATAATTCACCAATTATAACATGTCCGATATTGAATCTGCCAATGATAAAACAGTTAACACATCCGATTATAAGCACTAATATTTCAACAACAACAACCGCGTTATTAAGTAAATCTGATAAAATATATTATTATATATTTGACGATGAATTCATACCAGCAAAAATAAAAAATAATAAAAGAATAAAATATGTTGCATGTAATAATGAAATATTTGATAAAATAAATAAAGATAAAGAAATAGAAAATTCGCAAATGATAGAAGATTTTAATATGATAGAATTTATTAAACTTATAAATAAGGATTTAAAATGAAGAAAAAAGAAATATTAGATCAATTAATAACAAAGGGATTCAAATCGGAAGAATTAGAAAATCTTAGTCTTAAAGAATTGAAAGCTATGCTAGACCAAGAAATTGTCGGTGATCAATCTTTGTGTTCAATAAGAGAAGTTTCGCCAGAAGAAAATGGTTTACCATTACCAGAAGCGGTTTTCGATCTTATTACAGATAAGAATGTCGAAGATTGTAAGCCTATGGAAAAGCCACTTATTAATGACAAAGAATGGACACAATACGTTATGTCTTTGTTTGACGACGATGAACTTGAGGGTGATAGTCCAAGACTAGAAGGTTTGCGGCGTGTTACCGGTCAACTTTTGGGGCAGATACTCGAAGAAGGTTGCGAATTGGTTATGTCACCAAATCAAGACAATGGGTTCAGAGCATGCGCTAAAGCTTGGATAGTAATAAATAATGGATTTGGGCAATCTGTGAGATTCGAAGCCTTGGCCGATGCATGTCCAGAAAATTGCACCGGAGAATTTGTAATATATCCTACCGCAATAGCAGACACAAGAGCTAAGGCCAGATGTTATAGAAACGCATTAAGACTTAAGAGAGTATTAGCAGCAGAAGAAAAATGTGGAGACATTTCTATATCAATTACAAATCCAGACAATATTCACGCAGGGCAAATTTCTGCCATAACATTGTTATCTGGAAGACACAATATAGATCCGATTAAACTTGCTAACGAATTATTTCCTGGCAAAGATATAAAATCTATTAAAGTATTGAATTTTAATGAGGCACAATCTGTTTTGAGAAAGTTAAATGAATTGAGAGCTAATAAATAAAGAATTATTTATTTCTATTTGATTCTTCTATTCTTAGAACTATAGCACGTAACACTTCCACCTGTATTTTTAGTTCTGATACGGACGATATTAAAGATTGGTTTATGTCATATAGTTTTCCGTCTATTATTGATTGAATTTTTGCTATATTATTTGTATTTTCATTTATTCTTTGCTCTGTATTCGCCTTGCTAAAACCCAAAGCATAAACTGTGCTGGCCATACCTATTACAACTCCTAAAAATGGCCCAATAATATTTGTTAAAAAATCAGAATTTAATTTCACAAACTAACTCCCCAATATAACTTCGTATAATTTATTTTCCCAATCGTCATTTCTTGTAAGAACAAGGTATTTCATTTTATGTTTTTCATAAAATTGAACTTTTTTAGAAGCACGTTTATCAGCAGAACAAGACGACATTGATCTTACCTGCATAAGACCATCCCATTCTAACCACAAATCATAGTCTGGCAAATAGAAATCACATTTTTGTTTTGATGGTTTTGGGAGTTGTTTATGTGGTTCAAAATTAATAGAACGAGTAAATAACCAATCTGCTATAGTAGCTTCTTGGGCCGAGTCATATTCTATACCGTCTAATCCAAATTTCTTTTTGTACATAATATTTCCTAATCTTTTATACACTAAAATGAACTGAAATTAATGTTAACAAATAAAAAAGGCCCGGAGATTAATCGGGCCTAATTTTATTTTATTTTATTTTATTTATTAATCGTTTATAGATATTCCAAAGAGACATAACAACCGAATAGGGTCTTACTTCCTATGCTATCTGGACTTGCACTCATAGTAAAATACCAGTCATGTCTTGTATCTGTAGTATCGACACCAGATGGACTTAGACCAGATGTTCCAGGACTTGCCAATAATGTTAATGTAGTTCCAGAACCTGCAAGATCGAACCAGCCATCATTGGCGGCATCTGCTGCACCAGTTGACTGATTTACACCGGAGAAACCGTTTACAATCTGATTCACTTGACAAGTCACACCAGACGGATCGCTGTCCGGATTTGACCTGTCGAATATTCTTAGTTGTCCATTTTGTGTTTTAACAGCACTATCGAATGTAAATCTAACATTTAATGTACCAGATATCGTTGGAAAAGCCGTAAAATCAATAGTTGGTCCACCATTAATTTGAACACCAGATGTAGTTCCTACATATTTATTATTAGTTAATTGTCCACCATTAATAGTTCCATTAGAATTTGTTATAAATGTAGTATCCTGATACGATGCAACTTGAACCGAAGACCCAAATGTAGATCCGTAAAAACCAACGCCACTAGCGCCAAGATCAGTAGCGCCATCACCAGAAAAGAAACCAATTGCAGCAGCCATATATCATATCTCCTTTAAAAAATGTTAATTGTCTATTAAATTATACACAATAATTTTGGTAAAAAAATAAATTAGGCATAAAAAATGTGTATAATATAATATATTTCTATACCAAAGGAAAATAAAATGAATAATAAAAACATACAAAATGGCAATATCAATCTTATAATTGGACCAACTAGAGAAAGTGAAGCTAGACGCCTAAGATCGGAGGGGTGTTCTTTAAGTGAAATAAGTAGAGCATTAGATATTCCAGTAACGTCATTAAGAAGAATAACTAGCGATATTAAATTAACAGAAGAACAAAAAATTAAATTATTGACTAAAAAAAGAAAAAGATCAAGAAAAGTTATAAGATTAAATTATAATGATGGTAATATTATAATAGATGGAAAAATAAATTTAAAAGTATCTAAAAGAAAAAGATTTCATCACAATCTAGAAGAATTAATTATTAGGTATATATTAGAACAATTATAAAAATTCTGTTTCAAAATATAAACCAAACTGTTTATCACCAAATTCTTCTGGTGTAACACTTATTGCTACGTACCAATCGTGTCTAGTATCTAGTGTCAAACTGCCATTTGGTCTTAAACCACTCGTTCCCGGAGAACTTATAAGGTTTAAAAATGTTGATCCATGCGTATCTATCCACGTAGAATCGCCCAGCCCAACATCATCCTGAACTTCACTGGGATGTCTTATTTCTGCGCAATAACACGTTAGTCCAGAGGGATCATTATTTATATTAGGTGTTGTTCCACTTATAGATCCATCATATATGTATACTTTTGCAGATAATGTTCTTACAGAAGATGGGTGTTCAAATCGTATATTTAACGAAGCTAGCGTATTCGGCAAATCAGTTAATTTTATACCAGATCCAGTTTGTCCGTGGATTAAACCCGAACTTGATATTCTTTTAATATTATTACACTCAAAACCCTCTTCTGTTCCAACAGAATTTGTCACAAATGTTCTTCCATTAAATTGTCCTATTAGTACCGGAGAACCAAATCCATCATCTCCATAAAATCCTATTCCAGAACCATCTGGTAGTAATTGATTTTCTCCTAAATATATAGAAACAGACATAAAACCTCCTTATTAATTATACACCTATAGCTGTATAAAGCTTGTTAATAAATTTACATTACCACCATTAATATTCAAATTAAGCGTTAATTGTTCATAGCCATTAAAAAATGGTTGTCCTATATCTATTAATACTTTAGATTTAACTATTATTCTAGACCTTATAGTATGTAATCCATTACCAATTATATGTGTTTTAGTGAAACTAAAATCTGTTGAAGTTGGTAAAATATCAAATACCGAGCTTGCTTCTGGCGGTACTCCATCCTGTAAAGTTTTTGATATATAAAAATTATCTTGATTCTCTATACTTTGAACAATATTGTCATCCAAGTCATACCACTTTCTATCCCAACCAAATTTATTAGTTAAAGAATTTATAAAAGATACTTGTCTAGAAACATTTCTATGATTTAATGGAGAATTTATATCATCTATTGTAGTTATATTGCCATCTACAGATATTTCTATATTATCTTTTTGAAAAGTATTTAAAACTATATCACATATCAAATAAGAAACATATACTATACCACCGGCAGAATCCCAAGATGGTCTTGGCGACGATGATGTATCTATTGTATAATAATATTTTAATCCATTAATTTGGACAGGTAATACGTTTATAACAGAATTCAATTCTGTCAAAGATCTGTATTCGTATTGAATATCATTTGCTTTATGGAAAAGGGTAGATCCAGTCATTAATTTTAACGAATCAGAAACAGACATTGATTTGCATTTATTTAAATATTCATACTCTCCAAAAAATCCAGCATCTTCAACAAAAATTGTACTATTATCCCCTTGCGGAAAATTTGAGTTATCATTAATTGGATTAGGTAAACTACTTATCAAAGTATTTTCAGTACCCCAAGGTCCATCACTAGTTAATTCTATAACAACTTGTGATTCTAAATTAAATGCTTGATTAGCAAGACTAGAATAAAATCCTTGATATATTTCTGCTAATCCATAATATGATTCTAATGAAACATTTCTAAATAATGTCTCAAGATCTATATTTGTTGACGTTGGTGTGTGTTTCGTTCCTCCAAAAACAAAAGGCTCTCCAGTTCTTGGATTCAATACTAATTCACCATCTTCAACAAACGCATTTAAATAATCGCTTGGAATTTCAGTATATATTGGATATAAGTTGGACAAATTTATAGTTATATTGCTGATAGTTCCATCAAAAGTTCCGTCTACGAATTTTAATAATGGTAAATTTATTGTTACTCCCGGTGTTATAGAGAATGATTCCAAAGCGTCTCTAGAAGCTTTTATTATACTAAGACCATAGGACATTCTTCCATATGTATCTAAAATGCCCAGTATATGACCGGGATTTCTATAATTTATTCCCGGATTTCCAATTCCAAAACCAGAATCATATGGATCATCACCAGAAGCAGCCATCGTATAAGGCGTAGCCACTGGATTTTGATATAATGATGTATCAAACGAAAATCCCGGTATAACAAATGTACTAGGATTAGGATATAGTGGGCCTTGATATCCTCCGCAAAAAATTCCAGCATCAGGTGTAAACGGAGTATATCCATGAACCATTGTGAGCATAGATGGGACATTTTTTATATTACTTGCCATGTTTATATTATCCAGTTATAGGAGGAGCAAATACTTGTGGAGTCTGTTCTATATATGGAACTTGTGGCCTATGTTCTCCTTCAGAAAATATACTAACAGTAACTCTTGTTCCAGGCAATAAATATCCAAAACTATCCTCTGGTTCCGCAAGATTTCTAACATTGTGCCATTCTGATAAAAAGTAACTTTCTGTTATATTTAATCCACCAGCAAATGTTTGCGGATCAATATCTGCATAATTTAATCTTCTAACAAAATAAAATGGACCAGTAGAACTTTCTTTTCCAACGATAACACCAAGTCCGCCTTCTGGTTTTTTATATATATATGATTTTTCCGCATCGCTAAGTCCAACCTGTTCTAAATCGTGAGGAAGTTCATATTCATCTATAACCGGATCTATTTGTGCTGCCGCGTCAGATTCACCACTCTCCAAAACTGGATCATCTGGCATAGTACCTATTTCATCTCTTGGTTTTTCTACTATTGGTTCTGATTTTATATAATAAATAGTTTTTATACCTTCTACAGAAAATGAAACAGATATTCTACTTATTTTAGCACCATCTGGAAAAATTGTTCCATCAAAAGCTTCTTTTCTAGGAAGCCCAGCGACTTCAAGTGTTCCAAAAGATTGAGATACTGGTGCTAAAGATGATAAGGAATTTATATTCTTAGAAATATAATCTTTCATTTGTTCTATTGATTCAGACCTGCTGAATGTTCCATTATTACTAAATCTTTCCGGAACTAAACGATCATCGACTATATTAACTATTTTATATTTTGGATCATTCAATGCATTTATAAATACATTACTTTGTTCATCTATTATTTCACCATCTAAAACTATAAATGGACCATATCTTTCTTGTGTATTAATAGATGAAAAGAAAAAATTATCAAGTGTATCAGCCATACTCAAAACAGTAACAGATCCGCTTTCTCCATCTCCGGTTACTATTGTTTTAGAAACCATCATGGCTTGTCCCGGTATGGTTATTATAAAATATCCTTTGTATTTTTTAACACTAACTTTTATAAAATGTCTACTATCCGATTCTATATGATTAATTGATGATACTATTTTTGATGACCAACCATAAGATGTCAACCCAATATTCCTAGGAAGATCTGGTAATTCTATATATGAAGGCCATCTACCATCTGTATTTCTAAAATTTTCTTGAGCATTTGCATCATTTACTAATGGATGTGCTCCGGATGGAAAAGCATAAAATACAACTTCTGTTCCGGACGGCACTGGTCTTTCTATTAAAGCTTGATCCAAATTTGATGTTTCTAAAGATATTTGAGTACCTATTTCTAATTGAATTTCATCAATAGAAGGATAATTTTGTCCACCGATACCATTCAATGCTTCGTCTATCAAATCTAATAATGTATCGCCAGCAAGTGGATCTGAAATTTGATTTAGACTAGCACCAGCATCTTCAATAATTCTATTTTCTTCACTATCAGTTAGTTCTGTATGTATAATAAAATAATCAGAAACAAAATTTCTAAATAATGTTCCTGGGTCTCTGTACGGATCGCCCAATTGTCTTTCCGGTAATGAATTAAAATATATCAATAAAGCTTCGCAAAAGTCCGTCATTGCCTGTTGTTCATTGGCAATATCTTGCAATTGTTCTTGTGTATATTCTGCAATTTCTGTATAAGTATCTGCATTTACTATATATTGTCTACCCCATAAATTCATAAATTTACGAAGTTCTATATCCTCGTCTACAATATTTTCATCGTTTAATATTTGCACCATTTTAGAAAATTTCTCTGGTGTTCCTAATAAAGATCCGTCAGAATCGAATCCCCAAAATTGTCTTATGTCACTAGATGTAAAATTAAGAAGATTAGATGTATAACCACCTTTAACTACGTGTATAATTTTTTGTGTAAGAAAATCTGTTTTTGGTATTCCATCTCCATGTTGCTGAACGAAATTTTCTGTTATCGTATAACCCTTTCTATAACTTATTATTTTATCGTTATCGGCATCAGCAATGGCATCCAATATATTATCAAAAGCACTAGATAAACTACTTGATTCTTCAATTAATCCAGTTTTAACAAATGAAATACCTATATTACCATTCAATAAAGAAAAATCTAATGAATAATCGAAATTATTTGACCTAGTGAAGTCTTCTATTGCATCTAATAATGTAGTTTCACCAGAACGAACCTCTACGAATCTTTCCTCATTTATATCTGGATCTAATCCATCGAAGTTAAAAAATATGGTATTTTCCGCCATTTGAAAAATTTGATCGTCAAATAATCTAAAAATACTTTGAATAGATGGACCAAATGTTTTGCCATTTATTATTTGTGTTGGAACTAATATGTTATTATTTATTAATTGTGGTGAATCTACATATGAAGCTTCTACTATTTTAAACGAGTTCAAAAATATACTACCATTCGAAGTTAATACAACTGTGAATATAGAATTACCATTTATATCAATAAGCGTTTCTTCCCAAGAAACTACTGAGGCTATTATATTCAATTCACCAAAATGTAAATTGGTTAGTGGAGCAACGCCATTAGTAAAATCAAGATTTCTTAATTCAAAAATTTGGCCAGAATCTTGAATTAACGTTAATGTATATTTTACTTCCTTGTCGTCTAAATCCAAACTTAAACTTTTTATAGTTAATCCGAAAACGGTTCTTTGACCAGACGGAACAATATCACTTAATGCAGTAGCCATACCATCTCCTAATCAATAATATACGATCTAGTTCTAGTATATTTTTTATTTGTTGGAGAATAATTTTCTTTATCATCCTGTAATATCCAAGTAGACAGAAAGCCTATGGCATTTTCTATTATTGATACAACCGTAGTATTATCCGGCTTAATATCATTGTTTACACTTGTCAATGTGGCTGTCACTATTTGTTGGGTTGTAGTTTCCATATCCTGAATAATTGGACCACCAATTCTTCCCGGAATAGGTATTATTGCAATTATTTGATGTGGATATTGTATATCTATTGATATTTCAAATTTATCAAAACCATCAGTTATATTCTTCCATGAATAACTAAATCTAACGCTTCCTTGAATTTCATTAACAGATATAGATTTAGATGAAAATTCATCTGATATTTGAATCCCAGATGGAAGTCCGCTTCCAACCAATTCTATAGCTTTCAATCTAGCATCAGATTCACTCAATATTGCCGATCTAGCATTTGTTAATTTTTCAGCACTAGTTTCACCGTTACCCCTTATATCGCATGACAAAGAAAGATTGTATAGACCGTTTGATGTATCAAGGGATAGATTTGCTTCACAAGTTCTTGTGAACAATTCTTGGCCGAACTCGTCGGTTGTCCAGTTAAAAGAGAAATTAATTGTTGCATCGGTATTATTTATTGATACATTCTTTTGAGATGGAGTTGATCCTAATATGAAATCTTCTAATAAAGAACCCAATATAGTTTCTGTTTCTAGTTTTGCCTGAGAGTTTGTTGGAACAGCATTCTTGGCATTAGTAATGGCTAATATTCCACCGGTACTTTCTCCATCTGATAGTCCGGTTATTTTACCCTGATAACTTACATCTATTGTACCGGCAGTATTCTTATTTATAGAAAATGATTTTTCTATAAAATAATTACTTGGTGATAATATCCATCTTTCTGTTATAGAATAATCACCATTATAATTTGTTAAATTAGTATTTTTAACATAAGAACCACCTATTAATCCGCTTACACCTATAACGGAAAACATAACGTCTGGATTAACAGCACCAACCACTCTATTGTCGCACCATCTTTTTGCATGTTTCCAAGATTCGCCGCCAGAAGTTTCTCCTACGCCCGAAAATGGAATTCCAGTTTCATCATATCCTAATATACCTTGTGCAGACACGGTATGAGAAACATCATATACGACACCGCTTTGACCCAATTTTTCTTCGAAACTCCATTGTTCTTGTCCAGACCTTATAAGTTCAACCTCAAGATCATCTTCTACGTCTTGCGATAATCCGGCTATAAAAATCCAATCTGCCTCTAATGTTATTGTATATTCTTTTCTGTCTACCCATTGACCTTCTGTAAAATTTACAGAAACAATTCTTGGGTTACATCTTATAATGGCAGGAGAACCACCGGCATATATTTCTAGCAATTTTCCGTTCGTGCTAAAAAGATTGCGAATAGCCTCTTCTTTTTTAATAAGATGCGAAAATGCAGTATCATTATCGCCAAAAGTTTCATCTGGCGGTTCACCAGATAGTATCCAAAAAGCATCTTCTGGTGATACGAATGTTCCACTAGGAGAACCCCTAAAAGGTAGAAGGGTACCGGTTAATGTTAAATTATAAACAACACCAACTTTTGTTCCATCTCCGGTATTAGTATAATTCTTGTTAATGGAGACAAGAGGTGCTGGAATTATAGCTTTTGAATCATATATTACTCTAGCCATACGTACCTCTTATTAAAACCCTCTAATAAATAAATTAAAATCAACTTCACTGAAACCTATGCCATCAGTAAATAAATTTATACTGTTATTTATTATATCTATAATTCCATATAATATTAGATTCAAACTATCATTAATTACGAAAATTCCTTCTACAAACAAATTGCAATCACTAATTATAGAAGCAAAATTACCATTTATAAAAAGATCTATATTATTGGTAGAACCATCCGGAACTCTTAAGAATAAAGTCCAATAATCATTTATAGGAACTGCATCAATTTGTCCTGGAAAATCAGGAATTCTTTCTATAAATAAATTTATAGAATCATTAATAGACGGATCAATAGTGGTTATATATAAATCTATATCATTATTTTTTATAGTATTAGAATTTAAAAATAATGTCCAGTATCCATTATTGGAAATATTTCCTTGTTCGGTTTTCAAAAATAATGAATAATAATTATTATCAAATGGTGGATAATCACTATCTAATATAGAACTTTTAATGAATAAATCTAAGTCATTACCAGTATATGATAGATTTATACCACTAGGAGAACCGTATATAAATAATATTCTACTTGTGGCTAAATCATTATCTTCACCATTTAAAAATAAATTCCAATAATCAAAATCGCCTTGTCCAGATATAAATAGATCAATAGATCCGCTTGTAGATCCAGAAGAATCTTCTATTCCAAATACAAGCCATTTCTTACCAGTTGGTTCGACGGATGTAAAATTCAAAATCCATCCATCCGATGTCATACTATCAAAAACAGCTTCGAATGATGGCAAACCACTATGATTAGGAAAATTTATCGCCTGATTATCGAATAATATTCTATTATCGGTTATCGTCGATGATCTTTCAGATATACTATGACAGTATTCTTTATTATTAGTAAAAACAGATAAACCATAGGCACCAGCTTCATCAAAATCTTCCAATATATTTATACCAGAAACTTGTGTTAATAACTGCATCACAAATAATGGTTTAAACAAAGGATTATTAAAAGAATTAATTCCAGATATCGTAGGAGAATCTATTATGCCTACATAATGTTTTCTATTATCAGCATATTTAAATGCTAAATAACTTACTGATGTTGAACCATTACTTATAACAGTATTTGCTACAAATCCAGAAGGAGTAAATCCAGATACAGACACAGAATTAACTATGCTGCTTAATGTTATTCTACTTGCGATTAATCCACTATATATTACAAGGGATGGACTTCCTATAGATGCATTATCAGAATTCCTATAAGTAACCAACCCCTGCGATAATGTATTGCCATTATCTGCAAATCCTATACAAAACGTTCCCAAATCTTGAACGGTATCGTCTAATGCAAAACTAAATCCATTAGATAATGTTACCAATTGATCTGGTTCAAATCCAGTGTTTACATCAACAGATTGTCCTACAGTTCCCGATGATGTAAATGTACCAAGAATTGCCTGAAAAGATTCGCCCCCAAAAAATATTGCTGTAATAAGATAATTTTCTGGCGGTGCCATATCCCAATTTATTCTAATACCATCTGTTATTAAAGAATCAAATGTTGCAGATGCTATAACCGTACTCGTACTTCTATCCGGTAAATATATTAAATGATTTCCTCCTATAGAATGCGTATTTGTATTAGCAACATTTTCTTCAGATGAAAAACCAATTGATCTAGAAGATAGGCCGTCAGTTATACCTATACCATAATTTATTCCACTAATATCAACGCCATTAACCGTTGCATTTCCAATAATTAATATGGCAGCTTTAACATCACCAAAATCTGGTATTGTTATATCTTGCATTCCGGATGAAGCAGATTGAACTTGCGTAATATCAACTTTTACATTACTAGAAATTGGCATCGGTGCGCTAGTAAATAAATCTATATCTGAAGATATATTAAGTGGGCCAGACACAAAAAGATCTATCGAATTTGATATTGGACTGAAACCATTAATAAATAAATCTTTATTGTCATTTATAGTCTGTAAATTAAATATAAAAAGATCTATGCTATTTACTATCGTATCATTACCATTTATAAATAGATTTGAGTTATTAGCAAAAACGTTTATAGTTGTTATAAATAGTGTTATATCATCGGATATTAATTCTTTTCCAGAAATAAATAAATCTGTGTCATTTACTACGATATCATAACCATTTGTAAATAGATTTACATTATCTGTTAAAATCTCTCTACCACGAATAAATAAATCTAAATTTCCAGTTATAGACGGAAATGAAGCGCCACTAATTGCTAAATTTATAGATCCACTAAAAGTATTAAATTCTAGAAATAGTCTATTACTACCATCTTCTAACAGATATCCGTCTACTGAACTATTACCTAATAAATATTTGCCTATCATTAACCAACCTTTTTAACAATTAGGCATGTACCAGATTTTATTGTAATATTACCATTTGCAGCACTTTCTGCGCCAACAAATAATTGCAAAGTTCCTAAATCCGTTATGATTGCTGTTCCACTTATTCTATATAATAAATCAGAATTTATAGTATCAACACTAGCTTGTGGACCTAAAGTGGTATTTTTTGTTCTTGTGGTATTAACACAATATATGGCACCGGCAGCCCCACTTCTTTCTTGGTCTGACGATGAATTAGCCTGAGTATTTAAACTTCCCGGATGAAACATATTATAAATGAACATAGTTGTAGTACCAGTATGATTTACGGCAAGTTTTATACTTTGTGTTGTATTGGCAAACTGAGCACGGACATAATATTCAAATGTATACATTCCGGATGGAATTATTACATCCATTCCGGATACTCTTACCATAGACGTACTTGAAGTTGGTGATTCATCGTTTGATAATGAAACTAATATACCACTAGTATTTGTAAATATTGATATTTGTGAAAGAGTTATCTTTTCCGATATTCCGGATGATTCTATAGCAAATTCATCTAAAGAAATACCAGAAGGTACTAAATCCAAAGAACTAATTGTTGGACCAGCCATATTATCCCACCTTAGTAAGAATTAAACACGTTCCTTGTTTTATCGTTATTAGATTTCCGGCAACTTCAGACGCCTGATACAATTCTAGCGTGCCAGCTACTGTAACAACAGCCAATCCCGTTATTCTAAACATTATATCTGCATTAATACTATCTACACTTACTTCTGGTCCAAGTAATGTATTGACTGTTCTTGTTGCTTGAAATGCCCATATTTGACCAGTAGTAGTATTTGCTTCTTGATCTATAGCACCAGTAGATGCAGTTACACCAGCATCCGGAAAAAATAAATTATACATAAAACTAGTTGTAGTTCCTGTATGATTTACGGCAAATTTAGGACTATTGCTCGCTTCTGCAAATTGTGCTCTTATATAATATTCAAAAACATATATGCCAGATCCAACAGTTACATCCATGCCAGATACTCTTACAGGAGTTGTTAGTCCATTTGCAACAGCATCATTTGAAAGTGAAATATGAACACCACTTATATTGGTAAATTGGGATATCTGATCTAATGTAATTTTTTTGGATGTACCACCATCGTTTATAGCAAATTCTTGCGATCCAATACCAGAGGCCGTTAAAGTTAAATTACTTATTTTTGTATCTGCCATATATCACCTTACCCCAAAGCATTCTTAGCATTACTGAATGCAAGAGCGGCGTCCGTACTTCCTGCCGATCTTTCTAATTCACTCAAAACATCAAATATAACACTTTTAGCTATATCTCTTGCAACAACCTGAAGTCTATCGCCTATACCATCTATTTCATCTGGAATACCAGTGATATTTACATTAACTTGTTGAACCGCATCCAAAGTTAAATTAACACCTTTTGCCAAAGCATCTTCTGTTTTAGATAATTGATTAGAAAGATTAGAAATATTGGTATTTGCATCTGCTAATACTTCAGAATTCTTATTTGTTGCTTCTTGCACATCATTAAGTCCATCTATTTTCACTTCTTGCGTCTTATCTTTTGAAACTATCTGTTCTTGGTTTTCTGTTTGCGTTTGAACAGCAGCAACTAATTCTGATATTTTTTCGCTTATAGTTTTTATAAAATCACTGGACGGAACATCTTGAGTGGCCTGTACCACAGCATTACCTATGTTGTCTGGCGAAACTTTTGACTGATCAATAAATGATTGCAAATTAGTTATTACAGAACCAAATAAATCAGAAAAAGTAATCAACGAAGCAGAGGCCGAATCTAAGTTTATAGCAGATGACTGTAAATTTGTAATATCTAATGGTTGTCCCAATTGTTCCACCGGATTCAACGGAATTTGTGGAGTATTATTAATTGGTGATAAAAATTGTTTTGCTTCTGGAGACAAATTAATAATTAATTTCGATTGTGTCTCTTGATCTAATGTTAATTTAAGATTTTTTTGAATATCTTCTACTGAAGTTCCAAGAAAAGCCAACGGATTTGTTGCTATATTTGGATTATTAACATTATTTACTGCTATTTGAGCTATTGTATTTTTTATAGCTTCGGTAAATTGGCCCTGATCAAATGGTGCTCTAGATACATTGGCTGCATCATCTAAAAATTGTGTTCCCAAAATAGAATCAGATACAAATTTTGAAAATAATCCTATTGCAGTTCCTGCATCGACTATATTTTGAGAAAAATTTCTTTGATTTTCTAATTGACTTTGGAAAATATCTTGAACTTCATTTTTCAATAAATTGGATTCTGTTGTATTAGTTTGTGGTAAAAACCTAATATTTGATTCATTTTGTTGTAAGTTGCTGAAACCCTTTATTATAGTGGCTTCAAATTTATCGACACTTTTACTAAATTTTACATTAGCTGATTCAAATATCCTACTTGATTCTGTCGCTGCATCTAATTCTGTTAGCTTTGCTGCAACACCAGATATTTCTTTTATTGTATCTAATTGATCTTTAACCTGTTTGGCCTGAAGTGTATCTACATCATCCCCTCCTATTTTTGAAGCAGCTATATCAGATATTTTTCCAACTTCTGCAAATGCCTTTTTAATTTCTCTTACTTTAATAGACGCTTCTGTAAATTGATCTGTTAATTGGCCAATATTAGATGCATTTTCTTTAGTGGCTTGTCTTAATTCTGCTTCTAATTTATTTCTTTCTTCAATTGCCGGAGCTAATTCTTGAAAAAGTAATTTAGAAATAACTAAGCCCTGATCTATTCTGCTTATAGCATCTTGTGCTTCATCTATATTATCAGACACCCTTAGTCCAGTTATTCCCAACCCCTCTAACGTATCACTTAATGATTGCAATATAGTTGCCGGTCTAACAGATTCAGATGTTATTATTTGTGCTTCTAAATCTCTTGCTTTGTTTTGTGCATTGGATAATCTTAATTGTGCTTCTATTAAACCCTGAACCTGTTCTACAACTTGATTACTAACATCACCAAATCCACCAAGTGCATTTTTTATAATATTCTTTAATTTATCTGGATCTATACCAATTTGACTGTTTATTAAGGATTGTTCTATTTCCGATGATATTAAACCAGCAGACGATCTTATGGCATCCTGTGCCTCTGGCGGTAAACCTTCTGATTTAGATAAGAATTCATTAACAAAATTATTTATTATATCAGAAGCAGAAATTCCACCTATACCAACTTGTTTTTCTATATCGCCTAAAGAAATTATTAAAGAATTTGTGAAATCCGATATAGCCCTTTGGGTTACAAGAATTTTTTGTGTTGCCGTATCTAATGTATCAAATCCTGTACCCAAATCCAAATTACCAGATTCTATAGATCTCCTAACAGCTTCTGGAGTAACCGTAGTAGATATTTGTGGTGTTTCTATTTTTCCTATTGTTGAAGTTAAACTATCAAAAGAAGATATTGATGAATCTATTGATTCTACTGTTTTACTAATAACATTTGATAATCTTGTTAATTCTGACCCCAATGCTTGTGGCAATATTATACTTCTTAAATTTTCGGCTATTCTTTTTGTTGAATCTACAATTAATTTTTCGGCAGCATCTCTTTCGGCTTGCAGTCTCAGATCCGGTATTACCTTAAATCCACCAATAGATTGTATAATTCTTTCTCTTATTTTAACAGATAAAGCCTTTACATCTATTATATTACTAAATGGCTCTAAAGTTTTTTCTATTTTACCTTCTAATCCGGACTGAAAATTTGTTCCAAATTCTGTTATAGATTCTTTTACTATATCGGACAATAATTTTGGATTATCTCCTATTATTTGTTTTATTATTTTATCTGCATCAGAATTTGTTATAGTAACATTACCTTTTATTTCATTTGATAAATCTAATCCTAAACCTTTGGATATATCTCCGGTAAAAATTGATTTTAGTCTTTCTGAAAATGTTTTAGCGACACCCTTAAATGTATTTGGATCAAATTCATCAGCAATAGAAGAAAATGTAGATGCTAGTGGACCGGTTATTTTAGAAATAGCATTCTCTAAACCGAATTTATCTCCAGATTGTATATCTACATTTAATGAATTTATTTCTTTTTCTGCTTTAGAAACTAATTCGTCTATATTTACAGACGTTTGACTTGTTATAGCATTAACAGCACCTATTCCTAATGCGCTGATACCAAGTAGTTTTCCGCCTAAAGCACCAAGACCTTTAAATAATCCGGTAATAGATTGACCAGTTAAAATTGATGCAAGACCCAAAAGTGTTGTTGCTGTTTGTAAAGCACCAGATCCTAATTTTACTATACTGTTGTCTGTTTTTTCAAAACTATCAGATAATTTACCAGCTATTAAATTTAATCCTAACAACGCTCCTAATTGACCAATTTGTGAACCAATTATAGCTCCTGCACCAGAAACAGTTCTTGCGCCAGCACCTCCTACTGGAATAACATTTTGTCCAGGTCCAGCAACAGATCTTGCGCCATTACCAAAAAATCCGCCAAGTTGTGGAAGACCACCAAGACTTATAGAAGATAAGGATGTAGCCAATCCCTTAACAGCAGACGCAGCAACTCCAAATACTTTAAGTCCAGCAGCAATACTAATTAATTGAACAAATAATGGTAATACTGGTTTTATAGCATCTAATACAGTTACTAATGCATTACCTAATGTTAAAGCACCTTCTATAAATGGTACGAAAATTGGTTCTGCTAAAGACTGTGCTAATTCATTAAATCTAGCAACTAATAAATCTATCTGTGTACTTATTTTTTCTAGACCTTTAGCAGCACTCTCCGATACGGCACCAGCAGACGCCCTAGAAACCGCTAAAACATTTTGTGTTAAATCTGGATTTTGTAATCCTGCGAATACTCTACCTATATTTCTTAAGCCGCCTAACTGTGTACCTATTGCAGCCTGTTGTTCTTTACTTGATTGATTAAATACTTCTCCTACATTTTTAAATATATCTATAAGACCAAGAAGTTCACCCTTTTGATCCCTAACAGACACACCTATACTTTCTAAAAATGTTAGTGTTGCTGGTTGTGCTAGTCTTGTACTAATAGTCTTTAATGATGTCGCAATAGCTTCAGCACTTTCTCTGGTAGTAGCCCTTATTGTAGTAAAAATAGCCAAAAATTCATCAAGATCTCCACCCAATGCAGAAAATGTACCACCAGCACGTCTCAAACCTTCAATTAAGTCGGCAGATTCAACGGCGAATCTATCTGCTACTCTAGTTAATTTATCAAGAACATCTATTGGTTCTAATCCGGCTTTACCAAATTGACTTAATGAAGCTATTATACCTTCTGTAGCCTGATTTATATCTTTGAATGTTGGCAGTAATGGAACTTTTGATAATGGCTCTAAGAATTTAGCAAAATCTTGTGGTCCACTAAGAAAACCGGCTTGAGCTAAGGTTAGTGCCGATTCAGATATTTGTTTTATAGATGTTCCTGTATCTACAGACAATCTTATTATTTCTTTTCTAAGAGCATCTATATCTTCTTGCGGCTGTCTTAAAACTTGACTCAATTTTATCATAGCCGCATCTAATTCTATGATAGATTGTGTAGCCTGTCCTATAACAGCAAGACCAGCAAATGGAATAGCGGTTGCTATAACGAATGCAGAATATCTGGCACCTGCTAATGCCACTCTATTTGCGTAGTTGTCGAATAAACTAGCACCACTACGAATAGCAGCATTGCTAGCAGTAGTTGTGGCTACTGATTTTATTTGTGCAGAACTGACATTATTTAATGCTACTGCGGCGGTTGCGGCAGCTTTTGCTGTAGAACCTAATGCAGCATTTGTTTGGTTAACACCCTGTGCTCCAACATTAACCTGTGCAGAAGAACCGGCAACTGAAGATAGTTGTTGTTTAACATTATTTAAACCAAGTATTTCCTGTATTTGTAAGTTAACATCAAGAACAAATGGTTGTGCCATAACGATACCTCTAAATTTCTATTTGTTCGCCGGTTTCATCATCTATAAATGGTTTTGGTTCAATAATATAAAAGTCACCATTTTTATCTATCAAATTACCATTTTTATCTATTAAATCACCATTTTCATTTATATATCTATTTTCTTCATTAATTCTACGGCCATCCTTGTCGGTGAACTCGCCTTTGCTATTTATATATCTTCCCATATCGTCAACAAATCCTGCTTTTTTCAACCATTGAATTTCAAATAAATTAGACTTTATATCATCTTGTAATCCATACAACATTTTAGCAAGTATTGTTGCGCCACCTATAGCAGCGGGTTCCGAACTTTTATCAATATAATCATCCAAACTTTTAAAATATGGTTCATTGGTAGGATCTATTAATATACATTTACTTGCAAGAAAATTAAATCTATGATTTTCTGCAACAGATTCTACGGTCAAAGAATCATATTGCTGTCTCTTATTATATAATTTAATCATATTGTTTCTTAATTCTGACATTTTTATTGCCAATTGTTTACCTTCTGATTTTTTTAATCCCCCTTTTTTAAGCATCAATTCACACGCCCTAATTTCAAGACCTAATTTTTCCATAGTGAGTGCATCATCTTTTGTCCATATGCCCAATTTATTCAAATGAGATTCTAATTCTGATCTCATCAATAATCTTTCATCTGTTTTCATAGCTTGTCTAATTAATGATGACATTTTATAATTATATTGGAGATTGGCGTCTTGTATAATCTTATGATTTGGATACATTACAACAAGACATATATCGTTACCATTATCATTACAAGAAAATTTTTCCTTAATTTGTTCCATTTTTATCTCCTTTATTTCCGACGAAAGTTATAGTATATCCTTTAAAATCAATATTATGCAAATCAATTTCAGATTCAAAACCCCTTAATTGATTATTTCCTTTATCTAGAATATCTCTTCTTACCTGTTCCCATCTTACTCTATTAGCCCTCTGCACATCTGTTAATTTTTCGTCTGGCAATCCATGACCCCACAATTCTTGACCCCAAACCTTTTCAAATTCTGATATAGCAAAAATAAAACATGTAGTAAACTTTTTCTTTGCTATAGATTTAAGTCTATTTTTTATATATTCTAAAAATTTTATTTCTGATTCTCTTTTTTGTATTTTCTTAAGATTATATAATTTTTCAGCAGAATTATTTTCCTCTACCATTATTTTTTTCCTTTCGCAATAGATTGCTTACTAAATTGTATCCTGATTTCTTCTTTACCTTCTGGGGTATCCTGTTCTTTTATTTCACCTTTTTCTGTTAATATTTTTTGTTTTGCTTTTATTTTTATTCTAGAAGATGCATCGTTCATACTATATACATCTTTGGAAGATGCGTTGTCTGTAACAATAAATGTTTCTTTTCTTCCCGGCTTATTATTGTCATTAATAATATTATTTATATTATTTTTATTAGATTGAGCCTCCATTTTATCTGATTGTCTAATAAACCAAGAATCCAATAGGTCGTCGTCGTCTATTATTTTGTTTGATGGTCTATCTGATGATTCTGATATATTATCATAAACTTTAGACCAATATACCAAACCCCTCTGATTGTCTGTCCACTGCATTGGCGGTATATCAAATATATTCATTTCTTTACTTGTTGTCCATATCATTTTCCAATAATTAGATCTTGCTAAGAACCTCAATGTTTTAGAACCAATTCTTGATTCTTCAAAAAATAATCTACACAACCTATTTATTAACGACAAATCTTGATAATTTTCAAAATCAAAATCATTTTGCCATAATGGTTTATCGTCTAACGTATAAACTATTTTAGATATTAGATATCTTTGTTGTTGCATTATACTGTAATTTTCTGCACTATTTATCATTAACTTATTTTTTTCGTCTATTAACTTATAAAGTGTTTTTTCCGCTTTTCTAAGCATAAGTCTTGCTTGTTCAAGTTTTTTGTTATTTAATATGAAATCAAGTAATCCCTTCGTTATCTTATGTATATCATCTTTTATGGATTCTATTTTTATATTATTTTCTACAGACCATTGGCCAGTTTCCACGAGCCAACACATCAATTCCTTTTCGGTTAGAATATCCATTATAATAGCATTATTATATTCGTTTTCATAAATAAAAGTAGAGTTGGCTTTATTTATATCGGTTGGTGGATAAAGTAGTAATTTAATTATAGAATTATCTATTAATTTTTGTTCTGTAAGTATTTTACCACAAGATATTTTATAAATCATTCTTTCTACTTGAAATGAATCCATATTTTATTCCCAACACAATAAAAGTGCCGAAAATCCTAAAGCTATCCTATTTAGATTTATACACAATTAAAATACCCCCCGTTATTTTAGCTTATCTTAGGTGGTCTAAGATAGAGGCTCGGAGGGTCTACTGACTTTTTATATACAATATGTTATTATTCTATTATTTTATATTCTTTTTTATTTATTATTTCAACCTTTTTAATTAATGATAATTTTTCCTCGAAACAATCGTCACAAATACAGGCTATGTATTTATAATTTTCATGATCAAGAAGATTCTCTATTTGATCATATCTTGAGCCATATCCAAAACCTATTTCCGCTGTCCCACCCTCTATATTTGGATGCACCCCTGAATTATCATACTTATCATCGTCAGAACATAAACAAATATTTATTAACCGCTTACCGCATATTATACAAAACCAATCGTTATTCCATAAAGTTTTTTTCATCTATCTTTTCCTTTTAATCGGTTTAGTCAAAGATTTTTCTATACTCCAATTTAATTTAGATAATCTTAACCATAAAATTTTTGGACTTATATTATACTCTTCTGCCCAAGCTGATAAACATTGTATTCTACCATTGTAACATATTAATCTATTATGTCTAGTATTTCTTGCTTGTTCAACTCTAGTAGCCCATTTACAATTATTCAATTCATAATTACCGTCATTGTTTATTCTTTCTAGAGTCATTCCGTTTTTAGGGATACCAATATCTTTAAGAAAATTTTCAAATTTTAGCCATCGTTCGCAAACTTTGATTCCTCTTCCTCCATAATTTTTATAATCTTTATTGTTCTGATTTGTGCATCTTTGAATCATAGTATACCAAATATTATTAATATTAGTCTTTGAATGTCCGTGAGTTGTAAAGTTTATCTTGCAATTGTTAATTCTAGTTTCGGTGTTTAGACATCCACAGCTTTTAGTATGGCCATTTCTAAGACTATCTTGCCTAACCAAAATGTAATTTCCACAATCGCATTTACATAACCATTTTACTCTATTATTATTTATTCGTTCTATGGGCGTTAATCTACTAAATCTTTGTCCTGTTAAGTTTAACATGTCAAGTGGCTATTTTCGATATATGTGGCGGTTTTTTCATCGGAGGAAATTGTTCATAAATTTCTCTTTTTGATAGTTTTCCTAATTGCCTTAACCATTTATCTTCAGATTCTGGACTCCAAGGATTTGGCGAATTTATTGATTCTAATATATTTTTGTCTATTTTAGTTTTCTTTTTCATTTACAATTCTCTCTATAATTTCTCCAAACTTCTTTTCTAAATTCTTTATCAGAAATAAATGATAAAGCATCTCTTAGCGCCATTTTTCTTCCGGTAGATTTACTAAAATTATCTGGGGGTCTACATACAGACACCCCTATAGATACTTCATTATCATTTCTAATTATTTTTGCCGCAGTACACCTTCTACCATATTCGTCATGTATTTTGAATCCTTCAAAAAGCATATCTTCTTCTGATACGGTATCGTAAAAAAATACTATTTCTACTTTTTCATTATTGTATTCGAATCTAATTGCCATTTCCTTCCTCCATAATTCCTGTAACAAGCCATTTTAAATGTTTAGGATTAATATCTTCAAAACTCAAATTTAATGATTGACAAACGATATCAATCCATTCACCAGATGTTTTATCATCATACCCCATCTTTTTTAATACAGGAATGACAGGGGTTATTAATGTTTCATCGGATGAAAAGCCTCTTTCGTTTATTGATATTAACAGACTCGTATCTATACCATTCTCTATAGCCTTTGATAATGTTTTTTTTGCAGCTTCAAAAAAATCTTCTGCATCAACAATATTATTAAAGCTTGCGGTGGTGCAATAGAATTTAGGCATATGTAAATACCCCCTGTAAGTTGCGATAAAATCCTTTATAATCTAAACCATAGCCAATTACAAATTCATCCGGTATATTAAACCCGATATAATCTGGTTTTATATCGGTTTTATTTTTATTCAATAAAAGTGCAAATTCTAAATTAGCTGGTCCTAAAGCCATTATTGTTTTTTCTATCATATTAATTGTATTACCAGTATCAAGAATATCATCTACCACTATTACATTGGCATTCTTTATATTACATGATGATAACTCTTTTAACGGACTACTAATAGACCTAGATTTATACACTCCGTCATAAGTCTTTATTTTGACAGTAAATATTTCTAACTTGGTTTCAATATTCTTTATTAGATCGAATAGAAATGGGCCAGCCCCATCCATCACACCTATTAATACTAATCTATTCAAATCCGACGTATATTTGTCAGAAATTTCTTTTCCTATTTCCTTTATCCTGTTATCTATTTCTTCTATAGATATCAATGGTTTTATTCTGTCAGACCACAATTCGTTGAGCATGTATGATATTTCCTATCTAATCTAACCAAACATTGAAATAATTGTTCAAAAGTTTCACCAGTTATATATCCTTGATTCATTTGAAAATGGAAATAAAAAAATAGTTCATTCCAAGCAGAATCTTGCATGTCCCTTTCTTGATTTTTATATATAACTTTGTCGCAATCAACGCATCTCATACATCACTCCTTAAATCAGAAATAGCCCACCTTTCGGTGGGCCATCTCTGTGGTTACTTTTGTTTCTTTTAATTATTCGGGTTGCGTTTGTGACGGAACATCAACGCCAAATCCAAAATCAAAAACTCTTGGTTGACGATCTTCTAAACGTGCATCGCCACCCAATGTTACAACGCCAAGGGTTACTGAACGATGACCATTTTCTGGATTAACAGAAAAACCACGATATGCATGCGCTTCTGTTCTCACATCTAGTCTGCCACGACCAACCTTAGCCGTAGTAATTGAAGCACAACCAGCTATACACGAAAGGATTAGACCAACGCCCAAAATACTAACGATACGATTCATTTTGTTTCTCCTAAAAGTTAAAGTTTCCACCATATTATACCCAATTTTTACGATTTTGTTTCTAAATTATTTAAATAATTTGCAATAATGTCACAATGACAAGCTTTGGGCTTACAAAAACAACCCAACACTTTACCTTTTAAAGCTAAAATTCTTTCTTTGAAATCCGGATCAGTCTCTAATCTTTTATAAAAATATTCTCTATAAGGTTCTATAGCAGACCCTCGTATTCCGTTTATTATACGAAATGGGTTCCCGAAATACCCATCTTTACCATGACCGGCACGACCGCAATATACATCATACGGTTCTTTCTTAAGGTTTACTACAGTTGTTTTCATGTTTACACCCGTTCCGTCGTATATTTACATCTTCTATATAAAACCAAACCATACAACCAACAAATGCTATTATAAATGGAGAAAAACATAATATAACATCCATTACTTCATACCTCTTTTATCGGCGTTTAAAACATTATCTGTATAACAATTGTCTTTTTTAACATTCTCTACAATAGGAAATATTTCTATGTCATGCTTAGAAACATAACCATAATCTTCTAAAGATCTAAATTCTGCAATTATAGATTCACCATTTTGTAATTTTTCTATTTGTTCTTTTGTTAAATATAAAGTATCATATACCATAAATCGTTTCCTATATCCACAAATCTTTAAAATATTTACCAAATAAATTAAAACCTTTTTGAACTCTTTTATAATCTATCTCCTGAATATCTTCATCCCATTGCCTTACTTCGCAGTCAAATGCATAAATCATATGATCCAATATATTTTTCCATTTTTGCATAGTTAAACCATGAGGGTGGCAAAAAGTAGTTTCTTTAAAAAGTTTCAATCTTGGTAATATAAATTTAGCCATAGTATAATCAAGATTAAAAATATCTATACTTTTAAATCCATATTTTCGTCTAAAGTTTAATTCTCTAAATAATTTTTTAAGTTTGCTAAAAAACATAGTAACAATACATATTGGACAAAATTGTTCTTCACAATATTTCATAAAATCTCCAAAAAAAATAGGGCTAAAGGCGGTTTTAGATTCACGACTAGAAAGGAGGTGATTTTTATCTGCTCAGTAGCCCCATACATATTATACGTTCGGCTCTAATTTTTGTTCTTGATGAGGACAGATTCCGTTATTTTTAGCACGACCGCAGTTACAATTATAGCAGGCTACTTGAAACATGTTTTCTGGAAAATTATTATTTATTATCCATCTACATATTTCTTTGTTAATATCTTTTCTATGTTTATAGCCATCATTATTTATATGATCAATTGTTAAGAATTTAATTTTTGTTTCACCACAACAAAAGCATTTTCCACCATAATGGTTTATAACTCTTTCTTTTTGTGATCTTCTTGATTTATAACCATTTTTACTATTGATATCTTTACATACAGAACATAGAGTCCCATCTATATCTTTTTCACTACCACAATGAGTGCATAAATTTAAAATTTTTAATTCATCATATTTTTTCTTATCTTTGGACTTCATATATTTTTGACATTCATTACAATGCACAGAATCCGTTTCTTTAGAGCCGCCACACCTTACGCAAATGTTTGATTCTTGCCTTTCTGTATATAAAGATTTGTTGTATTTATTAGAATATTGGGCAGCTTTTTTACCACAAAATTCACAACTTTTCATACCGTCTCTTGCTGGTTTTCCGCAACGTAAACATGAATTATTATTTCTTAATTTTTCTCTTCTTTTTTCGCTTTTAGTTTTAGATTTATCTAAATGATATTGACATAAGCTTCTTCCTTCTACAACTTTAACTCCGCATCTAATACAAAGACCAGCCAATCTTCTTGCTTCTATAGTTTCTTTTTTCATAGCATCACCGCTTTATTATACTATAGAAGTTTAGTTTTGTTCCAATTAAAATAAAAAAAGCTAAGATTTCTCTTAGCTTTCCTTATTTATTATGTTTTACTTTATATTTTACAGACCTGCGGGGTCTTGATCTTGAGTGACAGTTAAAGAATTAAAGTTTGAATAATTGTAAGAAACTTGAACATTGCCGCCCGTCGCATCTCCACCACCATAAGTTACACTTGATAACTTATTTCTTGTTCCAAGATTAAATTTTGTACTATCGTTTAGATAAATTACTATTTGTTGATCGGTAAGATTAGTTCCTCCTGGCGGATCAGCTAAAGCATCTACTAAATCGCCTTCGCTTGATGTAACGTTTATAGCACAAGTAACTTCAACCGGGAAGGTAACAAACCTATGATATGGCCCACGACGACCCAACTCAAATAATTCATCTCTACCCAAATCTGTAGAAATAGTTACCGTTTGAATATGTGCATTGAATACACCATTTACATCAAGATTAAATCCGCTTGGATCAATACCAGGAATATCTAGCGGCCAAATACTTCCACTAGCTCCAGAACCCATTATAACGTCTTCTCGTCTTTGAACACCACTAGCAGCGAACGGAGAATCTGTACCATCAAATCCTACTGGTGTAAATCCATTACCACTTGCATACCATACTTTATCATTACCAACTAATGTAATATCTTCGGTGCAGTTTCCATCTATATTAAGTGTGTATGTTAAAGACGAAACATACATACCGGACATACCAACCATTTGCAATGGTGTACCGGAAGCGTTATCGAAAGTATCGGGATAAATGTTTAATGCTACATAGCATCGTTCATTTGAACGTCCAACAAGAGTTGGTGATACAGCCAAAGGCGTAGCAAGATGATATAGCAAAGGATACCCGTCAAGAACCTTTTGCGCTGTAAGTTCTATAGCGGGAATACCTTCTATATTCTCGTAAAGTTCCAATTGACCAAGTTCGAATACCTGTTCCAAATTGAATGTAGTATTTATACTTACACTCTGAACACCATGAACGGTATTAAAACCAGAAGGAGCGCCTCCAGAAGCCGAAACATCATGCGGTGCTATACCCAAACCTTGAATTGCGTAAAATATGCGATTATTTGCCATTATTTAACTCCATTAAATTTACCGTAAAATACCTTATCCAATATAATTTATACACAAAATTATACGGTATTTATATGCCTCCAAAATCAATTTCTACTTTATATTTTACAATAGCCCTAAAAAGCTTTGTATTTAAGGAATTCAATTTTTTACACGACCCCTCAAGTATTCTTAATTTTTTATAAGGATACTGATCCATCAAATCAATCCAATTGGTTGCTCCCAATACAATATCGCCATATTGGTCAAATGGTAATTGAATATTATTAAGATCAAACATTATAAAAGCAGAACGATTATTATAATCTAACCAATCCATTAAAAGATTTCTATCATAAGAATTATCAGCAAAAATATGTAATGTTATTATTCTTGTTTTTATTTGACCACCACCAAGCTGTAATCCACGACCATCACCAGAATCAACTGATATAAAAATTGATGGAAGCCATATTTGATGATCTTTTGATGGTGTACCCGATGGAACGGTATCTGTTAGAAATTCTTCAACCGAATTCAACATAAGAGTTTGAAATTCTTCAGAATCGGCAAATCCAACATAAACAGATCTAGATGTATATTCAGTCCTAATATCATCGTCGGGATTTTGACTTTCTTCAAATATAATTCTTCCATGTCTATAATCTGTATGATGTCTATACTGTCCTACATCAGAGGATGGGATAAAAGTTCCATTAACATACACGCCGGATACCCTGAATGGAACAATCCCACCACTCATTGGTGTTACGCCAGATTCCCAAACCCATTCTCTACCAACACCATTCCATACACAGTTTATAGGATATCTTTCATCTACAACCGGATAAAGTTTGGATTCATTTTCAGCAAAATAACTATCCTGATCATATAAATACAAATTATATCCACCATGATGAAGTAATCCCCAATCTATCCATGCTTTTATATTATATAATAATTGATCAGTTAATTCGTAACCGCCATAACCACCAACACCAATTCCTTTTAAAGTAAGTGACATTATATTATCCTCTCTATTAATATTTCTGCTGCTCTTTGAGCTACATTTGGTTGTCCTATTGCAAATTCAATG